TCAACCGTGTCCTGAATCGACATATCTTCAAGGTCAGAAAGACGCTTGACAGCAGTGTGAAGACCGTTATCAATAACAACCGTCTTGATAGGCTGTTCGTCAGTCTCGTCAGATTGGGACATTCCATTATAGAGTCTTTCGCATAATCCTATAAAACTATCGCCCTATAATCCTAACAGTCGGAACAACCGAGTCAGGGGGCCTTCGCGCCGTTCCTTCGTCCGACGAGAACACTTGTTTCCGACGAATAACTCCCTGTTGCGGACGATTACGTGGGTATAGTAAACGTGGTCGTAGTCGTGAGTTACAGCCACTTCGCCGTCCCAATCGCATTGAGGACAGCCGTGTCTATTACCCCTACTGTGAGTAATATCGCTCTCGGCTTTCAGAGACTCGGGGTCGCCCATTATATCCATTCCACCTCGCCGTCTCGAACGAAGCAGTGGAACGTCAGCGGCGACCCCACACCGATACTCGGCTTGAGCGTCAGTTTCTCATGTGGGTCTTCGTTCGGGTTTTGCCACTCCCACACCGGGTGCTGGCTGAAGTTCTCCTTGTCCGGGTACGCCGCCCACGGCGCGTCGTCCTTTTCGACCGACCGGAACGGGAACTCGAACGATTTCCAGCCCTCTTCACAGTCGGGTTCCATCCGGTCAGGCCAGTAGAATCGGATTTGACCGTCGATAGGCACATCTTCGTTCAGCGCGCGGTGGTCGCGGAGTCCGCTCCGGTCTACGCCGACAGTGCTGTCGTCAGGGTCGGCTATCCGCTCGTCTTGGTAGTCCTGAATGTGATGGGGTGGCGTTCCGCCAGCCATGACCACGTAGAACTCCGTTTCGAGGTATTTGTCTTCAGTATCCATATCAGATTGCGTCCCACATTTCAGTCTGACCGGAGTCGATTTCCGCTTGAATCTGACCGGGCGAGACAGCGGATTCCGAACACCACATTTCAAACCCACAGAAGTAGCACTTTCCTTCCTCGGGGTCGGCTTCATAGGTGTCCGTCTGTTCGCTCTTGACGAGTTCGCGGGCGTAGCCCAGCATTTCGTTCCACGCTTCCTCGCCGGGCGTGACGGTGCGAACCTTCTCTTCTTTGAGATAGATGAACTTGATGTACTTCGGGAGTTCACCGTACTCGTTGTGGTAGCCGCCCATGTAGACGGCCCCCTGAATGATTTCGTCACGCTCGGTTTCGTCGCCCCGAATCGTGCCGGTCTTCCAGTCCCAAATGCCGTCCATCGTGGCAACGTCCATGAACCCGATAGCCGTCCGGTCAATACCGTCCAGATTGTAGTGACAGACAGCCTCTATATCTCGGAACTCTACGTCGTTGTCGGGCTTCGCCAGCCACTTGGCGGCCATTTCGAGACAGTCCAGTCCGTCCGACCGTTGCCGGTCGTCTATCAAGTCCATGTCGTACTCGCCGCTGTCTTCGAGTTCGTAGAACTCTTGCTTGAGACGGCTGGTCAGGGCGCTCTGGTTCTTTTCGTCCGGGCGCTCGGTCAGGACGTTTTCAATCGCTTCGTGGACGAGGGAACCGATTTCACCGTAGCCCTGTCGCATTTTCGTCGGCTGTTTGTCCGCCTTGTAGCGGAGTCGGTACTTCTCGGGACAGGACGCGTGCTTTTTGATTCGAGACGCGCTAATGTCGTAGTCTTTCCAAGGCATTAGTCTATCACTATGTTGTTATCTTCACCGTCAACCTCAATCCGAATCTCTACCCCGATAGGGAGATTGTCGATTACGACGCACGGGACGGACTCGGGTGCGGCGTACATCGTATCACAGACCATAACCAACTGGTCGGGTTCGGGGTGTGGCGAGACGAGACACTGGTACTTGATTCCGTTAACCCGAATAGTGGCTGGGTCATACTGACCGTCGTCGCCAGTAGGGCTATTGAAACGAACTTCGTCTTGAATCCAGTCGTGGACATGACCCTTCGTTTTCTGATTCATGAACAGGTAGGCGTCTTCGGGGTCGCCACCCTGTTCGTGCAACTGTCTACACCCGTCCATGAGCGTATCCACGAAACAGCCAGTGCCAGCGGCGTCCAGTTGCTTGTTTTCCGAAGCCTCGGCCACGTCGAAGAGCGCTTCCCACGTCTTGTGTTCTATCTTCTCCCGACGACGCTGGGTAGCGCTCTTCAGCAGGGACTCGGTAGCCAAATCTTCCAGTCCGAGTTGTTCCAAGTCGGGAACCGTCACCTGCTGGGTGTTGAACCCGATACTCTGTCTCGGGGGAACTCTCCCGTTCATGTTGAACGCTTCGTCGTTCGAGATTAGCACCTCTTTCGTGGGGATACTACCAATCCCACGTCCGGGGTCGAAATTCCCGTACAGCGAATCGTCGTCGCTCATTGGTACACCTCTACGTACCGCTCCCACGGAATCAGTTCAACTTCCTCGGGGTCAGGAACAGGAATCAATCGCTTCCGATTGCATTGGAAGTTCGGTTCCTTGTAGTTCCCGCTGATAATCGGACAATCACCGAGAATCGCACCCGTGGTGAATCCGACCAGTTCAGCCCGTTCCTCGTCTTGGTAGTAGTCCACCAAGAAGTACAGGTCAGCCCGAATGCCCTTCATTTGCTGAATGAGCAACGGGCCGCCGTCAGTCATTTGGGTAGCCTTCACATCAACGGTAAGCCAGTCACCCGTATCACCGAGTCGAATAACGAAATCGTATCCGTCGTCCAACTCACCTTCTTCGCTATACGGGAAATCGAAATCGTAGTATTGTGCGAAGGCTAATTCGCCAGCGACACCCGCTTCGTGAACTTCTTGCACTTCGTCGTATAGGTCGCTGTTGACCGCGACCGTCGATTGCCGTGCATTATCCATATCCGACAAGTCTTCGTTGTCGTTCTTCGCTCGGGTTCGGAACAGCCCCCACTTCGCAATCAACCCCATGTCGGACTCGTCAAATTCGACTACAGGCGTAGATTCCGCTATCTCTACCGAACACTTCTCTCTGTCCGGTTCGGGCCACTCTCGTTCTTTTATCTGGTAGTCTTCCGGTGGTGGGGTGTATTCCATTATGCTATCACCGCTTGAGACAGCCAGTAGAACGCCGCTCCGTCCAGTAGAAGCGGGCCGAGGGTCAAGTACAGTGGAAGGGCATCGTCCGGTTCCAGTTCCTCGAACTCGGCTTCGGCGGCGAAGATTTGCGAGATTGAATACCACATGACAGCGGTCGCTATCATGAGTCTGACCCCGCGAAACGACAGTCCGGGTTAACAGGCTCTTCGACCAGTGATACCGCTATCAACTCAAGGTCGGTCAGTACGTAGGCGTCGTCTTGACTCATTTTAGACCTATTCGCTCTCGTTCTTCGGCTGGCATTTCTTTCAGGTCTTCGAGGGCCTGACTCCACATTTCCTGTACGGCTTCGAGCGCGTCGTCGCTCTCTTCGGCCTGTGCGAAGACGTGAAGTTCACCAGCGGCCATTTCCATTTGGCTGGGTTCTTCGCACACCTCGTCGTCTTCGTCCGACATTATTCCTCGCTGTAGTTTGGAAGCGACAGGTGGTACGCGATATGTACGTCGGACAGCAGGGAGTGAAGTTGGACGTGCGGGTTCGCTCCTTGCATGACTCGCCAGTCGCACTCGGCTATCTTGTCGATACACTTCGCACGGGCGTCAGCGGGCATATCCAGCGTCTTGACGACGCGAAGAGCGGTGTCGATGAACTTCTGTTCCGAGACACCCGCCTTCAGTACGTCCACGTCCAGCGTCCGCATAGCGTCGTCCAGATTGCCAGCAATCGCGTCTTCGAGGATTGCGCGAACCTCGTCGTACCCGACCGCTCCGGCAATCGACTGTACGCCTTCAGCAGTGAGTTCTCCGTCCAACACGCACGACTGAAGCGTGTTGATTGCCTTCCGGGCGTCACCGCCCGCTTCCTGAACGAGTGCGTCTATGGCTTCGTCAGACGCCTCAATACCTTCCTGTGCGATTACGTTCGCAACGACCTGACGAATGCCGTCGTCCCCGAGTCTGTCCATGCGATACATGGCACACCGTGACTGAATCGGGGCGATAATCTTGTTGGGGTAGTTACAGGACAGGATGAACCGCGTCTTGTCGCTGTAGTCTTCCATGACCCGCCGCATTGCTGACTGGGCGTCTTTCGTGGTGCTGTCAACTTCGTCAAGGAACACGATTTTGAAATCGTAGCCCCCAACGGTGTCAGTGCGAGCGAACGACTTGATTCGGTCACGAACCGTGTCGATACCACGCTCGTCACTGGCGTTCAGCGACAGCATATTGCTCCGCCAGTCGTCACCGTAAATCTCTTTGGCGAGTGCGGTAGTCATGGCGGTCTTCCCGGTTCCCTGTGGGCCAGCAAGCATGATATTCGGCATTTCAGCGTCGGAACTGAAATCCTTCATGCGGGCGACAATATCCTCATTGCCGACTATCTGGTCAAGGTTCGAGGGGCGGTACTTCTCTACCCAAATCGCGTCTGAAACAGTCATTTGAATCCGATTATAGTTTTATAGTCTACTGACTTAATGTCTTCGGGTGATAGTTCGCCAGTACCCATATCAGCGGTGCGGTTCCATTTCTCGCATGGTCTTCCCGCCGTTCGCTTCGACGTTGGTTCCGTACTCCGCCATGAGAGCGATATTCTCTGTGTAGTCCAGAGACGCGTCCACTTTACTCGTCCAGTCGGGAACCTCGTAGTACATGGCCGCGCCCTTGACCGCTTGCCAGCGGACGACGTTCCACTTCGTGTTCTGATTCCCCATCGGGAGTCGGTCGATTTCGTGGTCGGTCAAGGTTGCTTGACCCGTCTTCGCCGGGCGTCCACAGCAGGGACAGGCGGTCGAACTCATTTCCATTCCACCTTTCCCCCCGACCAACCGAACGTCGGACACTGTTCCGCGTCGTCTACTTGTGGGTCTTTACCGTCTTCGTCCACCGTACAGAGGCCCTTCCGACGAATGCTCGCGCACGTCATGTCGGAGTACCCCCGGCGGTAGATTTGGTCGATTTGGTGCTTGCTTGTCTCATAGTCGTAATCAACCCAGCCGATTCGCTGAATGATTTCGTGTAGTTCCTCTTTCGAGAACCCGAGATTGAACATCAACACGGCGAAGTTCTGTCGAATCCGGTGGTCGGGTTCCGGTTGCTGAACGCGCTCGTACATACAGGGCATTTTCAGCCATTCCTGTAGGAAGAACTCAAGCAGGGTGTCGTCGTCACCGTCACCAAGTACGGAGTCGCCCACTTCCTGCTGTTCCGCCTGCTGTTCTTCCGAGAAATCCGTAACGTAGTGGTCGTGGATTTCCATTTCCGGGCGCTCGTCTTCACCTATGTCCGGGTCTATATCTCGCTCCGTCCGCGCCATTTCGAGCGCTTCACTCGGGGAGATACCGTCCGCTAACTCTTTCCGCGTCAGCGGAATCGTAAACACCGAGCATGGCCGCACGTTCGCACCGCCGTTGGTGATTTCGATTCGTTCGATGTTCGGGATACGGACGATTTTCTTCTGGTCGCCGTTCAGCCCGACTTTCGGGTCAGCCGTCCCGAGGTTCAGGTCGCCCACGTACTTCCGGGCGGTCGTGCCGAGTTTCTTTTTCAGGTCTTCGTTCGTCTCTTCGTACAGTAGGTGAACGTGCATACCCATTCCCGAGAATACCCCTATCAGGGGAACCTCGTCTTCTATCGCACGTTGGGCCAACTCGCTGGCGTCCTGAAACACCTCTCCCAGCACGTCGTTGGCTATTCGGTCGTCACTCCGCATACGCGCCACAATCTCGTCGTCCGGGGGCTTCTCGCCCTCGAACATAGGCCAGTCCGGTTTCGCTGGCGTGTCAAAATCAAGCGTCACTTTGTCCAGTTTGATGTTACCCCCGATTGGACGCCATGACACGGACGCGTAGGCATTTCTCGAACCGTTTACGGCGTCGGTGAACACGTCGAACTCTCCGGCGGAGTGAACAACGAACTGTCGTAGCCCCCCGAAATCTTGCGTTACACCGACCGCTCTCGGGAACGTTCCGAAGAGCGCGTTAGTTGCTTTGTCCATTGTGTGTCAATTCGGTCAGTTTAATCGTATGTGAATATTGCGTATCACCTTATTAAAGTGTGAGAGTCAGTTCTACGACACGTTGGCGATAACGTGGCGAAGGGTTACTCCGTCACGTTCCTGAACCACAGCAAGGGGAGCGCCCCCGGAAGCGGTCTGTAGTCGAACGTCGCCGCCGAGCGTGTCGAAGACAGGCTCGAATCCTTGGTGGTAGTTGTTGTGAACCTCGGAGTCGGACGTAACTGACGTGGCGCTCATTTCACCCCACACAGCGTTCCGACCGGTGTCACGGCCAATGTCCAGCGCGAACTCGTACTCGCCACTCCCGTCGAACTCTTCACCTTCACCTTCTACTTCCGCTTCGACATTCTCCCCTTCAACAGTAGCCGAATCTACCTCTTCGACCGTAATCGGGAAGAACTCTGTCTCGGAGTCGTAGTTGACGATTTCGATTAGCCGCTGAATCTGTTCCACGTCGGTTTCGATGTTCGTTTCCAACGCCCCGCTCTTGCCTTGGAAATTGTTCTCGTCGTCAAACCGGTCGAACATGGCGTTGACCGGTACGTCGTCCAGAATCGACTCGCTGGCCGGGAGCATGACGCGGGTGTTCAGCGCCCCGGTCACTTCCAGCACGGACGCGAGTTTACTGTCGGGTTCGCCCCGGAAGGCGAGTTCCACTTCACCGCCGTCAGACGCGAAATCGAGGTAGTTCAGGAAATCCGCCACGTTGACGATTGCCTGTGCCGAGTCCGCGTCGTCTTCAGTTACGTCAATCTCCGACAGCGCGTCGTCGGTGAACGTACAGTAGGTCAACAGAGTGTTACCGTCGCTGGCAACAACCGTGTCCACCTGACCGGGCGTGACGGAGAGATATACGTCGCTGTGGAAGGGGTCGCCCCGACCAGCCAGCGCCGTGTGCGTGATAATCTCCCGAATGCGTTGCGAGGGGCCGCGAATCGTACCGAGTTCTTGTTCACTCATTTTCAGTTTCCGTGTCTTCGATGTACCGCTCTTCGACCATGCCAGTACCCCTATTGTAGAGCGTGTCAAGCAACTCGTCAGCCGAGACGACCTGCTTCATTTGCTCTCGGTAGAGGTAGTATTCGACTACTCTATACGCCGGAACGCCGTCGCCAGCCAGTGCGAAAATCCGGTCATGGATTTCCGGGGTGACGCCAATCGAAACCTTCTCTTCGTTCTCAAGCCGTTCGTCGGCCTCTTCGGGGAGAATCCTACCCAGCACGTCGGAGTGGGTCTGACCCCCTTGCTTGAGTTCGTTCAAGCGAGAGCGGGAAGATTCCGTTACGCGAACTCTTTCGTCCATGAGTTCACTCGTCGTCTTTCTGGAACTTGGGGTTCCCTTCGTGGATACTCACACCCTTCGCACCGGCGAGGGCGCTCATAGACCGACCACCATTCTCGGCTTCGAGAATGCCGTTCACAAGGTCTTGGTGCTTGTCGAACGTCGGGTAGCGGAGTCCACTGTACCGGTGCTTGACCTTGCCGGACTTGTTCAGCACGCCGACCGGAGCGCCGTCTTCACCCTCTTCGATACGGAGAACTTCGTCTACCTTGTAGGCGTTCTCTTTCTCGCCAGCGGGCTTGTCCGCGTCCTGATTGCCCTTCATGGCTTCCTCGTAGTCGTCTTCTCGCATGGCCGTCCATACGAGGTGGTACGGGGAGTCCAGCATGACCTGACGGAACTTGACGTTGTGGTAGCGCTTGATTTGCTTCCAGTCAGACTGGCCGCCACCGAACGCCGAACTGAACTCTACCTCGCTCGCGTCCTTGCCGGGGTAGAACTTTTCGACGTATTTCTGTTGCGACCAGCCCCACATGACGGACATACTGTCCACGACGAGCGTGCCGGTCAGACCGGCCTTGTTGCGGTACTCGTCCAGAATGTCCAGCGCGGAGTCCAGCGCTTCAACGGCTTCGTCGTAGTTCGTCGGCTGGAAGATGAACGGCGATTGCGGCACTTCACCCTCGCCCTTGAACTTCCGGGCCACTTGGTCAGCCTTCCCCTCGGTGTCGATGATAACGACCGGTTCCGGGCTGGTACACGCGAAGTGCGTCTTCCCCTGACCGGGGTCGGCCCACACCAGCATGGTGTATCGCGGGTCGCGCTCGGCGGCGTCGTCAGCCGTAATCACGTCGGGCGCGATACTCTTCACGTCCACTTCGACAGCCGAAGAGCCACCGTCACCCACCGCGTCACCCGTCTCGGGTTCGGGGTCAGGCGTCTCGGTCGTTTCCGGCGTCTCGGGTTCCGGTTCGGGTTCTCCCTCGGTGTCGATAGGGTTATCAGCAGATTCTTCCGAATCCTCGTCCCCGTCGCACTCGGGACAGTGACCGTCTTCGATGGACGCGCCACAGTGAACACACTCGTCCACTCCGGGCGTCGGTTCCTCTTCGTCTTCCTCGGAGTCGTCGCTACCGGGGAATGCGTCGGTGGACTCGTCTTCCTCGGTATCGGCGTCAGCCGCTTCGGACTCTTCCTCGGGTTCGTCCGGGTCGGTGTAGTCGTATTCACCGATTTCGACCAGTCGGTCTTCGTACTCTTCCTGTGCCTCTTCTCGCGTGTCGTTTTCCAGCCCTGCTTCGAGGGCTTCCACGTCGTCCACCTCGTCCAGTCGGTCACGAAGGAGCGAGACGGAGAGTTTTTCGACACTCCCGGTCGCTACCATCGTCCGAATCTGACTGGCGAACTCTTCGTTACCTTTCGCTTCGACGCTGGTATCGTCAGCGTCGTCCGAGTCGTCCGCGTCGGAAATCTGTTGTTCCATCCAGTCCGCCATGATTAGATACTCTGTTCGCTGACGTTGCTCTCGGTGGTACTGTCACCGCTGGTCTGTTCGTCTTGGTCGAACGGAATGAGCGGGAAGACGCCGCACGCGTTCATCGAAATCTGACCGTCGTCGCCACGGGTAATCGTCCCGTAGATTTCGAGTTGCGAGTCGTTCCCGTACTTGAAGAACTCGTCAGGACACCAGATAGTCATACCCGGCGTGCGGCCACGGTCGGATACCACGTCGTCACCGAGTTCAGCGGCGTCCACAACGGAGTCGTCCAGCACCGTGTAGGTGTTGAACCCGTCACCCGCGTACCAGTCCACGACAGTCACGACCATACGCTTCACGTCCGCACCGAACTCGGCGGCGTAGCCGTCAGAGTTGGTGACAGACAGCGAGTTCGCAATCGTGGCGATTTCCGCTTTGTCGTCCACGAAGTTGTGAAGGTAGTCTCGCTTGTCCGCCATACTCATGTCGTCGTCTTCGTCAACTTCCACGCGTGCGTCGTCCGACGTGCGGAGAACGTAGACGTTCGAGAGTTCGTCACTCTCGTCCACTTGGAAGTACCCCGTCAGGGTGTCAAGCGTGCCGAACTTGTCCTTCCAGTTGTAAACGTCCACGCCGTCAGCCGAATCGCAAATGAAGACGCCGAGTCCTGCTGGGTCGTCTTCCGGGTTCACGACGCCGTAGGCAATCAGCACGTCCTTCTTGCCACCGTCGCCGTCGTTCCACGACTGAACACCACTCTGACCGATAGAGAGGATGTTCACCTCTTCCACGGGGCCACCCGTGCGGGAACCCTTGACGAGTTCGCCGCGAACCATTTGGATAGCCGCCGGGGCCAGCGTCTCTTCGCCCACGCCTTCTCCCGCTCGCTCTTTGGCGAGTTCGAGTTTGTTGTGGTACACTTCCCACGCCCAGTCCAAGTCGTTGTTCGTTCCCTCTACGAAAGCCGCGAGCCGTTCTTCAATTTGGTCTTCGTCCATTGTCGCGTTTCCATGTATTCCACGTAGGCATATAGTGTTTTCGGATGGGATTATTCATAGATTCAATCGACGCCAGTTCGTAAACCCGAGTTTACCCGTCTCTCGCTATCATTATCCCTACTGTCGTGATTTCATCCAAAGAACTAACCCGCTCGAAGCCGAATCACGGATGTATGGAACTCGGAGATTTGAAAGGTGTCGGCGGCGTCACCGAAGAACGACTCGAATCGGCTGGCATATCCAGCGTAGACGAACTCGCACAGACGACAGTCGAACACCTGTCGGACGAGGGTATGTCGGACAACAAGGCTGACAAAATCATCCGGCGTGCGAAACAGAACGCCGTAATCGTCCAGACTGGGGACGAAGTAGTCGAAGAGTACGAATCAAAAGACAATATCACCACGGGCATGGACGTGCTGGACGAAACGATTGACGGTGGCTGGCAACAGGGCAACGTCGTCGCTATCTCTGGTGAGTCCGGTGCGGGGAAGACACAGGTCACGTTTCAGGCTCTCGTCGCCGCCGCCGAAGCCACTGGACAGCCCGTTGTCTACATTGAAACGGAGCGAAACCGATACAGCCCGTCTCGGTTACAGAGTATGGCGAATGACGAAAATACGTTAAACCTGATTCATCGTGTCAAGGCATACGACCTTGAACAGCAAGAAATGGCCTACGGCAAGGTGAGCGAACACTTCGAGGATTGCGCCCTCGTCGTTATCGACTCGTTCACCGCACGCTTCCGCCTATCGGACGAGTTCGAGAACCGTGGCGACCTACAGACCCGCTCGAAGATTATGGGTCGTCACCTACAGAAGATTGAGCAAATGGCCGAGTATCTGGAAGTGCCGGTTCTCATGACCGCACAGGTCTACGGGAACCCTTCGGCCTACGGTGGCGCGAACAATACCTACGGCGGGTCGCTGTTCCACCACTCGGTCAACTACTTCCTGAAAATGAAGAACGCCCAAGGTTCGTTCAGTAAGGCTAATATCACCAACCACCCGGAAGTGGGTGATATTGAGTTCCACGTCAATATCACTGGAACTGGCCTTGAGTCCATGAAAGACGTATAGGCTCTGTTTTTAGCCATAATTATCGTTTGTACTCTTGCGGTAGCGGTTGCTGTGCTGTTCAACCTATAGTGGTTGTATATCGTAGTATCAACTGTTATTGGTTGTATTATCGTATATAATATATAATATAGTATATACTATAGGGCCTACTGTATATTAGAACCGCCCCGCTACAGCAACAGCAATTATACTATACTACTATAAAGTTATTATGATAAGGGACAGGCGACCCAAGGTACATAGTGGCATAGTGCCTCTCACAGTATGGGTAATAACGAATGCACCTCGAACCGTGGAATAACGGCTACCTGTTATCCGAGTTTCAGGTTGAAACAGTGAGAGAGAACGAACCAGTTGTCAACGAACAAACGTTCCTCGAACTACAGTGGGAACTGTATCCGACCGGGGAGCAGGAAGACGATATAATGGTCAAGGTGGACGAGTATCACTTCGAGGTAGCCGCGTCAAGTAATACCCCTATTGGCGTGCTGGGGTTGCCACGGTCGGAAATCGAAGAATTACGTATCAGCAATCCGCCAAAGAAATGTCCTGTACTCGTTGTCAGACCGTGGTTTCAGGACTACCTTTCGTGGGCTGAAGAGGCGACTTAAGCCGTTTTACGAGCGAAGAATTATATGGCGCTCACAATAACCTTATCATAGAGTATGAGTAGCGACAAAACACACTTCAATACCACTGACGGGATTGAAGACGTTGAACTCGAAGACGTGGAAGTAGACGAAGCGTCCTTCGATGAACTGGTCAAGCAACGCAAGGAAAGTACCAATGAGGCTGTCCAGCAGTACCGTGAGTCAGTCGGAGTTACTGGCGAGGGCGGTGAGTCCGACGAGGTGGAGAAATCCGACACGGACGAATCTGACGGCTCTGTGGAAGGCGTGACGGTGGACGACCCCACGACTGACGGCGAGGTAATCAAGCGAACTGGTATCGCACGTCTCGGTATCGACCTTGAAGACGAAGACGACGAAGCCATGCGCGAACTAATCAAGGACGCTCGTCATGGCGACGTTGAAGTTGGACTCCGCGAAGAGTCCAGCGGCGACCGTACCCACGACGCCATTCAGAAGGGGACTGAAGGCGTCCGCGAGCGCTTCGAGCGCGACGTTCCCATGTCGGAACTCGCTCCCGGTAAGCAAGCGTCTACGCTCGCCAAGGAAGCCTCTGACGACGTTGGCGTTGATTCGCTGGTCGAAGAGGCAAGTGAACTCCCGAAGAGTCCGAGCGCGGTGCGAGAACAGGTCTTCGAGAAGGTCTACGGTGACATTACGAAGTTCGTTCGCACTATCTACAGCGAGTCGGCAATCGACCGAGACGTGCTGAACACGGTTCGGGAGAAGATTGCGACTGACGCGGCCCGACGTGCTATGGTCGCTCGGAAGGCGAACGAAGACGGTGTGACGACGGACGCTGACGGTTACAACCCCGAGGAAGGTGGCGAAGACGCGACCGACGCCGAGGAAGGGTCTGACGGCGGTGACACGGACTCTCCGAAGACGGAAGGCGACAGTGAAGACGTGAACCTCGAAGGCGACGTTGACCTCGAAGGGTAGCCGCTTTCTTATCTAATTCGGAACGAGACGTTCGTCGTAAACTCTACGTTGCTGGTTTTCTCGAACGGGTCTACAGTTGCTCGCCAAAGCATATTGCCACTTGAGTCGAATACCCCTATCTCGGAAATATCGTGTGGCTGGGAAGAGGGCTGTTGTTGGAAAACAACCATGTTGGCCGTGACTGTTTCAGACGAGAGTAGTCGTTGGGCGTTTTTCTCAAACACTTCATTTTCCAGTGCGGTATCAGACGCGGTGGGTTCGGTTGTTCCTGTGCCAAATGCGATAGAGTTCAGCCCAATAGCCGTATCAAGAGCGCGTAGGGAGTCGGCTACCCGATTTTGACCAACGTCTGTTATGACCGAAGTGCCTGTCGTGTCGTTTGTCACCTCGAAATCAATTTCGACACGGAGTTCTTTTTCGTTCGACGGATTGAGCGTATCCGTCGTAATACGGTTGTATAGGTCGCCAGCCCGACTTTTAGCACCGAACTCCGAAAAAGTATCTCCGTATTCTTGGAAGAGGAAAATTCCTTCAGCAGTTGACTCGTTGCTGGAATCACCGGGATTCGGATATGCGAACGTAGTCGCACTTGGTGTTTCTAAAGACGAGTCATTGATAGTGGCGTCTGTTGTACCACTTCCAACAGAGATTTTTCCGATAACTGCTTCGGATTGACCCGCAAGCCCTTCTGCTACGATATTTCGTCCGTCAGTGACGAATTTTTCGCTGTTTTCTACGTCTTCCACCAGTGTCCAAGAACCCCGAAAGTCGCCGGAATCTCCCTGACCTGACCCATGACGGCTTCCATTGGGGTGGCCGCTGATTAGCGACTCGTTTAGGTCGCGGGTGTAGACTCTGACCGAGGTGACAATCTCGAACTGATTTCCGCTAAACGTGTAGTTGGAACTCCGCTGACCGGATATTGGAATGAATGTGGAGTCCAGCCGCTTGACACTTTCACGGTTTTCAGATACGAATTGGTCAATGCGTTTAGTCATTGTTGAATTAGAGTATTTGCGATTGCCATTGGACACTTACAGTGTCCGAATTTTTGATTGAGTATTCGTGGAATTGCATGGTTCCATACGAAATCTCGAAACTTATGAATCGAGTAGAGTTCGCTCCGACACGGAGCGTTCTTGCGTCAATTCGAGTTCCGTCTTCGAGGAAAGTTGCTACTACGTCAGCACTTTCGTTTTGCGTATTCTCAATATCCACGCTGATAGTGACAGTTTCGTCAATAAAGGGGAAATCGTCACTGGTAGAGATATTTTTAAAGTCGATAGAACCAGTTTCTTCCTCTTCAGTTGGCGCGGAACTTTGGCTGAAGTGAACCTCTTTGCCGTACACTTCGGTTGTACCAGCAGGAACACTCACACCATTTCGGGTGACACCAGCAGTTTCGTGAAATCGAACACCCGCCGCCGCCTGACCACTGGATGTGGTTGTGTCACTGGTGAGTTCTGTGCTGGTTCCGAAGCCGGTTTTTATCGACTCGAACGATACAGTTTCGTTGATAACAAACTCTTTGAACTCGTCAAAGGAAGTACCACTGCTATCCTCGTCGCTAAAGTTTTGCTTGATTTTCTCTATGAACGAGTCGGCTTCGTCGGTGGTGAAACCGATTGAGTCAGACCCTTCAGCGAGATAATCGTCAAAAGAGGGGTAACTATCCAACGATTCTTTCGTTCCGTCACCGTTGTAGTCGTACCCGTTCTGAAGGTGGTCAAGGAACGTACTGAAATCAGGAAGATTTTGCTGTAGTAGTTCTACCTCTTCTTGTACGTCCGACAGGCTTTCAGCGGCGCTACTCAATCCCAGCCATTGTAGTTTCTGCTGGGCTTGTAGTTCTTCTCCCGGCATTAGAGCGTCCCCCGTTTGGTGATACTGATAGTCACCAGTCCGTCTTTGTCAGTCTCGGAGTTACTGACTTGGAACGTACCAGCGATATTTTCCGGCGGCCAATTTACCAGTATGTCGTCACCGAGCGAAACAGATTCATATTCGGTGTTAGCAATCACGAATTTGAACGCTTCGTCGTCCCATGCCTTGTTCGACAAGAATCCACGACCACGACGGATTGCCTCTTCCTCGGTTTGGATTTCGGTGTCTACAATGGGTTCGTCGCGGGACGAAACACCGTAGAACTCAATCGAATCTGGTTGTGGAATCGTAACTCGAATATCACCGTCGCCTTGCACTGTAACCTTGTTCGTCACGTCTTGGTAATCCCGGTTAAACTCGGCGTCAACGACATTCGTACTCGAAAAGTCAATCTCCCGAGCGGTGTTCTGACCAGCGTTCTCGTAGTGTAGAACGTCGTCTATGTCCACGTAAGAGATAAATTGGTCTTCGACAGCGAACTCTTTGAGAGTCTGAAATGCACTTCGCTCAATTCGTCGGGTAATGACATTTCCACTGTCTGTCACACCACCGGGGGTAATATCAGTATCACGACTATCTACTTCAAAGGGAATGGCTGACGCATAGTCGATAGCCACCCCTCGCGCTCCGGCGAGTGTTCCGTCAATACTGAATCGGTATTCTAACGTTTGGTCTGTGGACACGGGAGAGCCGATATTGGCGTCTGAAACCGCGTCTTCGGCCTTGAGTTCAAATTCTGTGAACCCTGACTCGGGGAGTTCCAACGACCAAATATAGTTGTTTCCGAAGTTGTCTCGTAGGTCAACCTCGGCGGAAAATGGCCCACCGTTGTTGTTGATTGCTAATCGGGTATAGAACGTGTCTACTTGACCGTCCCCAACAGTTGCGTCAGTTGGAACGGAGTCGTATGTCGCGTGATAGGAGTCTTGCGACCCGGAACCACTCGGCCACCCGAAAAACATGAAATCGCTCCCTTGGTTTTCGAGTGAGAGAGATACAATCCCCCCTTCGCTTGATTTTGGGATGTTTGTATCCCATTCTGACGCCGATTCCCCTTTGTGGATAAACTCACCAAGGTCGTTGCTGAAACTGAACGGAACCAGTTTCTCATTTAGGATTTTTCGGATGATTTCACCGGTGTCGGTTTCATAGAAGACGCGGTTGACCTGCTGGTGCTTGAGTTCCATCCGCTTATCCACAGCCTTAACTTCTAACTCTGTTCGACTCGCTCCGGCTTTGGTCGGCTTCCCGATAATGTACCCTCGGTAATCAAGCGTACCGTTCTTCGAGATTTGTATTTCGTCGCCGGATTCGATAGCCCTATTATTCGTGTTGTTTCCACAGACGACGGTTGCTTCACCGAGTCCTTCCGTTCGTCCGTTGTTGTAGGAAACGTCGAAGATACTATCCAGCGTGACGCTTCCGACCGTTACATCCCATTGAACCATGTCTAATCACCCCACGTAGGCGCTGATATGCGTCATTTCAATGTCCGCTTGGTAGATACCCGGCTTCGGACTGGACGCGCTCTCCGACGCACTGAATGAGGTTATTACGACCGGGATGTACTGACCGTCCCATTCGAGGGTGTCAATATCGCCGTTCGCGTCCGGCCCCCACTGCTTTGTGGCTTCTTTGAGGGCAATCATCATTCGCTGATTGTGGTCGTCAGCGGCTACGTCAGCGTAGTATCCGCTCGGAGCGTCGTTGATGGGTTGGTCAGGGTAGTCTTCGTCTTCGATTGCCTGAAGGTAGACACCGGTCAACTGATAGGTAACGCTGTTCAGTACCGGGTCAGCACCGGCAATATCCCCAGCGGCGGAGAGGATTGCACGGGCTATGAGATTGTTTCCGACGCTCACTTCGACGTTCTCACACTTCAAGAAGAACGCCGTTTGACTGGTGTCAAATGGTTCCGATTCGCCCGCCTTTGCGATAATTACCTCTGTCGCGTCTGAAATGTCACTCATATTGTTGTGTTCCTCACCTCGTCACCCAGCCGCTCGGCCAGCATATCGGCCAGTTCCTTCATTTCCCGCCGGGTCAGTTTTGACAGGTCAAGGGACTGGTCGCCAACTTCGATACCGCCCACGTTGACGACAATTTCCTGACCGCCGCCTTGACCTGTGCCTTCTCGCATAACCTCTTTCGTCACGTCAGCCGGAACAACAGCCTCTCCTTTGTGGATTTTCGCCACTCCTTCTTTCTTAACGATACCACCGGAGTCAAGTCCGACCATATCACCAGCCGAAGACAAACCGCTACTAACAGTGTCAACCGCTCCCGAAGCGGCGTTGCTGGCGGTGTCCACAGCGCCCCCAGCGGCGTCAGCGGCGGCCCCAGCGGCGTCCTGTGCCGCTCCTACAGCGTCAGAGGCCGCGTCCCCAATACTGGACGCAACTCCGCTCACAGTATCCAGAGCGCCTTGGAATCCACTGGTGATTGCCCCGGTCACACTTCCAACCGCACTTGAGACAGCCCCCACGGCCCCACTGATAGCGTTTTTCGCGGCGTCCATCGCTCCCCCGACGATACCAGCAATCGCCTGACCACCGTTCAACAGGGCTTTGAACGGAGCGAGAATTACGTCGATAACCGCTTGAATCGCTCCCTTAATCATACCGACAGCACCGGTAATGACGCTCTTGATTCCGTTCACAAGGTCGGGAATCAATGAGTTACCGACGATTTTGTTGTAAATGTCAACGAAGGGCTGAACGAACAAGTTGTAGAGAGTGTTTCCGACACTCCCCAACCAACTCATGAACCCATTGAACGCGCCCTTAATCGCGTCAATGACGTTCATCGTAATGTCACGGATTCCGAGGAAATTCGTCTTGAACGCGACGTAGAACGCCACTATCACCGCAACGATAGCGAGGATTGCGAGTGAAACTGGGTTCAGAGCGGCAATAATCGTCCCGACCGCACTCACAACTGTCCCGATTACAGAAATGACAGTTCCAAATACGGAGATTAGGGTAGCGAGTCCGCTCAAGAGCGTACCGGCGGCACTCACAAGTGCAATAGCCCCGGACGCAATAGCCGCGAGTACCTGAACTATAGCCCATGCGGCGGCGAAGGTAGCGATTAGGGCTGTCACCCAACCGACAATCTTCGTAATCATTTGCGACTCGCGTTCCATTTCAGCAAGCCAGTTGACGATACCCCCTACTACCTTCCCCACAACTCCGGCGAGTTCGACCAGAACTCCGCCTACGGAAGAGATAATGGGGCCGAACATAGACCAAAACGCCTGAAGCCCCTGTGTGATACCGTCAAGGACTCCGGCGAAGATAGTCTCTAAATCCGCGATAGACCCGCCCCCTTCCTTAAATCCGCTTACGAAATTATTCCATATGGCGAGGGCTGTCGATTTCAGGGTTTCCAGCGCTCCCTGAATCCAATTGACAAACCCCATGACGTGTTCGCGCATACCGCCGAAGTTCTCCTTGAAGGCGATAGCCATAGCCACGACAGCGGCGGCTATACCCGCCCCAAGAATCAGAGCCTTCAGCGCCGTCAGTCCGCCAATGAGGCCAGCGAGCGTCGAAATGACTCCCGACAAGGCCGACCCGAAGAATCCCATCTTCGCGTTCAGTTTGTCAGTGACACGGCCAGCGCGTTGCTTCGCGTCGGCCATGCGACTCATGCCTTCGCTGTACTGGCGTGTCTTCTCGTCAGCACCCTCGGCGGCGTCTTTGGCGTCGTTGACCTTCTCTTCGACCTGCTGGGCTTGCTCTTTAGCCTTCCCAGCGTTGTCTACTTTGACCTTCCATTCGAGAGTGCCGATACTGACCATTAGAAGTTACCTCGGGACGGGGAGTTCTCCCCGAGATTACCACTTTTCCGGCGGGCTTCTCGCTGTGCGTCTTCCTGTTCTTCTTGTTTGATTTCTTCCATTTCGTCGTGGTACGTCAGGAACCGAAGCACCTCTTGTTCGCTCATTCCGGGTTCCTTTTCGACGGTTTCCACAACGATGGGTTCCGGGTCTTCGAGGTACGGACACCAGCGTCGGACGGAAGCGAGGAAATCGGTACGCGGTCGCCGCTCGGTGTTGCGACTCGTAGTACCCCTAATGTCACGTAGCGTGAATCCGGCTTCCTTTACGAGCATGGTTTCGATTACCTCTCGGCGGTATAGGAGCAACGACGGGTCGTCAGTTTCCCGTCCGCCCCTGACTGCTTTCCTTAATTTCCCTCGTCAACCTCGTCCATGACCGTACCGGGGTCAGGAACGATTTCCTGAAGTTGGTCGCCCACTTCCGGGGACATTCCCTTGAGGAAGACCGGAAGCGACCCTTCGACGGAAATTTCGTCAATGACGGTTTCCATCATGTTCCGGTAGTACCCCTTCAGGTCAAGTTCAATGTCGCCGGTGCGACTGTCGGTCTTCAGAGAGTCGTCCAGCACGTCGGTCTTCTTCTCCCACGAAATCTCCTTGATTTCGACCCAATACACTTCGTCAGGTTCGCCGTCCGCACCGGGAACCTTGAACCACTCACGGGTTGTATTGGATTCGTCAATGAGCGCCGATTCACGGCTACCCATTTGAACGTCGTTATCTCCGTCAAGGAACCGCTCTGGAATGTCGTCGGGGTCAGTTTCCGTCATGTTATTATGGTTATTGTGAAGCCTGATAGGGCTATTGGTGTTTTAGAGATACGTTTCGCCAGCCGACTGGTCGTCTTCAACGCGAATCTCAAGGTCTTCAGGAATGATTGTCACGTCAACCTGAATCGTGCTGTCGTCACTCGGAATTTCGTGGGGCGCTTCAGCGAAGTTACAGTCGGAAGCCGTAATGCGGAGTGATTCACCGCTCGGCTTCTCGAACTCAATCTCGCCTGTGAAGCCACCTTCAGTCGGGCCAATAAGTTCTTGATAGAGCGTATCGTCGTCTATCGTAATCGTGGCCGACATTTCGATTTCAGCGCTCGCGTAGGTCAACTCGAACGGGTTCTCCGGGTCGTCAGACTGGATGTACCGACCCTGTTCGAGATTGTTGGTGAGCGAGAACGAGAACTGTTCGACGCGTGCGAACGGCGTACCGAACATCGTCAGGTCAGCTTTCGTGTCCGCGAAAATCCACGGGTCGCGGTCAGAGGGCGTCGTCGTGGTGGACGTAATTGACGTACCGGTGTCCACGTCCATAGCGATATAGTCAAGCGAAACCTGAAGTTCGCTCTCGTTGTTCATGCTGATTTCGCCGGAGTTGACAGCACACCCGCTGAACGTCCGAACGAAATTGTCTTGACCGGTGTCGAAGCCCTTGTAGGCGGCTTCGATAGTTTGAGTCGGTGGAAGGTCGGCGGTATTGATAGTCAGGACGTGGGTATCAGTACCCGTTTCCGAACTCCCATCAATATCCGTATCAGTGTTCACCGATTCGGTTCCGAAGAGGTAGGCGAGCGGAGCGCCGTCGTAAGGGACAACGGGAATCGACCCACCTTCGTAGGCCCGCTGGCCGTCAATCTTCTGGAAAATCTTTCGGTCGCCACCAATGACCCGCTCTTCAATCCACTGGATAGAGGGGTCAGGGAGCGACGTTGCTTCCTGTACGAGTCCGAAGGAGTCAAACTCACTCCCTGTCGTCACCGTCGAAGCCTGTGAAGACTCCGTGGCGACGGAAAGAGTGGCTTGCTCCGGTTTGTATGGTGCGTTTCCGGGCATAGTTTGATATTAGGGGTATTAGCCGTTCTACTGTTAAGTAGATTATTCAGTCAATTAAGTCCTTGCGCTTGGTGTACTCGAAATTCAGTTCTCCGACCCACCAACCGAAGTTCTCGTCGTCTACGATTTTGGCACTGAACTTCAGGTCGTCCCACCCGCCGGGGGTGTCAGGACGCTTCCGGTGTGCCACAGCGATTCGGTCAATCTCGTCGTAGATTTCTTCTCGGCGGGAACGGGACTCGTTCGTAGAGAACTCTACGTAGCAGTACCCGGTGAGATTACGGGTATTGCGTTGAAAGTCCGTGTACTCGTTGCCACGCTCTTGCTCTTCAGCGACGTGGATGTACTCGTTCGTCCGACGAACTCGCTTGCGAGCGTTCCCTTGCTCGTCTTCCGTGACCAGTTCGATATACTCCGGCTTGCGCGGGTCAGTATCGCCTTCTCCCCACTGTTCATCAATCAGGTCACGCGTCAGTTTCGCAACGTCGCGGGTAGGGGTACTCATGATTCACCCTCGCCTTTCCGAATCTCCCACGACCCACTATCTTTCAGCGTCTCGGTGTCTTTCGCTTCCTCGTCAATAATGTCCTGTGAGTAGTCGAACATCATTTCTGTCAACTCTTCGGCTATCTTCCGGTGAGCGTCCGTGTCGTCGCTGTCAGCGTATTTTCCGACTATCTTGTTGGCTTGGTCTTTCCCGTGGTCAAGTGAGCGCTGGGCGAAGTGAACGCCGTCAATGCCACTTTCAGCGATTTGCTCTACGATGAACCACGCAACCCGCTCTTCGTGGTCAGACCGCGAGAGCGGCTTGTTTTCGTTGCTGGTCATGTCGATAATCGCCGGGTGAATATCTGACCAGTTTCGTTGTACCCATTTGTGAATCGGTTCAAACGGTGGCTTTGTCCCACCGTAGGCCGTATCGTATTCGACGTACAGCGCGTAGGGTGCTTCGTACTGAATCGTACCTTCCCAGCCTATCAGGCCGCCGAAAATATCTTCCAGTTCGGCTTCCTTCTCGAAATTGACTGGCATTAGAAGGTACGCACCTCGGCCCGCCGGTCAAGACCTTTCCATGCGGCCTCTTCGAGTTGCTGGGCGGCTTCAGTGGGATTGACGGAGTTCTGACTACCAGCCGGGAGAAGGTCGCCAAACAGGTCTGTACGAATCAGGTCAGCGGCGGTGAGTTTCGCACAGGCCATTTGCACGTCCTTCGGAATTTTCTCGGCCCCGTACCGGTACGAAATCCGAAGCCCTCGGTACTTCTCGAACCAGAGCGCCCGCCGATAGATGTGAAGCGTTCCCTCGGTTTCCTGAACCCAGTAGTCGCCGTTGTCACCACGGCCTTCAGTATAGGTACTGCTACCGACCCATTCTTCCCATTCGTTGCCGTCGAACACTTCTACCTTGTCGCCTTTGGAAGCGTCCATCGGCGTGCGAACCTCTCGCTTCTGTAGGTGAATCGGCGTCCCGGCCCAGTAGTAGTACAGGCCCTCAAGGTCGTGGTATTCCTCTTCGACCTTCCGCTCACGCCATGCGTGACCCGTCTCTTTGTCGATTCGAGCGGAATTTTCAATAATAAAGTCCTTCACTTCCTCTTCGCTGGGGTTCGAGTCGAAAGCGAAGCCGTCGCTATCCTCAAGAGTCCTGAAATAGCGTGCTACGTCCTTCGGCTCACAATAGCCGTCTTCGTTGTTTGGTATGATTGCCATGCGTTATTATCCCTATTGTCAGCCACGCCGCCTAAAATCTCGGTTGGCTACGTTCCTTCCTTTCCTCGGTCGCCCTCTTCGCCTATCACGTCGTCAAGGTCGAATGGGCCTTCGCCGTCACTCCGTGCTGGGTAGGAACCGTTGGACGAATCCGCCCGCGAATCTCCGTCTTCCTCTCCTTTCATGAAATCCTCGGGTTCCATTCCGTTTTCGACAAGATACTCGTCTACGATTTCTTCGTCTACGCCTTCCGCGCCTTGACGTGACAACGCCCGTATCACAACGATTGAACTGGTAATCTTCTTGTCCAGTTTGTAGATACGGCCCCGTTCGCCACGGAGTTCGTAAGCCACGTAGGCGAGGACGATTATCCATCCGAACTCGGGATTTGAGAAAACGAATGAGATAACGTCCGAAATGCCCACCATAGGGCTAATTCGAGTCTTCCTCGAAGGAGTGTCCGCCACCACTCGCGTTGTTGCTCATTAGCACGTAGGTATCGACTGACAAGTCACTACTGGCGCTGTCGGTGAACGTGTCGATTCGCGCTCGAACCTGTTCGACGGGAACGTTCGATTCCCATACGAATCCAGTGTACGTACCGTCACCGTCCTTGTCGGACATTTCGCTGTCAGTCACCTGAACAACGGAATTGTCTTTTCGGAAGAGTGGTGTGAAGTACGTGTCATTGCCGTAATTGAACCCACCCTCAAGCGACACTTCGAGCGTGTCGTTACTGGGGTCAAGGTTCTGTGCTACGACGAATACACCTACGGCTGTGTGGGCGCGGGTGAAGTGTGCTTCACCAGCCCCCGTGGCGGTCGCCCCGTCGTTGCTCTTTTTGCTACCGGGACGACTCATGGATAGTTACCTACCCATGCACGCAAGGCGAACGAGAGCGCCTTCGTTGTTGTTTCCAGCGAGTTCGACCAGTTCGGTGTTAGCGTCCGAACCACTGTTGTCGGACTGAACCAGAAGCCGAATCGCTCCGGTGCTTTCGTCATACTGTGCTACGCAATTCACGACAGTCGTTGCGTCACCGCTTCCGTAGATTACCTCGGCGTTCACTTTCTGGAAGCGGTTCATACCAACGTCAGACGGGGTGAACGACTCGCCGTCGCCGCCCGCGTCGTCGTCGTAGTTGGTAATGTCCACGTCCACAAAGCGAGTCTTGACCGCACCAAGGAACTCGGTAGAGGTGACGCTAATGTCTCGGGTCATTGTTGTGTGTCAGGGTTGCTCAATTGAATCCGTCATTTCTTCCACAGCAGGGGCCAGCGCTTCGGTCAGTTCTTCCTCGGGGGCGTTCCCTTTCACTTCCAGATTGAGAGCGCTGGTGAGCCGCTGTTTCTCGCGGTACGACAGGTCTTTCAGAAGCGAACCCGCTTCCTGAACGGAGTCGCCCGCCATGCGAGCGAGTTTGCCTTGAGCCGTCCATTCCACCTCGAACACACCCAGCGAAGCGAATCGCTCGGCGTCTTCAACAGCGTAAATAGCGGTGGCTCTCGGTTCCCCATCAACCGTGCGGGTGAAGCGGTATTCGTTACCACTCGGCCCCGTTCGGTTATGGGAGCGGCTTCGGCCTGTGTATTGGGCGGTTGCTACTTTCATTTTGAGAGTTGGGGTATCAGACCCCTAACTCGGAATAAGGCTATTATTCCAAGTCGCGGAGTTTGCAGTGCGCGGACGGGTTGACCATAGCGAGTTCGCCAATGGTGACGAACATACCCTCGTTTCCGAGACGGTCAATTCCGAACGGGTTCCCGTCAACTTCCGTACCAGTGCTGTAGAACTGGGTCGGAAGCAGGGTCTTGATATACATGGTGGACGAGTCAATGAGGTAGACCCGACCGATACCGTCCTTCGCCACGTCTTCCGACTCGAAAATCGGAATCTGCTTGTAGGACTGGACGGTGATACCAACGTCGTCACCGGGAACGGTTTCGACGCCGTTCAGACCGACGCTGACGCGCTGGGGTTCGAGACGTTCCTTGCCACCCACCTCGTCTTCGATACGCTGGTAGGTGTCGTGGTTGGTCAGGAAGAAGTAGTTGTCGTCGCTGACAGGCCGCTTACCACTGTTCTCCTTGACCTCACGAATCATGTCGTCAAGGTCGTCCAGAACGAACGTGCGGGTCGTCCCACCGTTTTCGAGGACGTTCGACTCGAACTCACCGGACGAGCGGTCGAACCCGTAAATGTCGTTGTCGCCAGCGTCCGAGAGGATACTGGACTCCGCCGAGTTCGAGATTGCGCGGTCGATAGACTCCATGTCGTCGCCAGCCGGGGAGTCAACGGGCGAACCGAGTTGCTCGTTGATGTGCTTCGGGTGTTCACCCATACCGGTCTGGTGTTCCGTACCAGTACCGTACCAGCGGCGAAGCCAGTCGAAGGGGTCGTCAAGGTCGTCGTCGTCCGTGTCAGCCAGCAGTTGCTTGGCTTGACTCACGTCGAAGTTGTGAGCGACGGTCTTGGCGTCCGTCTCGAACTGGTCGAGTTCCGGGTGGTCGGTTTCGGGGAGAGTCGCGTTCTCCGCCGTGCCACCGGAACCGTCGGCGTGGCCGTGGTCGGTGACGATACGCTCGCCACTCTTCGTCCACGCACGGTTTTCGAGAAGCGCGAAGATGTTCGGCTCGGAGTTAACGAGCGAGAACACTTCCGACCCGTAGACGGCGTTCCGCACACCGCTGTCGGTCGTGAGCATGGGGTCGTCCTGCTTCCCCAGTCGGTCGCTCTTTTGCGCGGACTGGTACTCGGGGACGAACCCGTACCAGTAGTCAATCATGTCGTTGACCGTTCGGATGTATCCGTCCGCCTTCTGGATTTCACCCGGCTCCGACCCGTTCGGGGAACGGGCTTGAGTCTTGTAGTAGCCGTTGCCCACGGACGAGCGCTCAAGTTGCCGCTTCTTGAGGAACTTCCGGGCGGGCTTCGACTTCATGAGTTTCTGTTGCTTCGTCAACTGTGCCTTCGTGAGTTCGTATGCTTGGCTCATTGTGTTGTTATTCCTCGTAGAAGTTTGCGAGAGCGGGGTTGCCACCGTGCGCCCCTTGGTCGCCGTGGCTCTCGTCGTAGGACTTTTCGGCGTCACCGGACGGGGCTTCCGCGCCGCCCGCCTTGTTCAGACCTTTGCCATTGAGAACCTTTTCGACAGCGGCTTCGATAGTCGCGTCGTCAGCGGCCTCAATGTCAACGGCGGGTTCGCCCTCTTCTTCCATTGCCGGGCCACCCATTTCTTCCTCTTCACCCATGTCGCCACCTTCGTCAAGGTACTCTCGAACTACTTCCCACACGTCGCCGGGAAGCACTTCTTCGAGTTCGTCGGCCCCGTAACCCTGCTTTTCTTCATGGGTTCGCGTCTCGGGGACACCCTCGTCGTCGGTTTCGATGGGGTCTTCGCGGTCTTCGTACTCTTCGGACTGACCCTCGTCAGTCATGTCTTGGTCGCCAGCGCGGTCTTCCTTGGACTGACAGTCGCACTTGCCCTCGGGAGCGCCGCACTCGGGACACTCGCCCTTCTGACCAGCGGGGGGCTGGCTTCCGCCGCCACCGCCGCCACCGCCACCGTTGCCGCCGCCGGAACCGCCGCCGGAGTTGCCCCCACCGCCGTTCCCGCCGCCGCCACCGTTCCCGCCTGCTTGACTCTCAAGCATAGAGCGGAGTTTTTCTTCGGTCAGGTTCGGGTACTCGTCCTGAAGCATACCGAGCGCTTCAGGAACCTGCTTCTCTTCCATTTCCTCTTCCGGGGGAACCTCTTCCTCTTCTTCCTCTTCGGGTTCCTCTTCCCGCATTTCCGGGGGAACTTCCTCGTCTTGCTTTTCCTCTTGATACACGTCGCGGGCCACTTCCCGCATACTCTCTTTCGTGGCGAGTTCTCCGTCGGGGAGTTTGTCGTCCAGAACGGACTTGAACTCACCCTGAAGGTCTTCCATGCTGAAGCCCCCGGAGGAGTCGCCGTCGTTGTTGTTGCTCATTGTTTTTGAGATTGCCTTGGCCGCTACAGTTCCAACGGCGTCCGCCGAAGGGCCTCTGCTACTTCCGTTCGCGTCATTGACTCCGGCTTCCGCGCTTCTGGTGGTAATACCCGTATCAGAATCAGAAACTACTCCGAACTTCGCCTTCTGATTCATTCCCTGTTCGCAAATCGTCACGGCGGACAAGTCCATGTCAACAATGTCGTCATGGGCTTCCCCGTCGGAGATTTTCTTGCGGGTTACGAGTGCTTCACCAGAAATGGAATAAGAATCCAATTCGCCATTCTCAATCCGCTTACGCGTTTCTTGAGCCTGACGAGTGTCGTCGTAGATTTCACCAGCAACGAAAAGTGCTGGTTCCATGCCGTCCAGTTCGAGTACGTCGGTAGGGAAATCAGACCGTTCAAAGGTCTTATCTCCTACCTCTACCGTCACGGGTTCGTCTGTATCGAACCGTTCCAGAATCTTTCCAACCAATTGGTCGGAGTGTTCCAAAGACAGACGCGCACGCTTCAGCAGTTGTGGAAGGGCTTTTTCAAGCGCTTTCGCCTTGATACGGTCGCCTTCCTTGTCAACCACTTCAACGCTGGCTGGCCCCCATACAACGAAATCTCCGTCCGCTTTGAAGACCGTCGCTTGAGACGTAACCTGTGCGTCGAACCCGACTTTCTCAATCGTGTCGGACTTGGCGAATGACTGACGAGTAGACACTTCGTCTTCGTAGCCACCGCTCGTAATCTTGCTGACGATATTAACGAGAACTTCGGGGTCAGTGCCTTGAGAACTGATTTTCTGAACCGTTCCAATCCAGTCTTCCGCTCCGGCGTCTTTGAGTATCTGTGCGAGTGCTGTATTGTCACCTGTTACTTGTGCTTGAGCAATCGCCTTTGCCGTACTCTTGTCGATATTTGAGTTTGCTTCAAGAACCGACGAAGCAAAATCGCCAACCGAATCTTCACTGTGGCCGGTCATGGTCAGATTCCCTTCCGAAGCCGGTGGCCGCTGGTTCCCTCGTCGTCAAGGTCAGCGCCGCAATTGGAACACTCTTCAGGAGATTCGTTCTTCTGAACAGTATCCTCGCTCCCTCGAACGAGAGACTTGCTTAGTGTAACCGGTTCTCCGCATTCGGGACAGGCCATATGTCGGCTCTGTCCAATAGTTTCATAGTGTTCACTAAAAAGGTTCTGCTAATACCCCTACTACAAAGCCCAATATGGGTAATGAGAGAGGTGGTTAACGGAAAATGGTGTGGCTGACGCTCGTCCATTTCAGAATAAGCGGCAAAAAATCGACTATCGTTGTCTTACGCGGCGGTGGTTTCGGTCACTTCGCGCACTGACTCGTTCCACTCGTCGCGGTCTTTGAGTTCGCGGTTCCCCCGACGCGTCACCTTGTACGCATTCGACCGCTCGTCGTGCTGACCTTTTTCAAGAAGCCCTTTTTCGACCAGAGTATCCAGATTCGGGTACAGACGCCCGTGGTTGATTTCGCTATTGTAGTACGATTCCAGTTTCTCTTTGATTTCGAGTCCTTTCGGTTTGTCAAGTCCAGCGGCAACACGGAGAAGGTCACGCTGGAATCCAGTCAAGTCGTTCATTGTTGGGTGGTAGGTGTGGCGGGCGCTCCGCCTGAATTGAATCAGATTCTATAGGGTTATAAAATCATCGGAAAATAGAATATGATTAGTCTTTCCAGAGATATTTCGTACACAGTGACTTTTCCACGTCGTCGGTGGCAACGAGGAACATTTCTTCCGTATCCTTCTTGAGAGTCGCCGTCTCTTCAATTTCCTCGCTCTTAATCCCATATTTCTTGCACCGAATCATTTCAACACCATAGCCGTCTACAAAATCCTGTACGTACCAATAGGGGTACAGACAGCCACGCGTGCGATAGAAAAGAACGACCCGCATTACACGCCGAACGAATCCGCGATAGTGTTGGATTTGTTCAGCGTCTCTTCGACACGGGCCGCGTGGTCGGAATCGACAGAGACAGTGTACCCGCCCGCGACGAGGGCTTCGATTACCGCACCTACGCCGTCAACGTCACACACCCATTCGTCTCCGTCGTAGGTGTGGTGAGCGGTATCCCAGTCGATTTCGTCCGCGATTTCGTCTTCCTTGAACGCGCCGTAGGTGTCGCCCGCGAGTCGGAACTTCGGGCCGTAGCGGGTATCCTTCGTGCCGACGACTCGCACGTCGCCTTCGTCCATCGTACCTTCGTGCTGACTCTCGCTGTCGATTACGAGGTTGTCTTCGTCCGCCGGAGTGGCGAACGCCGTCTCAATGACCGAGAGCGGGACGGATTTGCCAGCGAAGCGGTCGCGTTCATCGTGACCTTCTCCGAGTCCGGGGCCGACGCCGTAGGCGTCTTCCCAGTTCTTGAGCGCCTTGTGACGGGCGCGACGGACGGCTTTGCTGTTCCACCCGTTACCGGACTCGGCCCGGCTGTCAGCGCGTCGTAGGTGGTCTACCGGGTCTTTCAGGCTGGTTCCCTCGTCCACGAATAGCGCTTTCCCGCTCGGGGAAACACTGTCCGGGCGAACGACGAACCAGTCTTGCCATACGCCGAACGCTTCGTTGCCCCACCACGACGATTCGAGTTCGAGGGCAACGGTGTCTGTCTCATCTACGACCGTGTAGACGTGCGCGGCGCGTTGGGCGTCGTATTCATCGTCAAGGTCGAGGCCCATTACCTCGGCCACATCTTCGGCGCTGTTCACAATTTGTACCTCTACGGCGTCTGTCTCAATTCGGCTCATTTCAAGCACCTCGTATGTATTAGTAGTACCCCTATCAACATAAGTCTTCCCCTATACGGGAATGGGTAGTCAACCAGAATAGCGCTTCCGCTATTAGGCGTATTGGTGCAAATGGTTGCGGTAAGAAAAACTAAGCAGAAGCAACTTCTTCGTTTTCCTCACTTTCTTCGGATTTGTCGTCTTCTTCGATTTTGCCTTCGGTGATTTGTTTCGAGACTGCTTCTTGTAGTTCGGAAGCGTCGATTTCAGCAAGTTCGGGGGTTGCTTTAATGAGTTTCTGAATCTCTTCGTCTTCGGGGAATTTGATTGTGATTTGGACAGGGAGTTCTCTCGTAACCGTGAACTCGGTTGCGTCCGGGCCGACCTTGTGGTCGTCCATAGTCGGTCGTTGGGAAGCGGTCAGTCCAGAACTGGAACCGCCAGCACCGAAGGTTTGCATAAGTTCAGCAGTCGTTTCGTCAGGTTCGGTTCGTTGAACTGGACTCCCTTCGGTATCTTGCATTTCCTCTCGCTCGGAGAGGTATTCGTCCAGTCTATGTAGGTTATTCACAACACCCTCGTCAACGCGTTCAATGATGTACGGAATGTACGATGGATGAACGCCAGCCATGTCAGCAATTTCGCTCGCGTTTGCGTGCGGGTTTTGGGCTATGGTTTTGAGAACCTTCTTCTGCTTCGGCGTGTAGTAAATCTCGTTTTTCTCCTCGTCACTTTCTCCTTTGACTCGTTCGCGGAGTTCGTTGATTATTTCGGCCATTCTTGTTTGAACCTTCTTGGCAATACGCTCATTGCCACAGCCTACATTATAGAATTAGTATCTTATAAAAGTGCCCATAGTTCAGATTTCGAGAAGCCGATTCAACATTTTAGGCGGCTATTAACAAGCCACTTACCCCATTATTGAGGCCATATTATCTTCGAGTTGTCCACTTCGTGACCATTTCTTTCGGATTTCGAGAATGAGTTCCTTGCCACGCGGAGCGAGCGTGTATTTGTGCCAGTGCTGGGTATCGTCGTCGTTCTCTTGGCGGTCTACGAGGTGGTTTTTCCACATCCGTTTGAGGTTGCCTTCACCACGACCTTCGGTCAACTTGAATATCTGGTCGGAACGAAGCGGGTCACGCGACGAGAACAATACTTCGAGTACCGGAAAGTACGGGTTGTCACCATTGTCTCGCATGATTCGTTCTTTCGTGACGTATTCGGTAGACCCCAGCACTTCCTCTATCTCGTCAACGTCAGGTCGCTTCGAGTTCTTTGTTCCAGCGTTGTGAACGTTTTTGTTTTCGTCTTCGTTGTTTTCCCGTGCCGCTTCAGTAGCGAGTTCGACCGGGTTGCCGGTAACTTCAGCGGCTTTGGTTTCTTCCTGAACTTCACGGAACGTTCCACTCTCGAAGTTGTCTAAATCGCCGTCCACCTGAATCGTGAGAGAGGTAGCGTCAGCAACTTCAAGTCCCATTCTATTGAGCCGTTTTTGCGTCTCTACGAACAAATCCGACCCATCGTCTTCGTCTACAGTAATCGTGATTTCGCTCATTTCCATGTAGACATGGAATCTATAATCCTATTAAAGTTTCGGCGTGTTCTTGAATCGGATTAAAGAGGGTGGATTGACCCGTGGCAAGAAATGCATAATGTTGATAGGTTCTCTAAATCAAACTCCGCTCCGTCAGGAAGTGGTTCAATATGGTGAACGAGTAAGTCGTCTTTTGAACCGCATTTCGTACACTCGTATCCGTCACGTTCGAGTGCTTTCTGACGTGCCTGCTTCCAACGTTTTCTCTGATAAAATCTGTGTGAAGGGGTGTTTTCTTTCCATGCCGGGTTTTCTTCACCGGTTACTCCGAACATTCCGTTAGATTCACCACTATTGCCTTCCGACATTTTCTCTTTCGTTTCCTGTGTATGGTGTCCGCGTTTGACGTGTGGTTTTTCCAGATTCCGCATGAACTCGGCTTGTTTCTCACGTCTTTCTTCGTTGTCTTCCCATTGAGTCTCAATTGCTTCAGACCCTTGACGAATTTTTATATCGAACTTGTGCAACCAGTGTCTCGGTGTTGCTTTTGAGACACCACACTCTTCAGCAATATCCCTAATCGAACGCCTTCGTTCTATATACTGTTCTCGTAGCCATGCTTCGATTTTGTAACGGCCTTCTTTTTGAGGTGTTCCATGACCCCTTCTTTCTATATCGAATTTGTCCATCCATCGAAGAATAGTAGAGCGTGTTACTTCCGTCAAATCGGCTATTTCAGACGTACTGTTTCCCTCTTCATGGTATTTCTTTCGTAGCCAATCCTCATCTTGATACTTCATACCGTACAACAGTATGGCGACAGTCAAGAAGATTTGGTTGGCTACGTCCAGCGGAACTCGCTTCTAACTAACGTGTGTCTACAGTTGAAATGTGGTAAATAACTTGACACTCTCTCCGGCGTCCCACCGTCGTCGCGGTGCTTCCGGGCTTTCTCTCGAAGAATTTTCTTCAGAGTATCCATACTGACGTAGCCACCACGATTCTCTATTTCTTGCTTTACCTCGGTGCAAATATCAGTCGTGTGTTCGTCCTGTGGCCCTGACCAGTAAAATTGAAGGTCGTAATCCGACGACTTGTACGCCATAGCCCGTGCGTCGTTTAGCACAGCGGCTACCTCGGTGCGAGCAATTGTTTCGGCTTGGCGCTTACTGATACCCTCGAACTCGTCAGTCAGGTCGTCCGCTATGGTTTTGATAGACCACCCGTCGCTCGTCACGTTGTCCTTGATTATCTCATGGACTTTCAGCGCCGCCATGTGCGGCACGTCGTTGTATTCGTCCCACAGGGCGTCTCGTTTGGTCGCGGCCTGTGCGACGAACGTGCGGACGAATTGAGGGACGTTATCTCCCCGTTGCCACATTTCGGGTGCTTTCTCAATCGAATCCGCGCACACTTGTTTTTCCCACGCGTCCAGTAGCAGGTCGTCAACTTTCAGGAAGTTGTCACTCGCTTTCTGAAGGGTGCTGTCCTTGACCGGATTCCAGTCCGGTTTGTTCAATGCCCCTACTTCCACACGGCCCTTCAACCGCATGGGGCCAGTGTCACTTTCGTCAGTATCCGTATTGATAGATTCTCGGCGTTTGCGATTGGCTTCGACCAGTTGCTCGAATAGCTGGGGTGAAATGTCTTCTCGCTCGGGTTTCTGACTGGCGTCAGAGAGCCATGTCGCGGACGCTTCGTCAGTCAAGTCGATAGTAGGATATTCCGTGCTGTCAGTCGTCTCTTCGGTGAACGTACCGGTGTACTGCTTTCCGAGCGGGCCGAGTCCGAAGTAGGTATCGGCGTCTTGCTCAATCTCTCTGGTAAGGCTATTGAGAGTGGGCTGACGACGTGCCAAGTCAGGATACGTTTCGGTCAGCGCTCGCGTCCACTCAAGAAGCGTCTTGTAGTGCTTTTCGGGAATCGGCGCTTCGCCTTCTTCCACGTCGTCTGTTTTCCGCATATAGTAGCCGGTCAGAAATTGACCGAACTCTACGTGTTCGCCCTTCTCCCACTCCGAAGGGTGTTCGCCCAGCGTCGGCCCATCTTTCCCAAACAGGTCGATACCGCGTGCGTCAACCGATTGGTCGTCACCATGAATCTGAATTTCGGCTTCGTCTTGCACAGTACCGATATTACTAATCGCGTCTGTGCATAGCACCACGTCGTCCTTGTCGGCGTCCAGCGTTACGACAGCAGTACGTTCCCCGAATCCGTTGGCCGTATGCCGACTCCGGCTGAAGTTGTTCAGAGCGAGTTGCTTGACGTTGTACTTCGTCGCGTTGGGTGTCTCAAGCCACTGGGGGAATAGATTCTCGAATGCCGTGTTCGAGATACCACGATGTACCTCGGCGCGGCCACCGAAGTTTGCTTCCCAGTATTCGTCAGAGAGGTCAGCCATGACCTTCGCTATCTTCTGGTGTGCCTTCGCCGCTGTAGACGGCTCTTTGTCGTGTAGTGCTTCAGCGTGCGACGGCGATTCGATACCCAGTGCTTCCTTGAACGCCGTTTCGTGTTCTTCAGCACTTCCAGCCGCGTTGTTGACCTTCCACGACTCTATAGACCCGTAGTACGCGTTGACGTACTGTTCAGGGAAGTATGTCTCAAGCGTGTTTCGGATATTCTCGCGTTGCTCTTGCTTGAGTTGGTCGCTCTGGTGCATGGTGTCTTTCAGGTCGATTCGCTCGCTCATTTCACCGACAATATCGTCGGTTTCCATAGCCATGCCATTCTGTTCGACGTTCTCGAACAGGTCGGGTTCCTCGGTGTGGATACGCTGAACTTTAGCGTTGAACTCGTTGCGGTTGTTCGGACGCCCGGACACCTCAATCTCGTAATAACCGTGTTCCCCAACGACCGAGATAATGTCTTTGTCGTCGTTGATTTCTATGTCGGAAATCTGTGCAACGTGGTCTTCGCTGTAGGACGTGTCGTAGGTAATCCAGTCGCCTTCAGTAACCATACCAACAGACGTTTCGACGCGCTCACCTTCGGGCGGTTGCGACCAGCCGACGACCTGACTGTGGCTGATTACGTAGCCATTTTCGAGTTTGTACGTCTTCTCGTCGTCGTTGAACTCCGCAATTTCGCCAGCCACTACCTCGTCGTCGTAGTTGATAAACGCCACCGCGTCGGTGAGTTGCATACCCGCGTCTCGTCCGAAGCCCTGTGGCTGTTCCCACGGCGTTCCGTGTGGCGATTCGGGCCAGTTACCGTCACTCGGATACTCTTCCCAGTGGTCGGCGTCGTACTCGTCGGCCACTTCCCCCGGCGGCTCTTGCTGGTAGACGACTTTGTTCGGGTCGTTCGCACTTTGCCAACCTTCCCCACCTCGCGGGCCTTCGTAGGGAATCCACGCTTTTCCAATGGGGCTACTGGATTTCTCCTGTAGACTCTGTTGCCAGTTCCGGTACTGGTTCCATTTCGTCTCTTTCACTGTGTCGGGAATCTCGGCGGGGTCATAGGCCGACCACCGAGCGGACGCGTCGTCAGTTAGGTCGATAACTGGGTTCGAGTCCTGCTTATCCTCGAACTCGTCCAGTTGGGTCTGTGGCCCTTGTCGAACCTCGTACTGTAGGAATGCGTCAGTTTCGATTGTCTTGACGAGTTCTTGTATCTCGGGGTTGGGATTCGGGCCTTCGACCAGTTCGGGGTGGTTCTCTTTGACTGATTCCGCCCACTTCTGGAAGATTTCTTCGTGGCTTTCTTTCGGAAGCGGCATTCGACCAGCGTAGTGGTGCTTGAGTTGTTCCACCATGTCTTCATGCTCTTCAAGCGACCAGCCGTCGGGGAACTCGTCAAGTTCGATTCGGTGTTCACCGAACGCAATATCGCTGTGGTCAACCGTCATACCGTCGCCCATGACGTGAACCTCGCCTTCGTTGTCCATTGAGCGAGCGGCGAGGGCGTCCATAGCGAACGCGATATTGTCTGTACTGACACGACTGGTGACGACAGCCGTATCGTGTGCGAATCCTTCAGCAATACCCACCTGTGGCGTATAGTTGTTCAACGCCATTTGACTCAAGTCGTATTCGTCAGCGTTCGGGTTCTCTAACCATGTGTCCATCAACCGACGGAATCCGGTGTTAGACATTCCTCGGTGTAAGCGAACGCTACTTCCGTGAGTCTTTTTCAGGTATTCCTGACTCACTTCGTACATGACCTTCGCTACCTGAACGTTCTCTTTGCTGGGTTCGTCCCACCCGCGAGCGGGGCTGTGTATATCCAGCGCTTCTTGGAAAGACGACGCGTGAAGGCCGGAGAGGCCACTTGAAGCGTCCTGTTTCCAGTCGTTGACGGCTTCGTAAAACTGACTGACAGCGGTCGAAGAGAAGTATTTCTCTAACTCATTTTGCACGTCTCGCTCAAGCGACATACTTCTATGCCACTCGTCACCGAGATTATCCGTAATGTCGCGTGCAACCGCGTCCGCTTCCCGATTGACGCCTTCCGCCATTCCCTCAAAATCGTCAGGAAGGGTTCGTTGTCGTTCGATGATTTCTATGTCGTCACCCTGAACGGACTCAAGTTGTGGGTCACGGCCTTCTTCAGTAGTAGATGAAAGTCGAACCATAGCCCCCGGCGTCGAAATCAGTGCTTCGACTCTTTGACCGTCACGCGCCGCAATTGTCGATACTTCTCCTTGATACGGGGTTCCGTCAATCTCGAAAGTGAGGAAGTTGCCCTCGGAAACGCGAGCGTTTGAACCGACCCGGAGCGCTTCTTTCTCGTTGGGGTAGAACGCCTCAATCTCTTCGTGATACAGAGTCTCGCCGTTTTCCAGTGTGTAGAGTACGTCTTGGTCGTCTTCGCCCTCATACTTCCAGATTCGGCCATTCATGAGGCCGTCTTCGGTTTGATAGAGAACAGCGTCTTGCGTGTTCACTGTCCCCCAGTCGTAATCTTCGCCACGACCGGGGACGTGTTCTTTCCAGTCCCTTGGCCCCTTGTCTTCCAGCGGTACTTGAGGCAACCCGTCAGCGGATTGCATGATATTGTACCGGTCACGCAACGCGTCAAGTGCCTGATTCTTTTGCGACTTGGTGGGTTCGAGTTCGTCAATTGCCGCTATAACGTCCATCGTCGCTTCTCGCGGCGTCTGAATGGTATCCAGATTCGTGAGTTCTCGAAACTCTTCGTAGTATTCCGCAACCGACTCGTCCGGGTAATTTTCACCAAAGACCACCTTCGCGGCGAGTTTTACGTAGCCCGAATCGTAGGGGTCTTTCAGAACCGTCTCTTCGGTGAACGCGTTGGCGAGGGAACTGGCGAAAACTCCGTATTCTTCTTCCACAGCGTTGACAAAACGCTCTTGGTCACTCTCACCCCACCCTTCCGCCTGTTCCTCGTACCCCTCTTCGATTTCTCCGGGTGGGTCGTCTACGTAGCGAATATCGTCAGGGTCGTTCGCGTTTTGCCACCCCTCGCCACCCATCGGCCCTTGATACGGAATCCAGTTTTTCCCGAGAGTACCCCTATCACGATAGGCGACAAGACGCGGGCCGTTGAACCGATTCAGTAGTTCGTCTTCGTCACCGAGTTCGTCGTCAGAAAGGAGTTCGGAAAGGAACCCGTCGCCGTCGGCCACAATTTCCCCATCTTCAATGCGACCGAGGGTAGACCACGACATATCTCCTATGTCGAACTCTTCGATAACGACAGCCATTACAGTAGGCTTCCTTCGCGTAGTGCTTTAATGTTGGTAATAATGTTATCACGGAACTGGTGTCGGCCTTTCCGTGACCACGTACTGTTTTGAACGTTCTCGGTCATTCGGTCAATATCCATATCTCGGCACAACTCCTGTGCGCGTTGGTCGATTTCTTCCTTTGAGAGACTATGACCGAGGTTTCGGGCTGTCCACGTAATCGACTGGAATCCACGGCGTTGGAACCGGTCGGGGCCGTTAGCGAAATCTCCACCCGACTTGTCCAAGTCCACCGCGAAGAACTCACCGTTCTCGTTGACCAGCACGTTCTTCGGGTGAAGGTCGGAGTTGCCAGCAATAATCGCTGTTGCGGCGAAATTCAGCACTCCGTCGCGGTCGATGTTCTCTTTCCACTCGTCGGGAGCGTGTCGTACTTCCTTCCCGTCCTTGCCTTCGACCGCGAGATAGCGTTGCTGGCGGTTCAGGAAGTGCTTTGGCGGGTCGAATCCCATGTTGCGGAAGAACGCGTCAGCGGCGATTGCACGCTCACCTAATAGCGGTTTCTCGCCTGTCTCGTTCCGTCTCATGTCCGGCCCGTAGTTCGTTACGAACGCTCGGCGTGGCTCTCCGTCTTCGGACTCCCACGTAGCAACGTGCATATGGCGCGAGGACGCGCCCTCTGACGCTCCGGCTTCGTGTAAGGACTGTGCGTGGTCAGCAGTGGCAACGTCCAGAGACGGCCCACCAGCACCTTCAGAGACGTAGCCCATTTCACTGTCTTCGACGCTGGTGCTTCGGTCGTCCATTTCCCAGTGGTCTTCGCTATACCCAGCGGCCACTGTCCCCGGTGGTTCGTCAAGGTCGTACCGAACGTCGTTAGGATTCTGTGTGTCTTGCCAGCCTTCGCCGCCTTGTGGGCCGCGATATGGAATCCAGTTCTTCTCGGTGGTCACTTCCTCGTCTTCTTCGCCCCACTCGGGGCCAACGACTCGAATGTCTTCGCCTTCCGCTGTGTATTTTTCACTATCTGACATATTCCATTGCCTCTTCGTAGGACATTCCCTCTTCGTGAATCAGTTCCCGAACGTGGCCCACGTCCACGTTGAAACTGAATCCGCCGTAGGCTTCGACGCTGACGGTGTTGTTCTCCCTGTCAACGTCTTTCACCTCGTATTGCGTCCCGGCGGGGAGTAGCACTTCGTCTTCCCCAGCGAACTCGCTGGCGGCCCGTGCGTAGACGCCGTGGTCGGTCTGAATGTCCAGTGTGATGTTGCCGAAGCCTTCCGCCACGTCTCGGTCAATCGTCGCGCTTTGGAAGCCTTCGTCCATGAGCGCTCCGCCCGATTCCATAGCCTCTTCAGCCTTGTCCATGAACGACCCAGCGTCCACGTCGATACCCCGAGCGACGTTCATTTCTCGGGGGAGTGTCTGTTTTGTCGCCGCTTGCACGTCGCTGATTACCCGAGCGGTATCAGCGTCAGCAGTAGCCATAATAGCGTGTTCGAGTTTCCCCTTCGAGTCCGCTTCTACCTCTTTCGCGGTATCTCGCATATGGCCGTTGATTTCTCGGTGGGCTTGGCCCGTGTACTCTTGTAGCGACTGGTTGTGCTGGCTGATATTGCTGAAGTGGTCACGGAGTTCGTCGCGTGTCTCGTCCAAGTCACGGTCTTGACTCTGGTACTGGTCTATATCCCACGTTTCGACTGTCTGAACGTGACCTTCGTCCATTTCGATACCGACCAGTCCGTCTTCGGGAGTGTGTCGAACCGTTCCCTCGAACTCGTCGCCGTTGCGAGTACCAGTAACCCTATCACCGTGTTCGAGGAACTGGGCGTCACCTTGCTCGAACTCCGTCCATTCTCCGAACGTCACTTCCTCGGGTTTCCCCCAGCCGTCAGGAACGTCAGACGGAGCGTCAGCGCCTTCCTCGGCTTCTTGAATTTTGGCTTCAGCCCACTCTTCCAACCCTTCCTCTTCGTCCAGCGCGATTTCGGGGTCAACGCCCTCTTCTCCGAGGTGCGATAGTAGGTCTTGGCGAAGTTCGTCACGTCCCCAGTCAGTCGATTCCTGAACCTGTTCGACCGCACTGTCGATGTAATGATTCGTGACCTTCGTAGAGGTGAGTTCGTCGTATCCTTCGACCGCTTCCGTCAACTCATCTCGGTTACGCTCTTCGATTATCTCTTCCCCGATGTTTTCGAGCATAGAGTTCGCCAACCCGGAAAATTGCTCGGTGTTGGCTTGGTCTAAATTCCCGATTCGGTCTTGGCGTTGCTCAAGTCGGTCGTGAAGGCGACCAGCAACCTCTTCGGGGCTGGTATCGGTATCCGACGCTACCGAGTGTATATCCTGTTCAATTGGTTCTTTGGCCTCTGTATGACTGAGTTCGTCAAGGAAGTTCCCGAGTTCTGAACCGCCGTCTTCGTTGTCTTCCTCGTTGCTCTCACCCCAGTCTTCCGCTTGCTCTTCGTACCCATCGGCTACTTCACCCGGCGGTTCGTCAAGTCCATATCGAATATCGTCCGGGTCTTGAGTATTTTGCCACCCCTCACCACCTTCCGGCCCTTCATAGGGAATCCACTCGTCTTTCTCGAAGGTAGAATCCAAAGCGGACTTGAGCGCCTTCGTGGCTTGCTGGGCCTGATTTTCTTCAGTAGGGGTACTGTCAGACTCCGCCACTTCCTCGTCGTCGTTCGGCTGACCTTCCTTTTCGGGACTGTCAGTGAGCCAGTTCGTCTCGTACTCCGACGCGTCGATTTTCACCATTACTCTCCACCTTCCTCGTTTGCTTCCGTTTGCTCCGTCCCGCCAGTGGTCTTATTCGCCCACGCCGCCTGTTCCATCGTTGCCTGTGGGTCTTTCAGGTCGTCGCCAGTCAACACGTCACCTCGTTTGTACTCCGTCTCTGTTGGCGACGAGACGACGAACTCGTTGTCTTGTGCGTCCAGTCCCGGCGACCCGGTAACAGACGACGCCAGTACGTCTTCCGTAGGTACTTCGCGTCGAATGACAACCGATTCACCGTCTTCAAAGTCTGTCCGTTGCGCGATTTGCTCAATGTCGCCCGACCACGATTCAGCCGGGCGGTGGGTGAACTGAATATCGTCGTCTTCGTCGCTCTCCTTTGCGTTTTTGAGTTCACTCGCGGCGCTTCCACCCACCGGACGGAAGAGCGGTACGGTGTCCCCGTAGAGTTCGGTGAGCGTATCCTGTGTCACTTCGTGTAGCCGTTGTACGGCCTCTACCTCTTCTTGCGTGACGTTCTCCGGGCGGCCTTCCATTTCGGGAATGTTCCCGTTCCCACTGTGCTGAACCGCGTAGTTCCAGAACGAGTTCATTTCCTCGCTGTGGGGGTCGTCTGACCACGGTTCAAAGGACTCGTTCAGTTGCTCGTAGGCTTCGGGGTGGTTCTCTTGCATACGGTCGCGCATGGCTTCAGGGAACTCGTTACCCCAGTCCATAGCGAGCGACGGCGTGTCCGGTGTCTCGTCTACACCGGGCGGATTCCGCTCGCTGGCTTCCTTGTGAGCCTCGAACGCGAGTGTCCGAATTTGCTCGTCTTGAAGCGGGTGGCCGTCGATTTCGGCGTCTTCTTTGAGACTCTGAACAATGTCGCCAGCGCTCTCGCCCTCTTCCAGCAGGTCGGTCACTGGGTCTACGAATGATTGCCAGTCACCCTCGGCGTCGTGTTCCGTCACGACTTGAGTCGCCCGGCTCTCTTCGGGTTCCTCGTTGGTTTCAATCAGACTGTCTTGCATTTCGCTGACAGTCGTCTCGAAGCCTTCCGGGTTGGCGATTTGAGAGAGCGTCAGCCCGTTCATGACCCACTGCTTCGGGTCTTCTACGTCCGCGCCTTGGTCTTCCATGAAGCCCGCTGTGTGGGTGAGAAAGTCCTGACCCAGCGTCTCTTCGACAGCGGCCCGTGCCTCTTCAGCGCTGGTGTTCGTCGGCATTTCGATACTCTCACCGCCACCCGACATGGTGACAGTCCCAACGTCGCCGTCACCCTCTTCGGATACAGCGGCGGAAACGTCGAACTGGTTCTGGAACTCGGTACGTTGTTCGCTATCGTCACCAATCTGTGTGAGAGCCGCCCGTACCCATGAGTCGGGGTCGTTCCCGTCTACGGCGGGGCTGTTTTCCATAGCCCCGGACAGCCATTCTACCGTCTCGGCGTCCATCGTCGCTCCCATAGCCTCTCTCACCTGTTCCGTCGTCACCTCGTTCGGAACAACGACACCACCCCGGTACTTGTCAGTCGAAACCGTCCGTTCACGAATCCGCTCGTCCAGAGCGTCTTGGAAGTTCTGGTTGGCTTCTTCAGTAACGCTATCACCAAACGCCCGAATCCACGCTTCGGGGTCTTCCTTCTCTTCCTCGCTCATGGTCATGCCGAGACGAGCGACCGTCTCTTCCGACGAGACTTGTGTAATCGCGCTCGTTACGTCGGTGACACCCGTTTGAGTCGTAGATTCGATTTCGCCACTCTCGGTCTGAATCGTCACGTCTTGAGCGTCTTCGGGTTCGCTCTCGGCTTCGGTATCCAACGCTTCCTGTAGTTCTCCGAGCGACCCCTTACCAGTCTGTGCGATATACATGGCGGCGGCGGTCACGAACGTCTGTGGGTTGAATGACCCACCGCCACCGGTCGCCTGTTGCTTGAGCGATTGCATGACTGTCGCGCCGAGGACTGACGTGATAGCCGCCGAGACAGTCTGTATCGTAGAGTTGCCGGGGACAGTAACGTCGGCGTCACTTCCCGCGCCACTCGGCTTCCCTTCCTGATAGCGGATTTCGCCTGTCAGGGTGTTTTGCCAGCCTTCCCCGCCCTGTGGCCCCTCGTAGGGAATCCAGTCTTTGAAGACTGTTTCGACGCTCTTCCGAAGTGCCTTGTCCGACTTTTGAGTAAGGGTATTAGGCGTCCCAATTCCAGCAACGATGTACGGCCCATCGTAGACGTTCAGTAGTTTCTTTTCGTTGTCCGCGAACTGGTCAGCGCCGATTGCGACCAGTTGGTCTTCGCCGTCTACGATTTCTCCGTCGTGGATACGACCAATTTCGGTGTAGTCGTTTTCACCGAGTTCGTAGAAGGTGACGGTCATTCGTCACCCCGCACTCTGTCGTCGTAGAGCCGCCCACCTTTGGCGGCGAAGACGTTCTCTTCGATAGCCATTTGAATATCCTTATTATCCACGTTGGACGCCATACTCTTTATATCGTCGGCTGTTCCGTCTTCGATTAGTTCCTGTGTCGCACGGGCCACGTCTCGCTTGAGTTCGAGAACTTCGTTATCGTCACCTCTCACCTCGTACATATTCAGCGTTCGACCCAAACTCTTGAGTCGCCCCCACGACGTGTGCTTCCAGTCGCGGGATTGCATATCGTGACCCGACAAGTCAAGGTCAACTGGAATCAGACCACCGTTCTCGGTCACGAAGACGTTCCCACCGTGCATATCCCAGTTCCCCGAGAGCATGGCGACAGCGCCGAGTTTAGCGAACTGGTCACGCATGGCTTCGTCCGGTTCACCGCCCCACTCCCTCGCTGGTTGACCGTCAGCCTCTTCAACTGTCCAGTATTCCGTCTTGAGCCGTTCGTGGCGAGGAACGTCCATACCAGCGGCCTTGAAGGCTTCGTAGCCAGCCATAGCCCGCTCGGCGTCTTCCTCGCCTTGATTCCGTACCTCGTCAATCCGCTCCGAGCGGTGGTGACTGGTGTTGGTGACGAATGCTCGGTGTCCGTCGTCGTACTCGGCTATGAACATACTGTCAGCGCTGATACCCGTAGACGCTTCAGTATCCGAAATAGGCACAACTCGGGACGCTTTTGCTGGGTTTAGGTCGTCGCTAATCTCTTCCTGTGCGGCGTACTCGTCGGTGTTTGAGAACGGATTCGCCAACTCCGCGTCGGCTATGGTATCCTTGAACTTGTCCGCCATTTTCCGGTCGCCGTAGTTACGAATCCAGCCTTCGGCGGCGGTAATCCAGTTGTCGGCTTTTTCTTCGTCCACGTCCCCGAACAGAACCATATCTTCGAGTTCACCCACAATCTCACTGTGGGGGCCAAAGGTGTCTTCCAGCATATTGTGAACGTCCACACCGTCGAAGCCGAATGGTACGTCGAAGTTGGCGTTTGGAGTATCGGCTATCTCTTCGTGTAGCAGGTCGTTGTACTGGTCGATAATCTCCGGGTGGTTCCCCAGCACTTCAGCCGTGCCATGAAGCACGTCCATCTTGTCGTTTAGGTTGCCGTCGTTTTGCATTTGAACGACGTTCGCCAGTTCCGTGAGTAGGTCGCCTTCGTTGTCGTCTCGGAACCGCCGAATGGTGTTCTTCAAGTCGTCAGCCGTGAAGTTTTTCGGGACTTGAATGTCCTTGTCGCTCCCCGGAATGTTGTAGTCTACGAGGGTCGCGCCCTGAACTCGGTCGGGTTCCTCGTCGCTACTCGGCCCCCAGTCTTCCGCCTGTTCTTCGTAGCCTTCAGCCACTTCACCGGGCGGGTCTTCGAGTCCGTATCGAATGTCGTCGGGATTGTTGACGTTTTGCCAGCCCTCTCCGTCCTGTGGGCCACGGTACGGAATCCACTCCTTCCGCATAGTCCTGATAGGGGTAATGGGATAGGAGCGAGCGAGTGACTTGTCCGTCAGCGACTCTTCGATTTCCAATAGCCGCTGACCGTTCTCGTAAATCTCGTCGGCCAAATCCGTGTTCAGTGCGGGGTGTTCTTCGAGAGCGCCGTGAATCGCGTTGGTAATCTCGTCACGTCCAGCACCGAGTTCACTCGCCCGTGCGGCGAAGCCTTCAATGTAACTGGTATCACCGAATCCGTCGGTGGACGCGGCGGAACGAAGCGCTTCGGCTTCGAGTTCTATCTGACTCGGTTCGTCTTCCTCGGGTAGCCACGACGACTCCGACCCAGCGATACCGTGGCCGAAGAATACCGCTTGTGGCGAAGCCAGTGTTAGCCCGCTTTCGGCCATTCCTCGCTCGTCGGTCGGAATCTCGAACTCGCGGTGCGTCTCGGTGTCTATCGCGTGAATCGCGTCGTCGGTCACTTCCTGAACGCGGGTTTCGTAGGGGTGGCCTTGAACCTCGAAGTGTAGTTTCTCACCTTCTACCAAGTCGTTGGCTGTAGTTTGCATGAGGCCGAACGACTGTTGAATATCAGCCTCTTCGATGTTCTCTTCGGTGAGTTCGTCGGGGTCGTTCTCGGCTGGGCGCGGTGCTTCGTCCAGTCCGTAGCGGATATTCTCGGTCGTTGTATTCCGCCACCCTTCACCGCCCCGTGGGCCGTGATATGGAACCCACTCTTTCCCCAGTGCGTCGGAGTCCATAACCACCGCTGACAGCGGCGTGTGGCCCGCCTGACGCGCCGTGTTGCTGAACGGGATACCAGCCTTGGATACTATCGTCTCTCCGCTGACGACGTGCTGGTAGCCTCTCTGGTCGCCTACGTCTATAGGAGTCCAGTTTTCTTTCGTGAGTGCGTCTTCCATCTTCCGGTAACGACGTAGCCAGTCAACCGATTCGAGTTCCCAGTCAAGTGATAGCGTTTCCCCGTCAGCCTTCTCTTCCTCTTCACTGGCGTCATTTTCGATACCCGAAAGCGCCCACCGCATTTGCTCAATCGGGTCGAACTCTTCGGGAAGGAATACGTCGTCGCGGCTGTGGTTAGTGTACTCTTCAGGATTGCCAGCAACGATTTCCGCTTCGTCAGACCGACCACTGGTAGTGGTATCAGACGACCCGAATATTTGTTCAACGGGGAGTTCTTGGCGGACAACAATACCGGGGTAATCTTCGGTATTCCACGTCGAAAACTGAAATGCGACGGTCGGGTTTGTAGACCATGAGTTCGCCACACCATTACGAATCTCTATCTCTGACGGGGCGTCTTCAGCCTGTAGCGCTTCCCGTGCTTCTTTACCTTTGGATTGTTCACCGGGGTCGTAGCCACGAAACACCGGAACGGTATCACCGAACACTTCACGGAACGTCTCTACGGTCTTTTGACGATAGCGTTCCAGCCTCTCTTGACGAACTTCGAGACTGTCAGCGGCTTCCACGTCGTCGGCTTCCGCAATGAGTTTCCCTACGTCACCACGCGTCGGGTAGAAATCGTTCTCGTAGGTGTGAGCGGCCAGTCGGTAAATTGGAAGTGTGTACTCGTCCACCATACTCCCCTGACCACGAATCCATTCACCCATAGCCGTATTGACAGTCTCTCGGGTATCGGGTGTCATACGACTCATGAAATCTTCGGTCAATTCGGGGTCAGCGTGACTTAACGACAGTTTGCCCTTGAGCGTGGGGTGGTCAGGTGCTTCATTGTCAAGGTGTTGGTCGATACCGTCCAAGACAATTTCTTGAGCGTCGTCTATATCGCGGTCTTCGTTTATACTCTGACCATTTGATTCCAGCCCGTAACGAGTGATAGCGAGTAGCGTTTCGTAACTCGGGTCATGCTCTTCTATTAGTTCAGCCGCGTAAATTCCAGCCTTTTTGTTTTCCCACGAATTGCGGTCACGAATCTCCTGACTCATTCTTTCAGCCGCTTCGTCTAAATCAAACGAAGCATTCGCCGCTTCACCAGTCGGGTTGAAACTCATATCTCGTGGTTCAGGTTCTCCGACGACTCCGACGAACTCTTGCTTGTTTTGCTTGCTGGGGATAGCCGGATTCTTGAACCAACCGGGTTCCATACCCTGTAACTTCACGGAATCGGATACGTAACCAAATTTGTGACTAACACCAGTCGGAATTGCTAATTCCATTCGAGGTTCAGGAACGTGTGTATCGCTACCTTGGAACCAGAGATTTTCTATATCCCATTCCCAATTTTGACCGAGTAGTGTCTGTCCTTCACTAATTGGGAACTCGTCACCCCATTCAGCAGGGTCGCCGGGAATCGGCGTAATGTCTTCCGGGGCGTACTCTCCCTCGAACTTCTCGGGGATTTCTACAGCGTCTTCTCCCGCCCCCCAGTCTTCGGCCATGTCTTCGTACCCCTCGGCCACTTCACCGGGCGGGTCTTCCAGCCCATATCGAATATCGTCTCGGTCTTCCGTATTTTGCCACCCTTCACCGCCCCGTGGCCCTTCATACGGAATCCACTCTTTCGACTTAATGTCGGGTTGGGTTTGCTCACCGACAGTCTGACGGAACCAATCGTAGTTTTCGATTGCGATTGAAGCGTACTGGTTCATTTCCTGTTTGGAAAGGAGCGCTCGCTGGACAGCCTTCGCGGCTTCCTCGCTCACGTCAGTATCCCTATTAGCACGTTCCGCCGCCCACACCGCCTGTTCGAGTGCTGTCGTCTCACTCGGGAGAATCAGGTTGTCGGGTTCGTAGCGCGTCTCGGGTTCCGGCGCGTTAACAACAAGTTCGTTCTCGTTATTAAGAAGGCCGGGGTGAGTGTCGCCAGTCACGAATAGTTGTTCAACCGGAACCTCTTGACGAATCACGACACCACCTTCGCTGTAGCCGTCAGTGTGGATGCTCCCGGCGAATCGCATGGCGGTTCCGGGTTCCGTCGCCCACGAAGAGAGGGTGGCTTCAGGAAGTTCGATACCCTTGCCTTCCTGTATATCTTCGCGCATTCCGTCGATTTGACTACTCTGACCGTCAATGCCACGGAAACACGGAACCGTGTCACCGTAGACGCTCCGGTACAGTTCAGTCATGGCCTCTTTGTATTCGAGAACGTGTTCGATTTCTCGGTCGGTTACGTCTGTCTCACGCACCTCTTCGCCGTTGACCGGAATGAAATCGTTGTCGCTCTCTCGCATGGCCGCTTTGATTAGTGGCGCTGTAGACTGACTGAACATACTACTGGTGATAGACCAGTTGCGAATAGCACTGTAAGCAGGCTTCTCGTTCGTCATTTGGTCGTCGGTGTAGCCTATTTCAGACTCGAAGTTATCCCACCAGTCTCGTTTGAAGTTGTTGTCAATTTCACCGAGAGAGATAACCCCACCACCTCGTTTGCCACCTTCTATCTCTATCTCTTGCTCGGTTTGGCGGTCAAGGAACTGGGTAGCGGCGTCTCGGAGTACCTTCTGAACGTCGTTCTCTTCGAGTCGCCCACCGTCCCCAATCTCCTTTTCCATGCTTTTCAGTTTCCATTCAGCGGCTTCGGAAACGGCGTTCGGGTGATACCCGGCTTCCAGTCCTTCCTCGAAGAAATCCGCTGTCGGTTCGTCCAACTTGTACGGACGCGCTCGAACGCCTTCGAGGTGCGAATCCACCAAATTAACAATATCTTCGTTGACCGGAGACGGGCGGTCGTGCCAGTAATCCTCGCTGTACTCCGGCGATACTTCACCCGGTGGTTCTTCGTCGTAGACAATTTTGTCGTCGGTGAAACTGAACGGCTTAATCCAGCCTTCACCACCACGCGGGCCGAGATATGGACGCCACTTTGTGCGTTTCTCCACCGGCTTACTCAAATCCTGACCCCAGTCAACACGGTCTTCAGCGCCTTTTCCGTCGCGGTCGGGGTTTAGAACGAACCGAACCGGCATGGTATCTAACCCAGCCATACGCGCCGCGAGAGCGCGGTGTCGGCCTTCCTGTGAGTTCCGCATATTGCCGTTGCGACCGAACTCAATGTACGGCATGGGCATTTCACCCGGTTCGTTCTGTAACACCTCGGCGTACTCTTCTACGTCGTCAGTCCGAACTCGGTGGAACGACTCGTAGGCTTCTTGTGGATGGTTCCGGTCAGACGACAACATATCCGTTTGTGTGGCAAGGAAATCTTCGACCGGCATTTCCACGTCGATGTTCGTGAACTGACCGCCGTCGAAGTAATTGAGATTATCCGTATCAGCGTCCCACGGGCCGTAGTCTACTCCGTCACCGACGGCTTCGATTCCGACCTGAATATTCCCAGTGTCGCCAGTGTCGATAATCTGCTGTAGTTTCTCGGCGTCGTCTTCCGACGCGATTTGTCGGAAATCGCTCTGTTCGGGACGAGAGCCACCATTACCCATATTGGGAGTTGGACGCGGTGGAATCACACCCTCGCCAAGTTTTTCCTTTATCCGCTCGAATCCGTCCCGAATCCGTCCGTCTTCCTCGTCACTTTCCGGGTTGTATTCCGGCGTGGGTTCGATATACCCGGTCAAATCGTCACCATTCACCTCGTAGCGCCGTCCGTTGGTAGCGGCAATTACAAACTTCTCGTCAAAGCCGCCGTAATCCACCTCTTCGATTTGACCAACGAATGATTCACCGTCGTCATTCTCCCACGTCGCCGTGACCGGAAGATTGTCTTCAATATACGACGCGTCCGAAATCCCGGTCATTTCGTTCAGTTCACCGCTCTCGGGTTCGTCTACGTCAACGTCATTGCCGGGTGCTTCGTCGTCAGTGGGTTCCTCGTCCACGTAACGAACTTCGTCAGTCAGCATATGTTGGTAGCCCTCGCCACCGTTCGGGCCGACGTAGGGTGTCCACATACTGATTTTCTCTGTCGTCTCGGAGTCTTCGTCCTGAATTGCGGCCATGACGTAAGGGCCGTCAATCCGCTCGGAGAGCCATTCGTCGGAGTGGTCTTGCCACACCTGTTCAGGAAAAATATCCAGTAGGTCGTCGTTCTCCACGGCCTCTTGGTCGGTATGGCTACCCAGTTCCTCGTACTCCGCGTCGTCGTTCAGTTCATATACAACTACTGTCATTCTGAATCACCCGTCAACCGCTGGACGTTACGTGGCGCGTCCACCGTGACAATCCGTCCCGGTGCGTCTTGGATTTCTACCTCTCCGCTGTCAGCGTCGTAGCCCATGAACGTCCCGCTAATCTCTTCACCGTCTTCGTCTTCGACCCGAATCTCTTCACCAGTGTTTAGGTCGTCCAACTCACCATTCCAGTTCCGTTCCCGTCCAACCTGAACTACGTCGTCCCACTGATTGACGTGGAATGGGTCGCCACCGTCAGTCGGACGAACTTCTACTTGAGTCACCGGGCCGTCCGTTTTCACCTCTTCAACCAGCACCTCTTCGTCGCTAAACCCCTGATTAATCGTGATACCCATACCGGGTTCAAGGTCGGTTAAGGAGTCGTATGAATCCTCTCGGTCAGCCAGTGCGTCCATGAGCGCCGCCGATTCTTCGGTCGGTTCAATCGGAATTTTTGGCTCTTCGGACGAGAGAACGTGGTGCGGCATATCGAACGAAATTTCGTAGTTGTCGTCCGTCTCACCATACCAAGTCCCTTGATAGAACTGGGTGAGTTCTCCTGTGCGAACGTGTCCGTCACTCGTCAGAACTGTCACTTCTTGCCCTTCCTGAAAGTCGTCCATGCTATCCGCATGACGCGGAAGACTGTGCGGGTCGCCGCCCCACGGTTCAAATAGGTCTGAATGGCTTTCGTCGTTCGCCAGTTTGTCTATGGCGTCCTTGAAGTAGGATTCGTGGTTCGTTCCTTTCAGTTCCTCGGGAACGTCAAGGTCGCCTCTCATATAATCCCGCGCAATATCGTATATCTCGTTTTCGACTTGAGAGGTACTAAGCGGGTCGTTGACAACTCTGTTAACGTCCATGAAACTACCAAAATGACTCCCACCAGCGGCGTCGTGGTCGATTACAGTCGCTTCCTGTGTATCGAAGTTGACCCGGATATTGTGAGAGTGAAGGTCTTGATTGCCAACAAAGAACGCCGCCGCCGAAGTGCGAGCGAGGGAGTCCATAAGTTCAGCGTCGTCGTTTTCGTCTATCGACCACTGGCGGCTTCTCAAGTCGTCGCCTTCGATACCCTCTTTAGCGATATACTCACCTCCGTCCGGCCCTTCCACGATTCGTGTTTTACACGCTCCCCCGCCGAGGTGGTCAATCATAATAGGGCTATTCAGATTGTTCTCGCGTGCTTCAGCCGCACTATCAACCACGCCCGTTGTGATATGATTGTAGGCTTCCACCGGAGTCGCAAAGATTAGCGAGTCGTCCGGCATGGTAGCGATTTTCATTTTCTCCCCAGTCGTGTTCCCGCCAGTGATACCGGCTTCCCGAGAGCCTTCGACCTTGTGAGCGTGTGCAAACGGATTGGACAGATACTCTTCCAGCGATAAATCTTGGTCGCCTTCAGGGCCAATGAATCGAACGAAATTACTCGGCCCTACTGTCGTTTCTCCCACGTAATCGTCTTCGGTCTGGACGCGTAGCGAGTTCGTTTCGCCTATCGACGCGTCGTAGTCGATGTACCCAGTCACTTCACCCTCAATCGTTCCGTTCAGTTTCGGAGTATCGAACTCCACCGTCGCACCCAGCGGAACTTCGCCAAGGCCGTCAAACGGGGTAAATTCGAGTAGGTTGTCCCACGTCTCGTCAGGAGCGCGGAATCCACGGAAATCGCCCTCGTTGACCACCGACTCGAACTCGAAGGGGTCTTCTCGGGGTTCAAGCGGAACCGGCCCTTCGTCCACGGCCACCATATCTTGTAGCCGAATCTCGGTTCCGTCTTCGAGAACAACACCACCAAACGTCCCTTCTTCCGTCTGAACGAACGTCGGACGTTCGTATTCGCCAACACGACGAATGCCGTTCTCGCCTTCGTACAGCACGTCAGCGCCTTCCTGTAGTTCGTTAATCGGTGGAATATCTGTATCCCACTCGAACTCGGGTACTTCGGCCTCATGCGGCATATCCGTAATCTCTTGAATCTGGTCAGCCGTGACAGAGGCTTCGTAACCGTCGTCACCAACGACTTTGAGATACGCGGGCGTTGGGTCAGCGCCTTCGATGTTCTCACCGTATTCATAGCCCACAACGCGTCCTTCGTGGTGATTACCGACCGACGAGATATAGTAGATTTCAGCCCCCTCGGGAACGTCAGACGGAGCGGCAATATTCATGCCCTCAAAAGCGTCGTCCCACTCGTCAGCGTCATAGTATCCGCTGGTGTCTTGGGACTCGTCGCCTTCACCGTAGCGCTCCCAAAAGTTCTCTTCGACGCCTTCCACTACGTCACCGGGCGGGTCGTCTTGATACACTACCTCTTGGTCGCTAATCCGTTGCCAGCCTTCGCCACCTCGGGGGCCTTGGTACGGAACCCACTCGCCCATGACGTTCTGTACCTGTTTCTCGGCTCTCTCCGGGTCGTCACGGTGTTCCGGGGACAAGAACCAATCCTCGGTCAAGTCTACAACCGGCGTCTCGTCAGGCGAACCGGGCGGATTCTCGGCCTTCTCTACGCTGGATAGATTGAGGCCGTGTTCCGCTTCGATACGACCGAGTAAGTCCAGATACTCGTTTTCCCACTCAATCACTTCGCCGTGGGCTTCACCGGGGCCAGCGGTTCCCGTCGTAAAGAACCTGTCGCGCTCGAAATTGAAGCGGTCGCTGTTTAGTTTGTCTTCAATGTGGTCTTCGTGAGCCTTGGCGATACGTAGGAAGCGAAGCGCGGTTTCCTCGTCAGGCGTTTCGTCGTCGTAGATTAGACTGATAGCCCTACTGAAGTTCTCCGCGTCGTTCGCTGACCAGTTCTCGGCTGGTTCGCTTAACCCAGCCTTTCGTTCCGGCCATGATGTTCGACCCTGTGTATCTCGGCGTGTCTTGAGTTTCACGTCGTCAGGCTTGAGGGTAATCCGGTCGCCCCGCATATGCACCTCGGATTCCGTGTTGTGGACACCGGAGAAATTCAAGCCGTCGATAGCCAGCACTATGTCTTCCGGGTCAATATCCGGCTGAATGACAACCGTATTCCCAGCCCAATCACGGGCGACCCGGTGGTCGGCGGAGTAGTTGGCGAGCGCCCTGTGTTCCACCTCGAACTCGTCAGCGCCGGGGTTTTCCAGCCACCCCTTGACGAGACTCCGAAAGCCGTGTCGGGAGATTCCACGGAACAGGTCGTCGCTCTCGTACTGGTCTTCGTAAAACCGACGAGATGCGTCAGAGAGAATTTCTACCGCCCGTTTAAAGTCTTCCTCGTTGCTTGTATCCCATTCTTCCCCGTAGCGATTATCCCGAGACACCGCGTCAATCTCGAACACCTCTTTCGCAATGTCGGAGTAACGGCCAGTGCCACGGTCACTGTCGCTCTTCCAACTGGCTAAATCCGCCCGTAGGTCGTTCATGGACTCACGGTCGAAGTACGCGCTCATGGCTTTCCACAAATCGTCAGCACCATGTTCAGAAAGAACAGGGAGCGTTTTGGCGTCATTTCGCCAGTCAGCGTACTCTTTCCACTCGAACTCGTCGTGAGAGAACGAATGATAGACTTTCTCGCTTACGTCTTCCAAATCGTCTTCGTGGGGATTGTCGTCGGCCAGTTGCCACGCTTCGTATTTCGGGTCTTGTGACGTATTGACGTGCTTCAAGACACGATTTAATGGCACGTCGTCACCCGATTCAAGTTCGAGAACGACACCCGTCACTTCATGACCACCGAGATTGGTGTACGTATCCACACGCGCACCAGTGACGCGACCCCAACTGTGCGGGGCCTCTTCACCTTGACCGTCTTCGTAGATAACTTGGTCGCCACTGAACTTCGCTTCGAGGAAGCCGTCTACGTTGTCCGGGTTGGCTTCGTCAATCTCGTCTTTCACGTCGTAGTTCATCGGTGGGCGCTCCCACTCGTAGCCGTCAGGGGCGGCACGGAACGACTCGTCTACCTCAATCTCGCCGTCACTGTCCCACCCGCCACCGGGCCGGTCACTTCCGTACACTACGTCGCCGGTGTAGGTGTTGATGTACCCTTCCCCACCTCGCGGGCCACGATACGGAAGCCAGTTGGTACTACTCCGAAAAGCCGGGTGTTGTTTGGCTACCGTACCAGCGAGTGCGTCCGCAAGGTCTTTGGTCAGGCTCATTACAGTTAGTTCGAGATTCGACCGACGAGGAACGGCTGTTCTTTCTTTTGCGTCGGGCTGGGGTCTTCGTACACGTCGAACGCGACCGGGCCAGTGTTGACGATGATTTGCTCACCGTTCTCTCGGGTAGTCTTCTTTTCCTGAACCATACCACGCGTCGGGCCGACATTCGGCACGTCCAGCATGACTTGAGTTCCAACGTCTACGTCCTTGACCGACACCTTGCCGAGCGTACCCAGCATTTCGTCACTCATTTCACCGGCGTCACTGACGCACGCAACGAATTTCTCGGAGTATTCGTCTTCAAACGGCGTCAGTTCGTACTTATTCGCGCCGGTGTCTACCGTGGCCTTCAACGTCCCCGACCACGTTTCGTCTACGTCCGTTACTTCGCCAGTCTTCCCGCCGCCCATCGGCGTGTCGATAACCACCATGTCACCGCGTTCGAGGTGTGAGAAACCTTTCTCTTCGTCAAAGCGAGACGACAGCCCGTACTCGTTGTAGGTGAATGCCTTCTGTGCTTCCTCGGGGTCGAAGCCGTATTCCTGACGCGCTTGACCGTAGACAGAACCGATTTGAGGGTCTTCGTCGTCTTCCTCGTTGACGGCTTCGGGATAGTTGTCGCGCTGTTGTGCGTTCGGGTTGCCGCCGGGGGCTACGTCACCTTCACGACTGTCAAGGTCGTTGTACCCTTCCTTCGCTTGCTCGGCCACAGTCGGACTATTTTCTTCTCCGTTCGACTCGTCGTCGCTGTCCTGCTTGTTCAGGTCAACGACATTTGGCGTATCTTCAGAATCGCTCATGGGGATAGTGGCCTCTTGTTAATACTGTTGATACCCCTACTGTAAGACCTTTCGGGAAGAACCGGTTAAACTACTCTCGCTCGAACTCAAGCCAATCGCCGCTCTTTTCGAGCGTCACGTCGTCGGTCGCTTGACCGAAATCTCGCTTCTTCCGTGTAATTTTATCTATCGCCTTGACGCCACGGTGATTGAGTTCAGTTTGAATCGGTGGGAGATATTGGGTGTACTCGTCGCCAGCATTGTGAAACAACTTATAGAGACAGAGCAACACCGACGGACACTCTACTGACTTGAGAACAGCCCCACTCACCGAATGAGTATCGCCCCACACCGGCTCACCTTTTTCAACGGCTTCACTGGCTTCCTGTATCCGTTCGTTATCCGACTTACAAATACCGTACTCGTTCAGTTCGTCAGGTGAGAGTTCAACGTCAGCGTCCTTTTCTATCACATTCGACGGGTCAACTTCATGCTCGGAAAGATTGATTCGCGTCTTCGTCTCGAACGGTACTTCGTAGTACCAGTGATTTCCAGCCGGGTCGCCCTCTTCGTCGTAGAGCGCCATGCTGTCGTCAGGAACGCTATCTTGGTCGTTGACCCACACTCGGTAGTAATCCCGAACTTCCAACACCTCACCATCCCCTGATTCTTCAGTATCCTTACTGACGTTGTAGTAGAAGAATCCGGGCGGCCCTTCGTGTACTTCCTTTCCATCCGGGGCGTTGAACGGAGCGTCAACAGCCTTGATTGCTTCACGCTCTTCCGTCTCTTCGAGGACAGCATGATACCGAGTCATTCGGTCAATAGCGACCTTGACGCGTGGAAGTGCTTCGTCCGTCTCGAACTCCACGACCTCTTCGCCGGGGGTAATTAGTTCGCGTTCATCCGCGCCCCCGGAGCGTTCAACTGGCCCTACGTCCATAGCGAATTTCTTCGCTGAACGCATGAGCGCTCGAATCCGTTCCTTATCCTCGAACGGAATATCAGCCTCGAACTCGAAATTCGACCGTATCTCGCCCAGTTCCTCGTCGTTGTTGTTGGTGATTATGAGTCTCATACTTTTATCCCGTACTCTTCCCCGCCATGACGATGAATCGCCTTTTTAGCGTACAAGTGCGGCTCAAACAGTTCTACATAAGCCGCAACCAGATACGGATGTTCTTCAATCAAATGCGAGGTTGCCAACTGGTCGCCGTTCTGTAAAACCTCATGAGTTTTCGCCATTGTCTCTTGAGCATTTGTGGCCGAGTATCCCGACCCAATACTGTAAGCGCTGTTACCGAAATCAGCAGGGTCGTTCTCGAACATTTTGGCTTGCTTGTACCACGCACGGTTCACGGCTGACACTAAATTATCTATTCTCTGTTCAGTGGTTTCAGGGTTTGGCTCAAACCCTTCCCAGTTCTCAAGAGGATTATCCACGTTCGGGCTGTCCCCGTCTTCTTCGCCGTATGTATCGTCGTACCCAGTAACAATGTGGTCAGAGAACTGAAGTTCACCGTTGTCACTCTGTACGGTGAAATTCCACTGTGAACCGTCGCCGGGGTGAACGAACTCATAATCACGCCGGTCTTCTTGAGAGAGGTTTTCTTTCTCTTGAGCAATAAGGTGAATCGTCTTGTCTTCGTGCTGGAACCGAACTACGTCGCCCTTATCAACCGACTCGAACACGTCTTTGGGCGACATACCCTCGGTATTCTCGTACTCCCTCTGTTCCAAATCGGTTTCTCCGTGAACCTCTTCCTCTACAGCGTCTTTCCACGCGTCGAATCCGTGCGGTAGTTTCTCTTGAGTGAATGCGGTTGCTTCCCCAACCTCTTCCCATCCACCACCGAACGAATCGTACTGATAGACAGTCCCCTCTCTATCAACATAGGCGTCTTGAGCCATACTGGTGTGGATTTCTAACTTACCGTCTTCCATTTCACCAACTGACTCAATTTCGTATGACTCATTCGACATGAAGGTATCGGACGGCTCGATGTATATGTTCCTTCCAGCCTCTATTTCGTCAAAATCAAAGTCTACAAACTCGCCGTCGTTGTCGGTATCCTGAAGCATATAGTCTTCGGGGGCAAAGAAATCTGAATCTTCGCTGAAATCGAACGCTATGGTATCGTACCGGGTCTTCAGGTCATGATACTCGTGAGACAAATTCGTCGGACGCCGCCTGTACTTCTCGTCAGAGAAATTGCTATTTTTGTAACGATTCTTGTAATTATATCCGAACGAACTGACGATAGCGTGTCCAAATTCGTGTCTCGTCGTGTCGATAGGCGCTCGTTCTGACACCTTGATTGAAACACTCCCCGTTCCGCTACAACTCGCTCGGGATACCTTGTTCCCGATTTTGAAGAGTGACTTGAATGTCTCACGGGCGACGTTCATGTCCTTAAACGAGGGGATAATATCTTCAGAAATATCGTCATTCAGATTTTGCCGCGTAGCCCGACCCATCGTCTCAAGACGAGTATTTTCACGGTAAGAACGTCTCACAGCGTCAATTTGCTCGTCCTTTTCTAAATCCGACCAGCGACTCGTCTCTCGTATTTCGTACTTCCCGTTATCGTCTTGGTCATGCCAGTCTATGTCGTCGTTCGTGATAGTAATAAGGTCGCCAAATCCACGTTGATTCTGAACTTCAAGTTCGACAGCGTTGATTTCACCACCCGCAACGAAGATACTCTCTACGTCCGCGTATTCCACCATGTCGGTGTTTTTGTTGTAGAGTTTGATAGTCTGACCGTAGAACAGGTTATTGTCGAACCAGTCAGCGCCAGCGTGGTCAGGTGCTTCGAGTCCGTCGCCAATCTTGTCGTCCGGCGTGCCAATGAAATCCTCTTCTTCGACTGGCGATTTGCCGTGACCGTCCTGAACCCATATCACACCGAACGCGTCCTGTTCAACAGCAGTTACCTCTCCCTGCTGTAGTTCGCCGTAGTCATCGTAGTAGGCGATTTCGTCACCGGCGGCTACGTTGTCCCACGTAATCTCTTCACTCGTTTCTGTCGTGCCGTCAGGGGCCTCTTCTTCCAACTCCGACAGTGCTTCCGGGTCGCCATGCTCTTCCAGCCACGCCCGTTCTTCAGGCGTCATGCCGTCACTGGGCGGAGCGCCATCACCTGTCCCAACTCGCCCCGGCGGCTCTTCGACGTAGCGAACCTCACCAGTCTCCACCTCTTGCCACCCTTCGCCCCCGTGCGGCCCCTGATACGGAATCCACTCCTTATTCAACGTCTTTACTTCCGTCCAGTTTTCCGCCTGTTCCTCGAAGCCTTTCACTATCGGGCCGGGGGCCTCCTCGGTGAATTTCTTCTCGCCAGTGCTGGCACTAATCCACCCACGTTCGTCGCCGTTGGTGTATGGAACCCACTTTTCAGTACCCCTATCAGAATTAGCGTCAGTACCACCCTCGCCGGGCGACTCGTCTTCCATTTGGGCGAGAATATGTGGGCCGTCATGAGCGGCGAGTAGTTCGTCTTCGTCGGAGAGGTTCGGCGGGTGAACGATACCAGCCAGTTCCTCTTCGCCGTCTACGATTTCGCCGTCTTCGACACGCCCGATTTCGTTGTAGTCCCGACCTTCGAGACGGTAAAACACTATCATAGTTCGAGTTCTCCGTTCTTTGCCGCTTCCGCGTTCCGAGCAACGTTGTCAGCCCCACCGTCTCGCCACATCGGATTCCCACTCCGAACCTTCTCCGTAGTTTCCTCGGTCGCGTTGTCGTGGATATACGCGAGGATTTCGTGTGCTAATGGGTGTTGCGAGTCGTCAAAAGCGTCGGGGTTCCCCTTATCCTCGAACTCTTCACTGGGTTCGATTCCGAGTGCCTGACCGGTACTGACGAGTTTCCCGATAGCGGCGCTCAAATTGCGGCTGTTGGTCATGTCGTACCCAGCAAAGTCCAAGTCGATTGGGTAGACGGTTCCCTCATTATCCGCCATAACGTTATTCGAGTGCATATCTTTGTTGCCAGCCATGACCGCTCCGAACGCCATGTCCATGAACGTCTCACGTTCAACCGGCGTTTCGTAGGCTGACCCAGCGAGTTCACGGGCGAACTCGTTCCAAATTCGTGGGTCGGGTTTATCATAACGGATTTTGGCGACAGCCACCCAGTCCTGTGAGTTCTCTTCGTCCAAATTGTCGTCACTGTGGAAGATTTGTTTCGTCTCGTTGTGGTCTTCCCAGCCCGGATATACCGTTTCACTGAACGCTTGTTGTACGTCTTCGACCGTCGCACCAACCGACTCTACAATATCCGTATCAGGCGGGCCGTCCGGCAATTCCATGTCCTGACTCGGGAACGTCTCAAGGAACTGGTCAGCGAGTATCGCGTCGTTGGGAGCGCCCTTCACGCTGAAATACTCGTCCATTGAGTACGTGTGGTCGGGAACCTGAATCGACTCGTTGTCTTGAGCCAGTTCGTTCTGAATCCCGAAGCCAGTCATAGCCCGTTCGGCCTCTTCGGACGTTTCCATGTGGTCGTTAGACACAAGTCGGCCCGTTTCCTTATCCTTGATTCGAGTGACGAACGCCCTACTACCGTCCGGCCAGTCCGCAATGAACATGGCCCCGGCGGAGATTCCGGTGTTCGTCCCGGTTTCTGATAGGGCTACCACCTCGTCGGGTTCACCGTCGAAGTCGTGGATTCCTTTGAGATTGAATGGAACACCGTCACCCTTCCACTCGTCCACCGCGTCCTGTAACGAAGCGATAGACACGAACTCGTCTTCGTGAGCGAATTTGGCGGCTTGTTTCAGCCACTCTTCCGGGTCGTCCATCCTGTCCATATCCTGACGAACAGCGAAACTCGGGTCGGGGGTTTCGCCAGCAAAGGCTTCGTTAACAATACGTTCCGCCCGGCTCTTCCCGATTCCAACAGAACGCCCTCGAAGTTCTCGCTTGAATGATTGCCACGTCGTGTCGTCTTCAGACCCACGAACGTCGATGATAGCCTGAATTATGTCGTCCGGGTCGTCAGCGTCGTACCCACCCTCTTCGATTTCGTTTTCAAGCACGCTCACAAGGTGGGGTGCAAAAACCATTCGGAACGCGGCGTTCACGTCGTCAGCCGTGACTCCGACACGCTGTGCAAAGTTCTCGTCCGGGGGTTGTTCGTTGTCTTCTATCTCTGGAATCCCACGGAAGGGACTATCCAGCACTTCGTAAGCGCCGTTATAGAACTGGTCAACCTCGGCGTAGTGAGTAATGTTACTCGGGTCAACGACCGTGTATCCCTCGTTGGTTTGCACCTTCACCGCACCCCGGTCGTCGGCGTGTCCTTCGACCATAGCCACTCGCTCTTCACCGTCAGAATCCACAAAGTGAACGAGATTCCACGGAATGTAATCTGAATAGACTCCGGGGGCGTCACCCCACTCTTCGTCACCGTGAAGACTCGGTGGTTCGACCGCCATAGTCATATCCGCATGAGCGGCTATGTCGTCAGTCAGAACTTGACGACCGTCAGCGAGAGTGACGCCTGTCTTCGCACTATCCCAACTCTCGTCACGAATGAATGTCGCACTCTCGAAACGGCCCACTTCCGACTCGCCGTTCCGATTGACGAAGAGAAGAGCGTCTTCCTCTTTCATGTCAATCGGGTGTGGAACGTCTTCGTTCCACTCCGCGCCCTCAATCTCCGGCCAGCGTTGTTTCCAGTGGTCGGCCTCATGTCCGTCCGCTACGTCACCGGGTGGCTCTTGTTGGTATCGCACCTCGCCGGAACCGACCTGTTGCCACCCCTCGCCTTCCTGTGGCCCCTTGTACGGAATCCACTGACCGTCGTCTTGCTTGAGAAGGTTGCTGGACGGCCCCTGACAGTCCACCAGCGACGTTTGTGTCTCTTCGAGTCCGCTGGTGGGGCCTTCACTCTTCAGCAACTCACTCACGCGGGCGCTGGCCCCCCTGTAGAGGAACGCACCGGTATCACTGTCGTACCAACCGACTTTCCCGAGTCGGGGTTCGGTGAGCCAATGAGTTCTCTCGGTATTCTCAATAGGGGTACTGTGAGGAACGTGGTGTGTCTCTTTTGCGGCGCGGCGACCTTCCATTTTCTCTTGAAGGCCGGGGTCGTAGTCTAAGCCGTCCACGTCAATCGCCATAGCCAGCATATGCGGGCCGTCCAGATACGTCAGTATCTCGTCCACGCTCCGCTCTTCGAGGAACCGAGTAGCGATTTCAGCAAAGTCTTCGTCACCCCGAATCAGGCGTCCGTCAGGGCCTACGTCAGCCTTTGCTTCCAACTCGCCACCGTCACGGTCGTAGACTCGAACAATTTCTGTCATTCGCTATCACCGTCTTCCAGCCGCTCGTCCAGTTCGTCCATGAGCGCGTCAATCGGGTCAGGTGGGTCGCCCTCTTCGTCGCCCCCACTGTCGATGATTTCTGTTATCTCACCGGGGTTGTGAACGTTCCACCGCTCACCTTCACCGAGAATCGCACCGTCTTCGAGGGCGGTCACTTCAACGTGGTCGTCGTATGTCTCGGTAATCTCGAACTCTTGACTCCTTTGCTCTCGGTCGTCTTCTGTCACCTCTACGACCTGACCCTCGCGGAAATCACTCATTTCGTCGTATCCGTTTACTCCCAACACGTCAGTTGGGTAACGCTCGAAGTAGTTCTGGTTCTCAATAGCCCTAACGTTGGCTTCAACGTTCCGACCGATTGAGTGTGTAATGTCGCTCTTTCCGGCTTCAGCGATTTCCTTGGCCTCTCCCGTCTCACCCATTTCAGCCACCCGACGTTTCGTGGCTTGCTTTATCTCGTCAAAGTCGATAGTATCACCACCGTCCATGCGGTCAAAGAGTCGTTGCATACGGGGAAATAGACCCATGAACCCATTCAAATCAGCGTTATACCGATTGAACGTGTGGTCGGCGCTGTGGTGAAGTTCAGCACCAGCCAAGTCCATGTCAACTGGAACGAACTCGCCGTCGTGGATGAATACGTTCCCTTCGTGAATGTCCCATGCACCGAGAACAGCCGCCGCCGCTCCGAGTTCAGCGAATTGCTCTACGGGATTGTCAAGGTCATTTTCGACGTGAAATTCGTCAGCAGTATCACCGGGGGCCTCTTCGACAGCCCAAAACTCTCCCGGTTCATGGTACGAGTCAGGGGAATCAAAACCCGCCGCTTGGAATCCGTTCGACCCGAGAATCTGTCGGTTGGCGTCGGCGTCGTCTTGTGCGTAGGCCCCTTCCCGATTCCGGTTGGTGTTCGTGATATACAGGTCGCGCTTGTTCCCGTCTTCGTCGGGGACACCTTTCGCAACGAACATGGAACTAGACGACCGCCCGGTCTTATCGGTGTACTTATCCAGTTTCCCCACCTCGTCGGCATTCTGTGGGTTCATGTGTTCCGGCGCGTTCGTACTGGTTTGACTAAACGGCTTGAGAATGCCTTCGAGAGCACCGTTGAACGCTTCTATCTCGTCGTACATCTTATTCGGGTCGTCCCCGAACTGGTCTTCCATAGCCTGTGCGACAGCGGGAATCGGGTCGTGGTCATTTAGCGGAAGTTGGAACCCGGAAAGCGACGTGTGATTGAGCGCGTCGAAAACGTCACTCTCTGTAATATCGCCTTCGTGGCCTTCGGGTACTTCTATCGCGTCTTCACCAGTCAGATTCTCGTCTCGCCACTCGGCCCGTTTGCTGTCTTTCCACGCGTTCAGGCCAGCGTTATCCAGCACGTACTCTGCTGGCATATCCGCGTCTTCGACCATTTCGTAAAGGTCTTGACGAAGTTCCTCTTCGGTCAGGTCGGTATCGTCCTGAACTTCACGCACCGCTTCACTGATATTCAGTTTGTCGCGGGTTCCCATGTCGGAGTTATCTTCGACCAGCATGGCGAGTTCGTCCATTTCCTGACGCTGGGCGAACTTCGCTTCTCGCCGTCCAAGCATACTGTCTACTAAATCGACTATCGCACCTTCCGGCGCGTCCCCCAAATGCTGATTGAACCGTTCTTCTCGGTGCTGAAGACGACCCCATACGTACCCTGCTTCGGTGTCTATATCGGAGTTCATGGCTTCAGCGGCGTCCTGAACCCGCGCTCCGATACGACCCATATCCTCGTCAGAAAGACGTTCTGAAAGGAACTCGGTAAGTGCGTCAGCGCCGAAATCGTCAGTCCAGTAGTTCTCTTCGACACCTTGGGCTGTCTCTCCCGGCGGTCGTTGCTGGTATCGCACCTCGTCGTCACCGACACGTTGCCATCCTTCACCACCGTCAGGCCCGACGTATGGAATCCACTCGTTCTCCTGCTTCGAGAGCCACACGTATCCTCGCTCCGCGAGTATCTGATTCTCTATACGCTGGCTCATTAGTCAGTCGTCCCCGTCGAACACTACTTCCGAGAGTTTTTCCGCAATATCGCCCGTCACGTCACCAGTATCGACGCTCTTGGGGACACAGTTCGGAACCGTTTCGCCGTCTTGTTCCTTCGTGCCAGCCATTTCGTAGCCTTCCCAGCATGGGTCGTCTTTCTCTTCCCACGCACCGTCCGTGATTTTATCACGAACGTCTTCCATCCGCTCCCACCACTCATTCTCGTCGTCAGTGACACGAACCTTGTCGTCTTCCACGTCTACGACTTTTACTTCGGTGTCGTTGATTTCACTGTAAAACGATACGCCTTCGATTTCTTTGAACAGGTCAGTCTTGTTCATAGTACCCCTATCAGATTTTCCGAGTCCGCCCGCGTCCAGTTCGAGTCGGTCGCCCTTTTCGACACCAGCCGCTTCACAGTAGCCTTTCGGGAGTTCAACCGCGTACTTCGAGAAGGCCGTCGTACCTTCCTCGTCCGGGTTAGCCGAATGCACCTTCGTCACCTCGCCTTCGGCGTCAGCGAACACCATGTCGATACCGAAGTTCATGTCGCGCATGACCAGCCCGTGTTCTTTTTCCATCGGCCACACGAACATCATGCCCTCGTCCTTCCCGAGTTCGTCGCGGTCACTCAAGCCCTTGTACCGGTGAGCGTCGTTCTCCGCTACTTCTACCTCAATCGGATTGCCAGCGAGAGCGATTGTGCGGGTCATTGTGCCACCTGTGATTCCAGATTTCGGTGGTGCTTTCGACACACTGTTACCAAATTGTAAAGCCGATTCGCTTTACGGAGTGCTTCGGTTTCGTCTTCGTATTCGTCCAAAAACCACGACCTTGGGGTCTTATGATGGACACTCAATTCTCTCCCGTATTCCTCTTTGTGAGTCTCATTATCCATTTGACAGACCCGACATTGCCGGTAATCCCTTTTCAGCGCTTTACGCCTTTGAGTAGCCCAATTCGGCCCAGTCCGATTACACCTTCCACCATTCCAGCGTGGATTTTCGTCACCGACCATTCCGTCATTGCCCCTATTAGATTCGCCTATCTTTTCAGCCCATTCACATTCACGCCCTTCCATTTGTTCCGATTGCCAGTTATACCGACACTCTGAAGAGCAAAAATACTCTTCTCGGTAATTGAGTTCATAATCGGAATATGTAGTCAAATCTCCACACCAATGACACTCTACCTCGGTTGTTGCGATAGATTCGTCATGTACCCGAGTGTGGTGTTTCTTCATTCCTGACTCTGTAGGCAACCCGTCACCACAAGTAGGGCAATTGAATGTCATTGTTTTGCTTTAACCATCAACTCATAAAGATACTCGGTTGTATCCTTCGCCCGCTTCTCTTTCATCCAGTAGCCGTAGTGTTCTTCCTGAAGGTCGCTGAAGGTCTTCTCGCTGTCCTGTGCGAATTTCTGAACCGTACTGGCGTCCACACCGAGGTTCGAGAAGTTGTAATTGTACGCCTTCTTGGCCTGTTCAGCAAGGTCGTCACGGCTGGTCGCCCCCGACTGGGCGTCCATTTGCTCTTCGATATGCTCGAAGATATTGATAGTGCCACCCGAACGGCCACTGTACGACCCGTTCGAGAAACCACTATCGCTAGTGGTCACGCTGTTACCACCGCCACCGTCACCACCACCGTCTTGCATTTGAATTGGATTGTCTTGACTCGGCCCGTTCGGTGTATCGGGAGCGCCACCTTGCGGGTCGGCTTTGGGCGGAGCGCCGCCTTCAGGGCCACTCCCACCACCGGCGAGTAGGTTCGTAGGCCCACCGCCGTCGTCACCACCGCCCATCATATCTTCCATGCCACCCATACCTTCCTCGCCCTCGGCCCCTTCAGGCGGTTCCAGTTGACCGGGTTTCACGTCCAACGTGTCGCGGCGAGTCCATTCCACGTCCGCACCGATTTTCTGTGCGAGTTGGGCGTTCTTGAGTTCCTTCCCGATACGCTCTGCTTCGGCCACTTCGTCTTCCTCTTCGATTTCGTTAACTTCCTTCTCCCAGCCCTCTACCTGTATTTGAGACAGGAACGCGGGAAGGAAGGTGTCGTCGTACAGTTGCTTCAGCCGCATGGCCGAGCGGTTGCTGACGATGATTTCCATAGATTGCGACAGCCCGGAGTTCTCGGGGCTGGCCTTCTGGAAGATAGCCGTCACTCCGAACTTCGCGGAGATACGGTCAAGGAACCACTCACGCATTTGCATATGTTGCATTTGCGCGGGTTCTTCGAGAAGCGGTTGCCACGTCAGCGGTTGGCCCTTCCCCTCGGTGTCGTCAATGAACGTCGGAATGTGCTGGGGGTCATTCTTCAGTTCTTGCATTTGCTGTTGGTTCCAACTCCGAACGGACTCGGCGTTGGACGACCGAACCACCATAGCCCCACGCGGGGCGCGGCGTTGCTGGTACGCCTCTTTGTACCACTTGTCCATCATTTCGATAGTGCGGGCCTCTTCCCACAGCGTAATGATGGGGGACATTCCGTAGAACTTCGAGGGTTCGTACTCGCTGGCGTGAGCGAACTCGCCCCGGATATACCACTCTACGGCGTCACCGTTCACCTCTTCGAGACGTTCAGCGAACGCTCGGTAGGTCTTCGCGCCACAGTGCTGGCACTCGTCACCAGCCTTGTCCGGTGTGTAGTGTTCCTTCGTAGCCCGACATTCGACACAGACCCAGCGAGCGACACCACGGTCGCCACCTCGGCCCTCGGTGTGTCCACCGATATTCCCGTCTTCGTCAACGATGTATCGCATGAGTTCGGGTTCGCCCCGGTGGACGCCCTTGAGTTCCCAATCTACGATATTACCGTTGTGGTCAGTCCAGTATTCGCGCTGGAATAACATCCAGCCGTCGTCAAACGACTCAATGTCCCACGCCACTTCCTTACACACTTCGAGGAAGGTCTGACCGACCGAGTTCTGTTCGTCGCCTTCGAGGAACGAGTCAGTTCGACCCCGCATATTCGCGGCGTCGAAGTATTTCTGTGCCTCTTCTTTCTCTTCCTCGTCGGGGGTGCTGAACGCGGCCATTTCCCCACAGTCGGGACAGGGACGAATCTTCGAGAAATCCAAGTCTTCTTCTTCGATTTCGTCACCGTCGTCACCGAGCATACCGGTGAACGGCTCTATCGTCTCGAACGTCTCGCCACAGTCCTGACACTCGGCTATGTACTCCTTCTCCCACTCCGTGAATCCACGCCGGAAGGTCTGATTCACCTTCTCTTCAATAGCGTTATTCACAAGCGATTGCTTCCGCCGCATTTGGTAGATTGCCTGTGGCGGAACCTGACGGGCGTAAGGCGGTTCAGCCTCTTGCCCTCGGCCACCCATACCAGCACCCCCACTGGGGTAGCCGAACTTTTGCATTACGCTTGCGACACGATTCTCGAACCCTTGCTTGAGCGCCTTGGTGATTCGGTTGTTGGTAATCCGTGACATTTTAGTTACTTTCCTCTATTGACGGCTGATTCGGTACGAATTGAGTCACGGCTTTAGAATCAGCCCGACTCAAGAGTTCTTCAACACGTCCGGCGTCAGCGTGTCTATGACACGAAGCACAGAGCAAAACCGCGTTGTCCATCGTGTGCGCGTCACTCGGGTTCTCGAACGTAGCCACTTTCCGAATGTGGTGGCATTCGAGTCGGTGTTCCGTCCCGTCGTGACCGCAAATCTGACACACAGTATCCCTATTACGAATCTTACGCCGAAGATTCTTAAAGCCAGCCCCATATCCCTCAAAATCACGACGTTCGGGGTGGTCGTCACACCATTCTGACCAACACTCGGTTGAACAAAACCGTCCTTGAGTCTCTTTGTCGTAGTATTTCTTCTCGAATGTATCACCACACTGTTCACATTCTACGTGAGCGTCAGGGTCATATGACCCGTGGTCTTCTCCTTCAGGGAACGTCTGATAGCCACACTCGGGAGAACAGGTTTTTGTCTCTCTTGACGGATAAAACTCGAACTCTTCACCGCAAACTGGACATTCTTTGCTATTCATGGTCAGAAAGTTCCGTCATTCATTATCTCCCCCCACTGCTCCATTTCTTCCTTGCTCATAGTGTTGCCTTCGTCCACACTAAAGACAAGGTAGCGCATGGCGTCAGCGCCGTGGTCGTTCTTTTTCTTCGGTTCGTCTTTCTGGTCGTCGTCCTTCCACACGTAACCGGGGAGTTCGTCAGTCGTGCGAGTCGGCTTGTCGTCCAGTTTCAGGCGAGCGTCGGGAGCGTGCGTCCGAGCATTCGCCATGAAGTACATTCCCGGCTCACCACGGTCGTCTGTCCGAAGGCGGCCCTTGACCGCCTGAATACCGGGGGATACGTCCTTCTTCGCGTTCGCGGCGTACACGCCAGCCTTCTTGAGCGTTTCAACGCCCTCGGCGTCGTGGTCAGTGTACGTATTCTCTAAATGCCATTCGTCGTCTGTCTGTTCGATAATGCGGTCAGCGGCGTCTTCGACCAACAGTTCCGTCTCGTACAGTTCACGGAACATATACAGTTGGTCGTCCGGCGACCGCGCCCACCACTGACAGACGAACGGGTTCCGATACCCAAGGTCGATAGTCCGGTACACTTGCCAGTCCGGTGGCGGAGAGTACCAAATCGACTCTTCCTCGTCAAAGGTACGCCGTTGCTCAATGACCCAGCCACGCGGAATCTGGTCGGGCTGTAGAATATGGGTATTGGGGTCGTATTCGCTGTAAATTGCACCTTCCGCCCCAATCCATTTACCCTTGAAATACCGCTCGTAGTACATCCCCGAGAGATTCCGCCGCATTCGTTCGATGTATTCCTCGGGAACGTGGGGGTTGTCTTCGACGTTCATCTTGACAACCTCGCCCTTTCCTTCCTCGAAGAACATTTGATACATCCAGTGCTGGGGACTGGCCGGGTTCGTCGCGGTGAAAATCTGACGGAAGGGAACCTCGTAGAACTTTCCGAGTTGTCGCTTCCCCTTGTAACGGAGTCGGCCCTGAAGTTGTGACCACTCCCCGCGTGAGAGTTCCGTTCCCTCGTCCACGAAAATCCACCCGTATGCGTGCGACCCAATCTTCCGGGGAAGGTCGTCGTCAGACGTACTCTTACCGGAGTCAAGGCCGTGATAGTGAATTTGCGAGAGAATGGGTTCACCGTCGTCGTCCGTGACGCCAGTGCGGTGTTTAATTTCGTGATTCCCCTTATTATGGCCGTCTTCGGGAATGTGCGATTCAGGGATTACCTCTTCGAGTAGCGTCTGTTGTATCGTAGACGCACGCACGTCGGAGAAGTGCTTCCGAACAATCAACCCCCGGTTGCCGGGATACATCATGTTCATCATATAGCCCTTCTCACATCCGATACGGCTCTTTCCGGCCCCGAACGAACCCGACAGAAGAACCTGACCAGCCGTCGAATGAAGGAACTGTTTCTGCTTCGGCAAGGGTTCAAACTCGCGTTGCGGCAAATCGTTTTGAGCGCTCATGGGCCGGTAAGTCGTATAAAGGTTTGACAGACAGTGGTTTAGTCCTTGTGTTCAGTAGGGGTATTAGAAGTTACGGCGTTCTTGAGCCTTTATGTTTCCCTCGGATTTATGCCGCTGATAGGCATACTGTGATACAAGAATGCCCAACGCCGCACAAATCGAATGGCCCCAAGGCAATCCGCTCTTTCAGGTTCAGTGGCGGGCTGTCGCTGAATCGCTGGCCGGAAACGGGATACAAGAACCGAGTCACTTGGCTGTCACGGCCACAGCCAACGCGCTCGAAATCCAAGTCGATACAGGAACCGCGTTTTACATCGGACAGGAATACACACTCGGTTCCGCGAGTACGTTCACACTCTCTTCAGGCGATTCAGACGACCGGTGGGATACGGTGTACTTCGATACCGCCACATCGTCCGCTGGCGTCCGTGAAGGCACTGCTGGAACCTCGCCCGAACCCCCGGACGTTCAGGGTGACGAACTACTCCTTGCTGTTATCTATGTCCCTGCTGGTGCTACCGACGTTCCCGACGCTGATATACTGAATTGGCGAGCGCAATTCTCGAACGAAGCAGAAGAGATAAACTACGACGACAGTTCAGGAATCTACGGAATCAACACCGTAGACGCCGCCCTTGACGCACTACAATACGCCGCTCAAATTTCAGCATATCCACTGGAAATTGGCGACCTGAACGCGCCCTACGCTCCGACGAATATTGCGAGCGTCAACGCATACCCGTTCGCAAATTCTGATTTAGCAAATTCTGCAATTACTGTCAATACGGGAAGCGGTCTGACAACGACCAATGCTTCCATTGGACTCGGTGGAAGCGCGGATATTGCTATCCCGTCCGGTGGAATTACCACGACAGAACTCAATAACCCCTACGCTCTTCCTACGATTTCAGACATGGACGCGGCGGGTAACGACTTGACCGACTCTGCTGTCGGAGCGACCATTTGGGACACGTCCGAAGGACACATCCCTCGTCCACAGATTGACGACAACCGCGTGACAGTCGGCCCTCTCACTTCCAATCATACAACAAGCGGAGAAGAAGTAGCCTTGGTGGATACCAGCAGTGGGGCATTCACACTCACTCTCGCTTCGGCTGACGTGGAAAATGGAAATTATGTGACTGTCGTTGACGTAGCCGGAGCGGCTGAAACGAACAATGTGACGATTGAAACTGAAGGAAGCGAAACTATCGACGGCGTTTCCTCAAAATCACTTTCCAGCGACTACGGGGCTGTAATTTACGTTTCCAACGGAACTAATTGGTTCACTGCTGGCGGAAGTGCCGTAGACTCCTCGGGAATCTCTATCGAAGACAGCGGTACAACGATATTGAGTTCATCCGGCGGCATTGACTTTGGGAACGAACTTGCTGTTACTGACAACGGTGACGGGACAGTCAGGGTCGATTCCGATTCATCCGGTGTTACTGTACTTGACACCGGTGTATTCAATCACACTGGCGGCTCTTCTACTTCAGAAACCATTGCTGGGGTGACAACTGACCAAACAGAAAATCTCTACGTAGAAGTAGGTGTCAACGCTGACCCGAGTTTTGACGCTAATTACGCATGGGATTACGACTGGGGCGAAGCGTGGGACAATGCCAGCGGGGAAAAAGACGTAACAATTGACGCTTCATGGGATACAGACCCCGGAAGTGGGAACGACGTAGAACTCGATTATCGGGTATATACTCTGGACGTGTCAATCTCGAAATCCCGTGTCCAAAGCCTTGTTGACAGTCCCAACGGGAATATCCCCACTGCTCTGTTGGAAGACACCGAAAGTATAGAAATTTCTGTCCCCGTACCAAACACGGAAACACTGAAAGTGTACCGCTGGGGGGCCTACAAAATAAGCGACGGTACTGCTCCGGCTGGACTCGAAGTACAATTACTCGGTGATTCAGACAACATACAGGCAAGTGAAAATACAGTGAACACAGAAAGCACAACCGGGCCAGTAGTTCAGCACGGGAATGCCAGCGGGAGTCTATCTATTTTCAAACTCCGTATCAATAACAACACTGGAAACGGTTACACAACTGACGGGATTGGTGGCCTATTCGCGTATGTGGTGGAATAATGACGGGAATAGATACTGACGGACGAGGGTTTCTGATTGAGGGACGCGGAGTTAACGCTGGGCGACTTGTTACAACGGGTTTCTTCGACGGCTTCGAGGATGGCGATGTTTCAGAATGGAATGTAAACAATTTCGTGGCTGATAACAGTCGCTCAAATAACGGTTCGTGGTCTGGTTTAGCAACGTACAATTCCAGTACCAATCTCAATGGTGTTGACAATCCGCAAGCAACGAGGCCATTAGGCGGCTCTGTTTCCGAGGGTACGCGGACTGTCACATGGGACTGGTTTGAAACAGATAACGGGAACGGTCACGTCATTGGACTGGAAGATTCATCAGGAACTCCTATCTGTGCTTTCGGTTCAGACAATCCACAGTGGGTCGTGTACCACGGTGGGGGTTGGTCAACAGTCGATAGTTCTTCTTCGTCAGGTCGGTGGACAGCAATGACTATCAATCTGAATTTTGACACCGGAGAATTTGATTACGAGTTCCGCGACGACGCTGGCGTTACTCAATCAGGTTCACTCAATTTTGCCAATCCTGTACCATACGAACAAGTAGCACTTCGACCGCACTCGTCGGGGGGTAAAAAACCGTACACCGGCGACCCGACAAGCAATAACAATATCGAAGTATGGGTGGACGATATAGATGCCTGATTCAGACTATGTGTTCGAGAAAGGAGAACCCATCTTCGTTGGTAGTCACGGCGATACTGAATACGTTTTCGAGTCGGGAGTCCCCGTAAGCAATACAGGGGACGAATCATCGTTCGTTTTCGAGTCCGGTATAGGTCTTGGTGGCTTCCCCGGACTCGAAAATTTCGAGAATTTCCCCGACGACAAATCACTCTATCAAGGCGATACTGGACTCTTTGGTTCACAAACTAACGTTGTAACTGAAGGCGACCGGGCTGGCTCCTTCCAGCATAGAGACAGTCAGGATTTCGTTTGGACAACGGAAAAGGGCGGTTTTGAAGAAGATGTTCTATACCGAGCAGATATATACACTACAAGCGGAATGAACATCGGTGTCACCGGTTTCCAAGACAGTAACGGAAACGGTTATTCTTTCTCTATCGCCTCTAATCAGGACGAATTAGAGATTAACAAAATTGACCCATCAAGCGGGGGCGCTAATGCCATTGCACAAACGTTTCAGGATTATAATGACAACACTTGGTACACGATTGAGTTCGGACGCGTCAATGGAACACTAATACTTGAAGCAGTGAATACTGGCGATAGAATCACCGTCAATGACACACAGTATTCGGGAGACGCGTTCGGATTCAAGTCCGGGGGTATTGGGAGTGGTGAAGCCTATATGGACAACGTTCGTACTTACGAAGAAAACCCCTGACGAGTACCCCTATTCGTCGTTCAATTCAGACGGTATTTCCTCGTTTTCCTCGGCTTCCTTGAGTTCGTCCAGTCGGTCAAGGTCTTCAGAGTCGCCCCCGTCCACAACTCGTTGCTCGGGGAAACTGTTGTCTTCCATACCACCCCAAATCTTGATTTCCGTGTTGACCTCTTCGTGCTTGGATTCCACTTGGTCGGGGGCTTCGAGGCCGAGTAGGTCTTCGATTTGCTGAATGACCTGACGCTTCTCCCGCCAAATGTCTTTGAGGTTGCTGACCTTCGGAACTTCCTTGAACTTGTCCGGTACGGGAACGGAGAAATCGACCGTTTTATCGTCTATGACGGTCATTCCGTCGCGGTTCATCGTCACCTCGCCTTTCACGTCTTCCTGTTCGTGAGAGACGACAGCAGGGCGCTTCTCTTCTTGCATTTCCGCTTCCATTTCTTCGAGGTTGTCAAGGTAGTCCATGAGTTTCATGGCGAGACGCATACGCGTCCGGGCCTGTGCTTCGGCCAGCCTATCTTCTACCTCTTCGGCCATTTCCGTGTTGTTGACGTAATCAGATACGGTGGCTTTGTCGATACGGAGATAGTCAGCAATCTCTTGAAGCGTCGAAGGGGGTTCATCCCCCATACCATGATACCGAGCAAGCGCTACTTGAACTCGGGTCGATTTCTTTTTGAATCGTGGACTGTCCGACTTTGCTTCTTCTGGTAAATTCTTGTCGTTCATTGCTGTAGTTCCTTGTACTTATCTGGATTATTAAATTGCCACTTGCATTCAAAACCGGGAAGTGGCTTACCCAACCAATCAAAGAAATCGGCTATCTCGTCACGGTCAATTACCACAATTCCGCGTTCTTCAGTACGGGTATTGAAACCAACTTCGCGGAATTTTTGAGAAAGAAATTCCAATCGGTCGGATTCATTAGTGACACCAAAGCCCGGTGAAGCCTTCGTAGTATAATGACCGCTCCACCCCAAATGTCCGTCACCACAATACCAAACTTTCACAGTCAAAGGTGACAAGTCAATATCTTCGGGAAATCTCTTTTCACCCGACGAATACCATTCACTGTACTTTCGTAGATTTGGATTTGACCACAATCGAACAGCCACAATCTCATTTTTCGACTCTGGTCTGTTAGACGCCGCTGGTCGTTCTTTCACACCACTACTCAATGAACCCAGTTCTGAATCAATCCACCGAGCAAATTCTTTTGTTACTGTTTGAATTTCCATTGATGGATTTTCACCACCTCTTTCCACCGAAGCGTCACTCATTACCAATCCCTTGATTATTTTGTCTTGCCGCTGGTCGGGTTCAGGATACTCACACTGGTCGGAATAACGCCAGTGTTGCCCCAACCGTTGAAACTCCATGTCGCAAGTTGGACATTTCTTTCCACTCATGTTACAGTACCTCGTTGGGCCAGTCGGCGTCGGGGCGGTGTTCGTAGTAAGGTTCGCTCACGGCGTTGCTCTCATTAGGGATATTGAGAGCCATGTGTATAGAACCTTGGGCGAACTCACCGTCGTCGCTTTTCGAGTAACAGAGTGACGCATTACCACTCATTGACTCGTCGGTGATTATGGCTTTCCACTGGTCGCCATTTCTGTCCGTGAATATCGCGCCGTCGCCGGGATTACCTTGCATTGTTGGTACTACCAGAGTGGACAACGGAGAGGGGAGAGGGGACGGGACTGGTGGACTGAACCAGTTGTCGCGGGCGGCGTAGTACGACCGGCAAAGCCGGGTATTTGTGACCGCCTGTCTTCTACTTATAAACATGGGCTTATAAAATTATCGCTCTGATATGGCTATCATGAGTCCAAACAATTATAATCCTATAAAAGAAAGGGTGAGTCGCATGGAAGTTGAACTGCTGAAGGCGACCCCTGAACCAGAAAAGACGCTGTGTCTCGCCGCTCGCAACGACTACCTCGAAGAGTGGATTGGTGACATGACCTTCGAGGAAGCCATGAGTTCTATCGACGGTGAAGATACTGACGTGAAAATGGAAACGCTAATCGGACACCTCATGGAACACGGCCACTTCGGGCCGTTTGAACACGTTCAAGCGACGTTCGCGGTGAAGGGAATCAGCCGGTCGTGCATGGCTCAAATCACCCGTCACCGACACGCGTCGTTCGATATTCAAAGCATGAGGTACGTAAACTTCTCCGACATGAGTCCCGAACCCGGAGAAGGTGTCGTTCTCATTCCCGAACTCGAAACCACCGACCCGGCTGGACGAAACACAGACATGGACGACGTGTACGCTGACGCGTATAGTGACGAGCAACTACTGGACGCTCGACGCGAACAGTACGAAGCCGCGTTGAAACAGTCGTTCAAGTCTTACGGCAATCTGGTGGATATGGGTGTCGCGCCCGAAAACGCCCGAATGGTTCTCCCTATCGGCACGAAGGTCAACATGGTCGTGTCGATGAACGCTCGAATGCTCATGCACGTCGGGGACATGAGAGCCAGTGGCGAATCCCAGTGGGAAATTCGAGAAATGACCGAAGGGATTCTGGACGCGGCGGCTGACTGGTGTCCGATTACATTCGACTACTACGAAGAGAACCTGAAGAACCGCAAAAACCGACTCGCTCCTTAACAATGCAAGCAACCAACGTAGCCCTTGACAGCGAAGCCTTCGCTGACGCGAAAGAAGTGTTGATGGAAGAATACGGCCTCTCCGAGAAAGAAGCCAAGAGACGCCATGAGACGATTCTGACCAACGTCATGCTCGAAGCCCAAGAGGCTGGCCGGAACTGGGAACGAGACGAGTACGAAGCCGTTGTGGACGTTCTCATGGGTATCCAGCGTCAGCAACAGGAACAACTCGAACGAATGCAAGAAAGTAAAGTGGCGACCGTTGCACGGTATCTCCCTACCGTTCTCATGCTCGCCGCAATCGCTCAAGCCGTCGCAATCATGTGGTTCGTCACGATGGGCGGTACGACCGGGTTGCTTGTTGCTGGATTCCTGTGCGTAGTCGTGCTAATCGGAGCGAACATCCTACTTTCATAGGAGCGATTCGATGATTCGATTCCTCTACGATTGCCCAGCCGGGATTTGCTACAAAGACCACGCGGAGCGGTATTCGTGGTATGGACTCACGGCGGTCAGGGTCGAACGATGATAACGTCGTCACTGTGGCTAATTACGGCTCACCTCATTGGCGACTTTCCGCTTCAACCCGACTGGATAGCGAAGCATAAAACAGAGAACACGACTCGTCTGACGATTCATATTCTTGTCCACGGGTTCCTCGTTATCCCTATCGCGTGGCGAACGCTCCCGAATGAGACGAGCATGGCCGTCTTCATTTCGTGGATTGTCCTAACCCACGGGTTCATTGACCACCGACGCTGGGTCGAACCTAAAGACGGCTGGGGTGAGACGTGGGTGTGGCTGAACGACCAAATCTTCCACTTCGTCGCTCTCTCACTTGCCTATCCTGTAGCGTCTTTGGGACTGTGGGGGTAGCGTTTTTCTCGCGGGTTGATGTATTATTCAATAGATGGAATCACATGAATGTCCCGTATGTGGAACGCCTTACCACGACTTAAATGTAATTTCAGTTGAAACCCGCTTCGACAACCACTATCCCGGCGCTTTCTTCGACCTTATGACGAGTTACCGACGGCGGTGTAGTTCAAAAAGGGACGTGGAATCAGGCGAGTATGTCGGCCACGACGACATTGTAGTTTACTTTCACAAGACGTAATCAGACGACATTAGCGAGTTCGATAGTCGCTTTGGCCGCGTCGATTTTGTCACGAGCGCGACCGAGTTTGCCCCAATACGTCCCTTCCTGAATCTTCATGATTTCCGCACTCTCCTTTCCAGTCTTGTCCGTCACTTCGGCCAGCACGTAGGTCAGGTACTCCCTCGCGGTCAGTTCGCTCTCTTCGATTTTGGATTCCAAATTCCCAATCTCGTTAAGGAAGGAATCTGGAAGATATTCGTGTAGCAATTCGAGTTCGTTCGTGGTGTTACTCGCTTGACTCATGCTCGTACTCATTTTTATGGGGTTTTCATTTTACCCTTCATCCCCTGATTGGGGACGTAGCGGGATAAACCTATTCCTATCTTCTCTATATGAACAGTTCTCGAAAGCAATTGGGAACGACGGGGGTCAGAACTATCCCTTGGAATAGACAATACCCCTAATATGAGTGCTAACGAAGACGAAATACCAGAAATACAAGACGACCCCGGAAGCGGCGACGAGTGGACAGCCCGCGCTGTCATTCTCGCTCCGTTCGCCATTCTCACTATCGCCAGCCTATCGTTCATCGGACTGATTGTCGCTGGCTATATCCCAGTCAACGTCACGATTGAAGGCACTATCGGCGCTCAAGGAGCGTTCAATACGGTCGTCAGGCCGATTCTTCTGGTCACGACGGCTGTCATGGTGCTGGCGTTTGTACTGGCTCTCATGAAGGAGTACGGGGCGAATCCGGTCACGTATGTAATCGAACGCGTTGCCAACCTCGCAAAGAACTACAACCCGCCGGACGAGAATCAGTGAAGGACTAACATTTTCGCGCTCGGTGCTGGCATTCGACTGTAGAAATTCTTGACTCTCCGCCACGCTTTCTTGGTATCCATATCAGAACGTTACCGTGGGTGCTGAAAAGCGGTCGCGCCCACGTTCCTTAATCCTCGTTCTTCGCGGCGAGACGGTCAAGACCCCGAAGTTCGTTCCGAATCTCGTCGCACGTCCGTCGCTCAATCTCGAAATCAGGATTGTCCGTCGAATTGAACGGAACGCCCTGATTCTTGTACGAATCTTCCGGTGGCTCTTCGATTCCCCGCGAGTCTCGAAGCGCTCCGGCTTCGACAGCCGCTCGGAAATTCCACGGGAAGTAGTGAGTCCACGGCCCTTCAGCGGCCAAGTCGCTCACGTCTTCGTCGTCCACGACGATGAACCGGAAGTCTTCGTCGGGGAACGCTGTTTCATACACGTCCTGAATCAGTCGAAGACCGTCTCTACGCCGGGGCTTGATGTGATTCTCGAACTCACTGTTCTCGAACTCGTACTGTGGGTTACACAGGTACTCTTCCCATAGGAACTCTGCTTCGGACAGACCCGGAATCTCACACTCGCTCTTCAAGTGCTGATTGCCGGTCGCCCACACGGGAATGTCAGTTTCGTGCGCCCAATACTGAACCCATCCAGTCGGCACAGCCGCTCGGCGCGGGTGTGCGTTGACGGTGACTGTATGGTCGCGGTCAAAGCACAATACTACGCGTTCACTCGTATCTATGAGGTTTCTCGTATCTCCCATTACATTCCAAGATAGGGGATGAACGCGTAAAAAGGTTCCGACGCTACTTCTCGTCAAACAGGCGCGAAAGCCCCTGCTTCGGAAGTTCTTCGGCGTCTTCGAGAACTTGGTAGAAAACGTGCATTCCCAAGTCACCCGGAAGAAGTTTCATGGCCCTGAACGCTTCGTCCAGCGTGAACTCTACCTGAACACGGGCGTCCCCCATTCCATCGGCCATAGCCTTCGTCTGTGGGTCGTCTTCCCCGACAATCACAGCGGACGCTTCCATTGTCCATCCTTCAGGCGTCTCACAACCATGCGTCAGGTGGCCCCGAAGTTGCGACTTTTCGTCAAAGTCGTCTTCACAGTCAGGACAGACGTACTTGACAGCACCCCCAGTCGCCATTGCTTCGAGAGTTTCATCTTCGTAAGCCGCTTTCACAGCGTCTTTCTCAAGCGGTTCACGATTCGCGGCACGACGCCACTCAATCAAGTGACCCCACTCGTTGATAACGTAGTGAACGCGACTATCACCCACGCCGACGTTATTCGCAATCTCCGTCTTGATTCCGAACTCGTCAAGGTCTTCAACAGCCGCGCACTCGTCAATTATCGCTCGAATCGTCTCGTTCCGCTTCTCGTATTGTTCTGCTGGTTCAGAGTCAGTGGTAGGCATTTCTCAAACTCCACTTGAGAATCTGAACCCGCTATCTTATAACTTTATTGTTTTATAAAACAGTCACACGTCTTCTAACCGAGAGGTAGTAGCCCCTTTCTGACCGTTGTATTTCGCATCCGCCTTCGTCGCGTAACTTTCAATAGGGGTATCGTCAAGTGGAATTAGAATCAGTTGACAAAATCTCGTTCCTTCTTTGAAGGTTTGGGGATTGCCGTTGAAGTTCACGATTTCCAATGTCAACTCACCATGAAATCCAGCGTCAATCCACCCAGCCGTATGAATCTGAACTCCCTTCCGACCAATCGAAGAACGACCCTTCAACATAGCACAGACGTTTTCGGGAAGGTCAATATACTCTCGCGTTGACCCGAGGTACGCTTCCCCGGAACGGAACGTCACCTCTTCTTGGTCAGTCTTTGGCTGTCCACGTTGACCAAGCGGTATGGTATGACCTGCTAAAGTAAGGTCAACCGACGAAGGTTGAACTTGTGACTCTCGGTCAAGAGGGTCAATGGAAAGTTCGCCGTTGTCTAACATTCGGTGAATCGTGCGGTCGGAGAGAACTGTCACACCTGTACTGGACGCCGTAGTTTTATAAGATTATTGTTCCGGTTCAACTGGTCGAAGTGAATCAACTTCGGCATACATCCAACAGTCAATATCCCAGTATTCCAGTACCCCTATTGGCGTATCATCTACGTCGCTGGTTACGACGACGCGGATTTCCATTTCGCTCATATCGGCTACCGACCCAGAAGGAGCAAACGAACGAGAGGCTGGGTCGTTGGGCTTTCTCATTCCCACTCGGTCGGAGCGAACTCCCGAATCGTGACGTGCGACGAGAGAATTTCGTTCTCAAGTACGTCTGACTCGTCTTCGAGCGGCGGGCGAATAATTACAGGAGCCATGTCTTCACTCTGATTCGCGTAGACGAGCGCTTGACTCACGCCCTTGAACACGGCTTCAAAATCGTTCTCTATCTCAATCGCAAGGTCAACCGGCCACGCTCGAACAACGAAATCGGCATACCGACCAGTCTCTTCGATATAGACGTTCCGTTCGACGTTCTCTTCACCGTACTCCGCATTCAACATTTCTTGAACCAAGTCCGCGTACTCGTCTTCTGGTAGGGTCATTACTGGCGTATTTCGAGTCAGTATCAAAAGGTAGCGTGACCGCCCCGTTCCTCAAAATCGCTAAATAAAAAACCTCAACCGGCGTTAGCCAGTTGGGGTATGAACCTTACTCCGTCGTGGAGAACTCGGTTTCTTTCGACCAGCGGTCGCAATGCCGGTGGGTGTCCATGTCGTCCATCCACTGCTTGAATCCGCGCCCGTGACCTTTACCTTTCGGCGCGTCAGGGTGCATATATTGCCACTGGTGAATCAATTCGTGGCGGACGATTTCGAGAAGTTTGTCGATTCCCTTCTGGTAGTAGTAGTCAGGTGCGAGAGCGATAGCGTATCGCCCGGACGCCATTGACTCGGGAACCGCCGAACCGTAGTACGCCATACCAGCGGCGTTCGTCAGTTGCGGGTTCCAGAACCAGTCAATGTCGTCAACGTCCACGGTTCCGCCTGACCACACTTCGTTGGCCCATTTGCGGGCGTGGGGAATGACTACCTCGTCCATGAGGGTATCCATGTCGGTCTGTTTTCGCTCTTCGACGCGAGCGCGGTAGCGACGACGTTTTTCAGCCTCGTACTCACGCTCGGCCTTCTCACGAATGTTCAACCCGACAATGGCGTCTTGAAGCCACCATTCTGGTTCGGTCGAAAGACCGAAGGTGGATTCGAGCAAGACACCGGGACTGTCGATTTCGCGCACGACGTAAGTCTTGGTGTCTTCCATCGGTTCGCTCTTCTCGAAGAGTCGCGCTCCGTGTTCCCGCTTAATCTCGTTCGTACTTCCGTAGCGAACGACTTCCACTATGTCGCCAGCCTCAATATCCACCGGCTCTTCCGTAGCGAGCGGGTGAGCGTCGGGGGCTGGGTCGTAGTTGACGACGCGGTTATCCACGTCGTACATGGCGCGGACTTGTGACCGAATCTCCTCTCGAATGTCGCGGTTGTCGAAAGGCAACTCGTCGCGGAATGCTTCGAGTTCTTCTTCGGTCTTGATTACCGCACGCGTTGACAGACGGGTCAGAGTCGGCGCTCCAATAGCGCGTTCCATGTATCCGTCCGCGACAGCGGCGCGGAACATCCGTTCCATCCGTCGCCTATCATCGTTCCGTCGGAACTCGAACTTGATAGTCTCGGGAAGCGGAGTCTGTTCTTCAACGTTGGGAATTGCGTCCCATGATTTTTGCGAAGCCATTGGGTGTCAACCTCGTTGGTTCAGGGGCGTGCTGTCGATAGCCACACGTTGTGCATGGGCTACCGGAGAGGGAGCAAATGGAATGCACCTCGCTCCCGCCTCATGTGTATATAGGGGATGAATAGTATTAAGACTTTGGTCAGATTCCTTATGCTTGAAGGGGTAAATTGACCGCTATACAGCGATTTCGATATTCACTTATACGTGATAGGTCAGGATTCACCACCGAAAATCCGTTCTTTCAGTATCCAAAGACGGAGAAAAATGAGTTTAGCGAGCATGATACCACTTTGTAACACTAACGACCAGCGTGAAAACATGGGAATCGAAAATCAAGCGCGGGCCAGCAAACTGGTCAGAACGAACACTGACCAGCACCGCATTCGGGACACTTCTCACAGCCTTCAGAGATTTCCAGAGGGACGTTGCACTCTTCGCACATAGGCACGTTATTCTCGGCGCTCTGTGCCGCCGTGACGCCGCCGTCCGTGACGGTGGTGGCGTCACCCTCGTCTTGGCTTTGACCCACGCCAGCGTTCGACGCAACACCGACAAGCGTCTCTACCTCTTCGAGCGAGACACCGAGTTCTTCCTGAAGGTACTCGGCGGTCACTTCCTCGGCGTCCGCGTCAGCGGACTCCTTGTTCTCCTTCCGCGTGGTGAGAACCTGCTTCGAGCGGCTACCGTCTCGGTAGAAGGTCACGCTCTTGCCACCGTGGTCGTAGATGTACTCGAAGATGTTCTCGGCTTCCGCGACCGTAGCGTGCTTCGGGGCATTTATCGTCTTGCTGATAGCACTGTCTACGCCGTCTTGGAACGCGCACAGCACGTCAGCGTGTTCCTTTGCGGTGAGTTGGTTGGTCGTGACGAAGAGTTCCCCAATCGCGTCAGGGACATTTGTCAGCCCGTCGATACCGTCGAACTCGTTGGCTTCCATTTGCTCTTCGGCTTGAGCCTTCACCGCGTCTACGTCCACGTCGTTCTCCTTCAGGACGCGTAGGAAGTAGTCGTCAAATTCGACCAGCATTTCGTCACCCTGAACGTCGTCAGAGACGTTCTTGTAGTAGGCGACGTTGTAGATGGGTTCACAGCCACCTGTCGTATTTCCAACCATACTGGTCGTGCCAGTCGGGGCAATTGTCGTCGTATTGTGATTTCTCACACCGAAGCCGTCTTCGTATTCGCTCGCGTCCTGTCCGACTAACTTACTGAACCACGCTTCGTTCTCGGTCGGGTTCGCGTACTTCGAGTCGTCCCACGCGGCGAAGTTTCCACGGTCGTTGGCGAGTTCGTGGCTGACAGCCTTCGACCGGTGGTTGATGTGTTGCATGACCTGACGGGCGATTTGGTTGCCCTCGTCGCTCCCGTACCGGACACCCATTTGGATAATCATTTGGTGGTAGCCCATGATACCCAGCCCGATTTTCCGAAGGTTGCCGACGCGCTCGGAGATAGCGTCGTTCGGGAAGTTGGACATAGTGACCACGTTGTCCAAGAACCGCGTTCCCGTCTCAATACGGGTATTGAGTTCTTCCCAGTCGATAGCGTGCGTCAGATAGTCCTGAACCTCGGCTTGCTGTTCCACTTCACCCAACTCTTCCCAGTCGGAAGCACGGAACTCCCGCCAGTCGGGGGCGTCCTTCGCAACAAGTGTAGAGAGATTGATATGCCCAAGGTTACAGGCTTCGTTCTCACACAAAGGTTGCTCGGAGCAGGGGTTAGTTGCGTGGATTTTGTAGTCGGAATTATCCCCGTCAAGGTCAGCGAACGAGTGCATTTCGTTCATGCGGTCGATGAACACGACACCCGGTTCGCCGTTCTGGTGAGCGCCTTCAACGATACGCGTCCACAGTTTCTCGGCGGGGATAGAGAGGGGTTCCCCGACCGTAACGTACTCGCCAAGGTCGAACCAGCCGTACATTTCCTTCGTCTCTTCGGTGGCGATATGCTGTTCGCCCGTGCGTGGGTTAATCAGGTCGAAATCCTCGCCAGCCTTGAGCGCTTCCATGAACTCGGTGGTGATACCGACCGAGATATTGAAGTTCGACAGGTGGCCTTCGACCGCGTTCCGAAGGTGGTGGGGGACGCGACCCTCGTCGTCAATCAGGTCGCGGGCTTCGTCCAGAGCGTCACCGAAGGAATTGTGAGTGAAATCGTCGGGGTCGTTCAGCCGAAGCGTCTCGGCCAGCGACACGTCACGCCGTTTCGCGTGAATGAAGTACGGAATGTCGGGGTGAGTCACGTTCATGACGCCCATTTGAGCGCCCCGGCGAGCGCCACCCTGTGCGATAGTTTCACAGAGTTGGTCGTAGGTACGCATGAAGGTGATAGGCCCGGACGCGATACCGCCAGTAGAACCCACAATGTCGCCGTAGGGCCGAAGGTGACTGAACGCATACCCGTTGCCGCCGCCGCTCTGGAAGATTTCAGCGGCTTCCTTGGCGGTTTCGTGAATGTCCGAAATGTCGTCTTCGGGGCTGTTTACGAAACAGGCGGAGAGTTGCTGAAGTTCGCTTCCAGCGTTGATAAGAGTCGGCGTGTTCGGCATGAACGACAGGTTTTCCATAGCGGCGGTGTACCGGTCGGCCCATGCTTCCATCGTCTCGCGGGTGTCGTCGGACACGTCGTCAATGAGAGCGTCGTAGGCGACGTGCTTCGCGTTGTCTTCGGTCAGTTTGACCGGGAACTCGTCTTGACCAGCCATGTCCAGAACGTCGGCGCGGAGTTCGTCACGTCGCGGGTGGTCAGGCTTGATGTGACGAGCGTCGATGTACGTCTCGGTGTCGTGGTAGACCGCTTCGGCCACCGCGTTGTTCTTCCCGACGCGTCGGAAGAGTTCTTCCTGTGCCTCAATCGGTTCCCCGTTCTCGTCTTTCTTGAGATAGCGAGACGGGAGAACTCCGAAGTAGGCGTTCTCGGTCAGGTTGTCTTGTAGCGTTTCGCCGTCCGTGCGTTTCTTGGGGAGAGAGATTCCCCGGTCTGAAGGATTCATGCGTAGTCCAGCGGCCACCGTCCCCTCGGGAGTGGTGTCGGAAACCGCGTGTTACTCTCGTTGTGGACGTGACCACTTGAACCTATTGAATAACCTTATTCAACTGAACGAATATCCACTTGGTCATGGTCGCACTTACAACGGCCAACCAAGTGGTGATAAACCTGACCGTAAGTCTTGTCGAACTGGGCTTCAACGTTGGTGATTTCCTCGTCACCCTCGCCAAAATAGAACGACCGCATATCCGCACACTGCTGATTCGTCACGAAATCCTCGGGGTCAATTGTCCCCATAGGGCTATCAGCAGGTTCTTCTTCGATTGAGTGATTGCACCGATTGAAAACGTGTTCCGCAATCGTCGTCTGTGAGTATTCAAACTCTACTTCGACCATGCTCTTTATCGTCTTGTCCGGGTGCGATTTGAAAAACTGACGCATGGACGCGCACTCGTCTTCTCCGACACCTCGGTCATATCCCTGACTCCCATTCGGAAGCAGGTCATGTGGGTGTCGTTCGGACTGGTCTTTGTCGTTCCAGCGGTCGATAGCCTCTCGTTGCTCGTCTGACCAACCGTCACTCATGAGTTTCACCGTTGGGTTCCTCGCCGTCTTCTAAATCCACCTCGGCGTCGGGGTCAAACTGTATCCAACAGTCGTCCCCCTCGTCTCGGTCGTATAGAATATCTCCGCCCTCGGCGTCAGACGTTCGAGAAAAGCCACCGCGCTCGCTTGGAACCGGAGCAATCGTGCGGACGTAGTATTCGTCGCTATCTACGAACTGTTGCCAGTGGTCACGACAAATCATGTACGGTTCGTCCGGCACATACGCTTCGTCTTCTTCGAGCGGTCGTTCAGTGAGAAACGCAAATGACAGACCCTTAACTGACCCGCAAATATCACAGTCCGGCTCTCGGTCAGTAGAGTCAGTCATTGCGAGTTCAGTTCACTTACTCACCATGTACTTCGCCAGTAGGGGTAATAGGACTTTGGTTCACTCTGTCAAACTGACTCGCGTCGAACTCCATTTCCCGCTCTGACCCGAGATAGACCCCGAACTCCCGAACCTCGTCCCATGAAATCTTTGTCGCGTCGTCCCGAATCTTGTTCAAGAACAGGTCAAGCGGAAGCAGGAATCCACAGTCACCCTTCTCACAACAGTTGCGGAGTTCGACAGCGACAGCGACCTTCCGACCCGATTTCTCTCGGTACTCTTCTTGACCGAGGAACTGGTCGGGATTCAGTTTAGAGAAATACAATCCAGCCGCACTGGATTCACAATCTCGGGACTTGGCTTCAAGTCCGATATAGAACTCGTCTCGCGGGGAGTCAACCATAATGTCCAACTCTTGCGACATTTGGAAATTCCCCCGACGAAAGGCCATTTGCTGTTTGCGAAGCATGGGGACACCCTCGTCGCCCACCCACTCTTCGAGGCCGTCCATCAACGCGTCTTCAAAATCTTTGCCAGCGCCCATACCTCACAGTAGGGCTATCAGTGCCTTATATCCTTCACTTCCTTCAACCCCGCGAACGCCCTTCCTTCATTTTGTCCTTCGCACTCTTGACAACCCTGTACCTCTCCGTCCACGCCGAAGACGCGGACGAAGTTCTGACTGACGTGATTTCCGCAACCTTGGCATTCAGGCATGGAAGACTCCCTCGTAGCAGTTCTCGCACATATGCTTCTCTGTTCCTTGAATCGGGATTTCAAGATGGAATCCCATTGAGCGGTGATAGCGGTCTACGCTACCGAAGCCCATGTCCATTGAATCTTCTCGGTACTGGCGGGCTTCGACAATCGTTCCGTAGACACTCTTCTCCGTCCGCTCGTTGCGGTGAAGCATATCCGAAGCGTTGTGTTCCGGGTTCGGAACCTCAATCTCGAAGCCTTTGACGTACTCGTACAGTTGCTCTTCGAGAGATTCCTGCTTCGTTTGGTGCGCGTTTCGATTACTGTCGATTCGTTCTTCGACTACCGCTTCAGCAGTAGGGTCAACGACGATTTCCTTCATGTCCATATCATCGTCTTCAGCCCACTTCTGACCGCAACAGTCGCACTTGATTTTCTGGACGGTAGTTTCGACTGTCTCGAAATCCGTCTCTGTCACCTCTCGTTCAACCTTCTCCGTCTCGGCGGTTTTCTCGGTGACGACAGTCATGCTCGCACCCACTCGTCGTCTACTTCTTTGAACAGCGCCGTACACCGCTCACAGAACGTGTACTCCGTATCCGAGTCGTTACAGAACCCGTGTCGCATACGCTCGGTCGGAGAATGGCCGAAGAGCCAACATCGGAGAGTGAACGCTGGGCCTCTCATATCGTTGTTTCCGTGACTGACACCTCGCTATCGTGAAGCGAGTCGTAGATTGTCTGTGCCGTCTTCTCTCCTACGCCGTCAATGACCGTCAGGTCGTCCACAGTCGCTTCGAGTGCGTCCTGAAGCGAGGGATACTGAAGGTGTAGGGACGACGCTGTGTCCGCGCCCACGCCGTCTATACAGCCGTACATTCGTTCCACGACCGGAGCGGACGAGTCCGCCGACGACTTGACCTGAAGCCCGCTGTCGCTTGGCTCTTCGATGTGCTTCCGGGCCTGACGAATCGCGTAGTCGATTAGGTTCTCGGTATCGGAACAGGGAATCACCGGGACACCGTTGCGAGCGGTGAGTGACGCGGCGAAGCCACGGAGCGAGTTGGCGTTCATCCGGGTGTGAGACAGTTCCTCGAACTCACTCATGTCGCCTTCGAGAAGCACGTAAGCGTGGTCGTAGGCGTCCGCCATGCGTTCGACCTGACCCTTGAGGTGGTCGTCTTCGTCAGTGATAGACGACGCGTAATCACTGGGGGTCTTCCGCTCGAAGACGACGCCTTCGATTACAAGGTCGCCCGTGGGAAGTTGTTCCACGGTAAACTCTTCCACTTCGTCGTGCTGTGTCAGGACGGGGATTATCGTATCCAGCGGTTCCCGGCTGTCTACGACGACATTGACTTTTTGCTTATCGGCCATTCTAACCGTGTCAATAATAATCCCCTTAATTTATAATTCTATCGCCTATTCGTCGGCCAGCCGCGACAACTGGTGACGGAACTCGTCTTGCACTTCGCTGGGAACCTCGGGGTGGAAGTTCTGATAGGCGTAATACTGTTCGTCGCCGGGGTGGTAGACCAGAATCTCGGCGGCCTTCACACTCTCGGGAAGTAGGTGGTACATGAAGCCCCACGTCCCCGTCACCTGATACGGAATCAGGTACTTATCGTGCGTCAGTTTGCCTTCTACGGCTTCTTCGAGTGCGTCGGCGTCGATTTCGTGGGAATTGAAATCGTACACGACAGCGTTCTCGAAGCGGTACGGGTTGTCCATACGGCGGCGGAGAAAGTCTTTCACTTCCTCTGCTTCCGTATTCTCGCTAATCAGTAGCCCGTCGTCCGCGAAATCGCTGTCCATGCTCATTTCTCTATGCTAATAGGGGTATTATAATCGTATAAAACTTCGCTTCAATCTTCGTCCACGCGCTCCCTTCAGAAAGAAGCGACCGTCAGAACATTACCTCGTTAGCGAGGTTGTGAAGTTTGCTCTGAAGGTCGTCACCGTTGCCGACCTGAACTTGGCGGTGGAAGTAGTCGCCGTCACCGGCGCGGCTTCCAGCCGTGTAGACCCCGAGAACGGGGAAACTACACTTGTCCAGCACGTCGCGGTACTCCGATTGGTTCGCCGGGCGACCGTCCGTCACGACAATCATGAACGGGTTGTCGTGGTCGGACAGACGCTCTCGGGCCAGTTTCAGGACTTGGGTGAGCGGCGTTCCGCCGCCCGCCTGACCGTTGAAGACGTGTTCTTTCACGTCGGTCAAGTCCTGACCGAACGGCTTGACGAGTCGTGCTTCGGACTGGTATAGGTCAAGGAGCGACGTTCGCACCCCAACCTCGTCCAGCGCCGCCGTGAGCGCCCCGACAGCCATTTCGGCGTTTTCGATTTCGTAGCCGCCCATAGACCCGGAGCGGTCTACGACGACCATGCAACTGTAGTCCTTGTCTTCGCCCTTCTCTTCCTTCTTGAACACTCGGGTCGAACCCCGAGCGGCGTGAACCATACGCGACCGGTCGAAGCGACCACGGCGCTTACCACGCTTCACCTTGTCGCGCTGTTCGCGGAGTAGCCGGTTGCGGAAATCGCTCGCCAGCCGCTTGCTGACCTGCTGGCTCTCATTGTAGCGAGAGCGAGCGAACTCCTTGTCCGGTTCCTCGGGGATTTCCAGCGTCAGACCGCGCCACGTATCGCCGCCCTGCTGACCGCCGATTATGTCCATGTACTGTTCCACCTCTTCGATAGTGGATTCACCGCCGTCCAACTCACTCGCTTCCTGTGCGAGTTCGTCGCGGAAATCTTCTTCCATGTCGTCAAGGTGGCTCACGTCCGCGTCCAGCCCCGGCGTCGTGTCGTCACCGTCTTCGCCGTCTTCCTCGCCGGACTGGGCTGACGCCGAGACGACCGTACCGAGTTCGTCCGGGTCAATGTCCGCGTCTTCGGGGTCGCCGCCCGACGCGACGACAATCTGAACCTCAATCTCGGCCTGAACGTCACCGCGACCGAGTTCGTCAGCGGTCGCCGCTTCACCCGTCAGGTCGTTCTCGGTGTCGTCGGGCTTCCCGTCAATCGGGCTGGCGTCACCGCCGTCGTCGCCCTCTTCCTCGTCCCCGCCGGGGCCACCCCCGACAGAGCCGTCGTCACCGATTAGGTCTTCCAGATTCGACTCGTTCTCACCGGACACGTCCGCGTCGTCCAGTAGGTCGCTGAACTCCGTCCAGAACTCGTAGATACGCTCGTTACGTTTCTCCGAGACTGGCTGGGAGAGTACGTCCGACGAGACGGATTTCATGAGCGGAACCGCTTCGTCCAGTAGTTCGGCGTCCTTCTCGCTCGCCATAGTGAGCGAGTCGTCGTCCGGGTTCAGTAGCCGCTGGAACTGACCGGTTTGCCACAGCGCCATGTCGCACAGGCCGAGCGTGACGGCCTGATACAGCGAATAGCGCTCGGTGTCTTCGTCAACCGCGTGACCCGGCGAGTCGTTTTCCATGAGGTTGCGATTCAGCACTTCGAGTTCGTCTTCCACGCGGAAGCGGTGTCGAAGTTGGCGTTCAATCGCTCCGTCTTCGAGGATATTCCAGAGTTTCTTGAACATCTTCTTGCGGCCAACGTCCACCTTCCCGAGTTGACTCACGAATGAGTCGTGGTCGGTGTAGAGGATGTGGCCCACTTCGTGAACCGTCAGAGCCTCTTGCATAATCAGGTCGTAGATTTTGCGCGGGAACTCGGTAATCGGCTGGTCGAACGCCCGCGTGGTCATGTGAATGACCGGTTCATCGTCTTCCTGATTTACGCTGGCCGTCGGGTGGTTGGCCTTCATGCGAAGCGTCGGGCGCTTCGGCGTAATGATACGGCTGTACTTTTCGAGATAGCGACGGCGTTTCTCGCTCTCCCGTAGTTCCTCGTCTTGGCCCACGCCAAGGCGTTCCTTCACGTCCTGTATGCTCGTCTTGTCGTCAATTTGCACTGTGTAACACTCTCCGTACCTATAGTAGTATCCGGGCGGCCTTAAGTCTTCCCCATATCTGGAATGACTACTATTGCCATTGGCACGACCCGCACATCCAGAGGCCGCCGCCGTAGTGCGTTACGTGACCACCACAGTCAGGACACTGAAGGTAATACGGCTTCTCGAACTTCAATCCATCAGGGGTAATATGAACACGATACAGCACGTCCGTCCTGTCAAGGTGGTCGGGTTTCGAGTACGTCATTTGCTGATAGTAAACTGAAGGTGGCGGCTGTTCGATTCGTGAACCATATCGCAATGACAGCGATTTCCTGTTTTCCTTGTTGACCCCCAGTCCCCGCACTTGTCGCACTCCCACCGGCGAACGATTGTCAGCGACAGATTCGCCGGTAGGTCGGGCCAACTCATACCGTCGTCAGACGCTCCCGAAGGTCAGCCGCCTCTTCCTCGTCTACCGGAGCGGGAACGAGTTCAACACTTCCCGGTTCGGCGGGCTGTAAGTCCAGTTCCGCACTGGCGTCGAACTTGTTCGAGTAGATAGCCTGTAGGGCTACTTCCTCTATCTCCGTTTCATCCATACGGCCCTCAAGCGCTCGGCGTGCCAAGCGGGCCATGTCCAGTTTCGCCAACTGAACAGCAATCCACTCGGGGTCGTACTCAAGGTCAGCCGTCTCTCCGTCTTCGGAGTCGTCTTCAAGCGGCACTAACCACTCGGTGTCGTCAGAAGCGCTCACAGGCTCGTCAGACGGTTCCGTATCATCAAGGCTGGACAGGTCGTCCATCATCTTATCCAGCCCCTCGGTACGCGTCTCGCCCGTGTGGTCGTCGCTGGGTACTTCGGTGTCCGTGTCAACCGAAGGAGTCGGCGGCTGTAACTCTTCCACGTCGTAGGAGTTGGTCACGCGTTTAGGATTATTCTCACTGGACACTGTTATCTCGTTTCTTATTTGGGGATGAACTGTTATAAATGTTTGCTACACCCTGACGACCACACGCCACGTCATATACCGAGGAGCGGTGTTGTTATAGTCGCTGTAGTCATTACAGGCTGTGCAACGACAACCCACTTTCACAGTTATCATATTACCCCAAATATCAGACGCGTCTAAACTTGGGTAGTACAACACGCCCTCGCCACACTCGGGACAGAGAACTGTACTCCGGTCACGGCGGTCACTGTTTTCCTTGATACAGAACTGAATCTCAATACCCATACTGTGAGTCACCTCGTTATCCGAACCCGGAGCGTCAGATACCTCGCTTTCGTGCTGACAGTACGTGTCTCACCACACACCGTACACTCGCTGACCAGCGTTCGACGTTCGTAGTCGGTCGTGTACGGCGAAACGTTACGAAAGACCTGAATCCCGTCACAACCGTATTTCTCGCACGACTCCACCAGTTGCTCGGGGTGGTCGTCTCTCATATCACGCGGACAAAGAAGAATTTCAACGGTCACTGCTGGCCGTCGATGATATTGTACGGGTCTACGCCCTGTTCGATTACCCACTGCTTCGCACCGTAGGCCGTCTGAAACGCGTAGTCCGTCTCAATGTGAACGTCACCGAGCGTGCCAGCGACCTTGAATCGGGGCTTCGCCATTACCGTCGCCCCTCGGGCGCTTCCACATCCACCCACACGTTGTCCATGAGGTATTCGGTTGGTCGCGGAACGTCGTTACCCCACGAAATCCGCTCGAATCCAATCGGACGTACCATGAAGTACGCCACCTCGCCGCTCTCGTAGTGAACCTCGTACACGTCGGTCGGCATGGACGAATGAACCATATGTCGTCCGTGCTGTTCCTCGTTCACGACGTGACCCTGTGCGTGGTGGAACGCTTCGTCAAGGTCGCTCGTCCCCAGCACCGTCTCGGCGGGCTGGTAGTAGCGCTCGAACTCGGCCAGCGAAGGCTGGTCTTGCTCTCCGTAGCGGAGTTCGCCGTGTAGTTCTCGGGCCATGCTGTCGATGTGGTGAATTGTGATATATTCCATTTCAGTCCCTCTCCGTACAGTATAGTAGCGTCCGGGCGGACTTAAGTCTTTCCCGTATAGGGAATGGACTACGGAGCGGCGTCGGATAAGTCGTCTACAATAAACGGCGAATCACCGGGATTGGACGAATGCTCTCCCTGGTGGTCTGAATGCGATATTACTTCAATCGCTTCTGGTCGATTATCTTGCTTAAATCCGGTCGTGTGGTGTACGTCGTTACCCTTGACAGCCTCAAATCCATACTCCGAGACAGCCAGCAACCGGTGAGTGAAAACAATATGCTCCGACTCGCCGTCGTAGTGGCGAACGTATGGGTACTCTGAAGGATGAATATAAACTCCTGGTGGTCGGTCAGCCGCCGAATTGCGCCGGTCAATCCCATACTCTTCCATTCGATTCAGTATTCCTACGTCCGTCACGTCAACATTAGCCCTATCAGCGATTTCATCGGCGGTCAATTGTTCGACCCAATACAACCGCTTCAATTCCTGTTCTTCGTTCTCGAAAAACTCACGTCGCTCGTATTGCGAATTTCGAGTCTTAATATCGAACTTATCCAGCCAGTATCGCACTGTATCAGCAGAGCAATCATACTCTTCGGCTATCTCTGATTGAGTCTTACCTTCACGCTGATACAAACGTCGTAAAACAGTCTCGTTTTTGAATGATTCATCCACAATCTCATAACAAGGCTATTCGGCTTAAGCCTTACTGAAACGACTTACTGACCGGAAGGCCATTTGGTCGTTTCAATCGCTTTTGAGATTGCGTTCTTGTCTTCGGGGGCGGCCATACCCTGAAGCACCTGCTTCGCCGCGTCTTCCGCGTCCATGAACCGGGCCACCTTTGCGACCTTCATGGTGTCACGGTGGGACACCGGGGTCACAATGTCCATGTTCTTGTAGTTGTCCCGAAGGTTGGCCGCCAAGTCGGTCAGGCGGTCAACGACCTGTTCGTCGTGGGAGTCGTTCGGGTCGAAGTGGGTAGCCTCGAACAGCAGGGCTTTCTCGCCCTCGGGTTCGAGGTAGTCCACGTCCATGACGAAGAACCGCGTGCGGAACGCGTCGTTCAGCGGCTTCGTCCCCGCGTAGGACGGCGGGTTCATGGTGGCGACCATTTTGAACTCGGGGTGCGGGTCAAGCACCTCGCTCGTCGGGGGAACCGAGAGTTTGCCGTCGGACTCGGTGATACCGTGGAGCGGCATGGTCGCTTCCGGGCCAGCGGCGTTGATTTCGTCAGCCACGAACACCCAGCCGTGCTTGACCGCCATGTAGAGGATACCGGGCTTGAACTCGAAGCCGCCGTCGTCGGCGGGAACCCAGTCCCCAATCAGGTCAGCGTAGGTCGTGCCAGCACCGAAGTTGACACGCACCATAGGCCGGTTGGTCTTCGCGCACAGGTACTCTACGAGGTAGTCTTTGCCGACCCCCGTCTCGCCCTGAAACAGCGCCGCGTACTCGTCGTCAGCCACGAACTCCGCCGCGAGTTCCACGTCCGTCATACCGCCGCGCACGGGCCGTTTGACGTAGCCGTGGTCAATGTCGGGAACCATCGGGTGTCCCACGTCGCGTAGGATTTCCAGCCCGTTGAAATCCTCGCCAATGGGGTCGCCCACGGACATTTCCAGTTCCGACACGTCCGCGTTCGACACATCTTTCGACATGGCGGCCTTCGCCGCACTGTCTTCGCTCGAACCGCTCTGTTCCACGCCGTCGTTCCCTTCGCTGGACTCGCCGCCGAGTCCGAAGGAGTCGTTAAGGTCGCTCATTTCAATTGCCTCTTACATTCCATAATAGGGGATGAACTGACTTAAACCCTCGGTTTCCGGTAGCCATTACGGTTATCATCGTTGCACCTTCACAGTGATACCACCGCGCCGGTACATTCCCTTCTCTTCCACGTAGTCGATTTCCCGTGTCTCGTCTGAATAGACTATCAGACCGAGGATTTCGAGGTGGGTGTCGTTCCGAAGGATTTCGAGGTGACGACTTTCAGTCGGTTCCTCAAACAGCCCTTCAGACCGTAGGACACCGAGATACGCGTCTCGCTCCGTCGGCGCTTCGATTAGCGTCGATGTTCTCCGACCATTCGCGTTAACAACAACGTCGAAGTGGTATTCGGAGTCCGCTATATCTTCAGGAGTCATAGCCATACTGAACTACCCGTCGATGATTTCAGCGTCTTCGGCTATCTCTCCCTTCGGAGCGAGTTCGGCTATCTGTTCCGCGAGACACTTCGTCTCTTCCACCACGTCAGCGGGCTTCCACGAAATATCGTGTTCGTCACCAAAGCCGCGCTTCGCTCGCATGGTTGCCAGCGGATTGTTCGTCAGCGCGTTCCCGTCCACGTCGTAGGGAACGTCGAACGCATGAGCGGTGTCGAAGCCGACCCAACCGTCCGGGTCGATACCGTAAGTCAACCCACCGTGAATGTCGATAGCGCTCTGGAACTCGTCGTAGTGGCCGTCGAACGGCGTCCTGACGTAGCCGCAATAGTGGCGGTCACGCATATTCAGCACGATACATTCGAGTGCTTCGTGCGTGAACTTCGTGACCACCTGTGCTTCGGGGTGGTGGGCTATCTGGTCTAACTTCATGACGACAACCTCGGCGCTATCTCGTCGTGAACGAAGTTCTCTACCTCGTTCATGTACTGCTTCATGGTCAGTGATTCCGTGTCGAACGTGTTATCGGTATCGGTGGATTCGGCGTTCCAAACGCGCACCTCTCCGTTTTCTTCGGACGCAACGCCGAGGTGAGCGCCACAGAACTGAATCCAGCCCGTGTCCCGCTCGCCGCGCTGTGCAAGGTCATACGCGTGCATTAGGTCTTCCATTTCTCTCCTTCCTCGTTCCCATATTGGGGACGACCGGGGATAAGTCTTTGGTAGCCGTACTACCACTCAAGCGGGTCAGAAGAACCGTCAGACGCCGATTTCTCTCCCGTGACCAGCCACCGGGCTACCCGGTCAAGGAAGACGTTCGTCGTCACGTTTCTCACGTCGAAGCGTTCGCTTTCGGCTGGCCGACAGTCCCGGCGAGTCACCTTGACCACATACTCGTCCGCCACTGTCGCGCTGATACGGGTATTAGCGTAGTCGATGTACGGCCACATCCGCTCACCGCCGTCGTCCCTTGCCGCGTCGTAGACTGATATGAGTCGTTCTTTCATTGTAGTGCTTCCGAGATTCGCCCTCGAAGATACCCGAGAGCATACGAAATGACACACAGATAGACCAAGACGGCTGTTTCCGTGCTGGTCATAGCCGAAGGAAATGGTCGTAATCCATGTATGTCTCTATCCGAACGCACCCACCGATTGACAGCGGAACTTTTCGGTTGGTGTTTCGCATAACCGCGTTCAATAGTTCGTAGTTCGGTTCCTCTCCGGGGAGCCGTCGTTCGTGTACTGGTGGCTTATACTCAATCTCCGGCGTCTCTTCATAGTATTCGATAGACGAACCACTCTCAAACTCGATTTCTGCTGACGAGTACGACCACTGGGTATCCGGGCTGTTCGTTTCAAGCGCTTCCGCCGCTTCCCGAATATCTTCGAGTGTGAGCAATTCGTCGCTCATAGCTCTCCTTCGGGTTCCCAACCAGTTTGCTCTTTCCAATCCTCGAACGACGAGGGTTCACGAATCTCCGCCTGACCACCTATTTCCAAGTCGATTTCGTGGTCGTGGAACATAGCCGCTATCGCCTGTCGGTCAGACTGGTCGAACACCTCGTTCAGATACGCCGCGAACTCTTCAGGCGACACATCCGCTTCAGCAAGCAACCCAGCGAAAAATAGGTCGTCGCCAAAGCCTTCGAGAACCGATTCAGCAGTGAACTCGTATTCAGTCATTCAGAAATCCAGTGGGTCGTCCTTGGTTTTCTTCGTCCCGAACTTCTCGCTGGTGGTCTTCCGCACGGGGTCGCTGGTGATAGCGGCCTCGAACCAGTCGGGGAACGCCACGCTGTTACGGATACTATTGAACGACTTGTCCAGCACGTAGTAGTCCGCAAAGTCGTCCTTCGACCGAACAGCCCGACCGACTGACTGAATCACCGACTGGGCGGTGTTCTCGTTGTACCATTGCCAGTCCTCGCCGTTGTAGCCGGTGTTGGCGTCCATGAGGTAGTCTACCCGGCTGTCCCCCATGTTCGGGTACGGAACCTTCAAGAGTGCTTGCCAGCGGCACATATCGTCTACCAAGTCCACACCTTCCATCATGGACGGCGAGACGACGATACTCTGCTGACTGTTTTGCCACTTCGTGATAAACGCCGCCGTGTCGTCGTCAGCGTCGTGGAACAGTACGTTGCTCTTGAGTTCAGGGTACTTCCCGCTCTTGGCGTCCTTGTAGATACGCTCGGCACGGTTGTACGACGCCGTGTGGATTAGTCCGTTCTCCCCGGAGTGTCGCTTTGCGAGTTCGTTCAGTCGCGTCATGATACCTTCCCAGTTGTTGTCGTCGCCCCCGCCGGACATTTTGGCGACAGTGCTGTCAAGGTGAATCGGACGGCGCTCGGGGTCGAACGGCATACCGACCTTGATAACGTGCGTCCGGTCGGGGTCAAGTCCGATACGACGACACCAACTGTCGGGGTTCCCTCGGTACGGCATAGTAGCCGTAGTGAGAAGCCGGGTATCGGCACGCCGCCACACTTTGTGCTTCAGAAAGGAATCGACCTTCACAGGCTTCACTTGGAACGATTTTACCTTCTTGTTCTTGTCCGGGTGGCGAGTTCTGTCCATGTCAACCACCCAGTCACGGCCCCACTCGTCCACCTCTTTCTGGAACCACTCGAAGTTGTCCATGTACTTCTTGGCGTCTTCGAGTTGGTCGGCGTAGTCGTCGTTGTTCCGGTGTTCGTTCCGATACGCGTTACACCGGTTATACAACGTTTCCATAATGTCGTACACCTCGCCGTGACGACTGGTATTGTCCATATCAAGGTCGTGGGCGATATTCCGGTAACAGTCCGGGGGAACTGTCCACGGCGACACTTTGAACCCAGCGAAGAGACTGGCGACCTGACTCTCAAGGCCGTGGCACTCGTCCACGATTAGGAGTTCTCGGTCAGCGAACGAGATACGCTTCGGATTCTCGCCACCCGAGGTAGGTGGAAGCGCCCCGTCGATAACGAGATACGCGAATGTCAGGACAGCACACTCATGGTCTATGGCGTCCATCTTCGCGTTCCAGTACGTACACTCGTCGTAATCCGAACACTGCTTCTTGCCGGACTTGTTAATGTCGCACGAATCACAGTCCTGTCCCGTCTCACCACAGGTGTAGTCCCGCCGAGAGCGGAGTGACCGGTAGTACGCCGACAACACCGGGTCGTCTTGAAGTTGCTCTCGAAGGCTCTTCTGTGGCGTAATATAGAACGAACTGTCGAACGAGCGGGACGCGGCGACGTTGATAGCCGACTTACCCACACCCGTTGGCGCGTCTACGACCACGTTGTCGATACTGGGGTCGTGAAGCGCCTGAATGACCGCAATCATCGTTTGGCGCTGTTTCTCCCGATAGCCGTCGAACGGGAACAGGTCGTCCCACGACTCTACCCCATCCGGGGTCAAGTCGTCAAGGTCAAAACTTGAAGTGGACATTTAGTCCCACTCCGTTGGTTCAGGTTCGTCTTTTTTCATTTCAAAGTCCATCCCTACATTGGAAACGGAACGGCATAAACCCACCGTTCAGTATCCCGATTACCGATGTTTTCATATTAGGGCTATTCAATTCGTTGTGCTGTATAGAAAACTCGGAGTTAGTAAAATCGTACATAGTATAAGTATATTAATATATACTCTCTTACTGTATTAATACCGCACCGCCTACAGCAACCACTATTCTATAACGTTATAAGAGTTCCTATAGAGTACCAACGAAGATACAACGACAACATACTCAATCACAGTGTTGTGATTCTACAAAACGAAGCATACACCGACGAACTGTGGCTATCTATACGATACTACTACTGAAACAGCGGGGTTCTTGCCCAGTCTTGCCAGTGATACAGTAGGGCTACTGTGGTAGTAGCCCGTTCTTCAACCGCTCGTCACGTCAGGCTCCCTTGCTTCTATCACGCCCCCTCTCCCGCATTGGAATCACAACGTCGTGAGCGAGTTCTTGCACTTAGCAACCCAGCCGCGAGTTCATCATCAAACACCACCTGACGCTCTCCGTCTCGGTCGAATCGGACGGTTACTTGGTCTTCTCCCAGCCTATCCAGTATCTTGATTACACGGTCAACTGTTTCCGTGTGTCCGTTACACTCGGTTCCCGCTCGAAGCACCCGCCGAATCTCGCCAGCCTGTATCTTCCGGCCAGCCGGAACCGAAGTGCTGTATTCCACTATGTCCTTCGCCACGAACCGCGCACGTAACTGGTTGGACGACAGTGAGTCTTGAGCAATCGGTTCGGGGAGCGACACCACATCTTCCAGCGCTGTCTCGTCACGAGCGTCCTGCTGGCTCTCACGGGACTGTGATTCCTCGGGGTCGTCTACGTCACCGAGTCCAGTGTGGGCGTTCAGAACCTCAATTTCATCCTTCGCATGATTTACCCCTTTCGAGAGCGCGTCCATGCGTTTATCGTGGTCGTCTACTTCGTCTTCGAGTTCTTCGACACGCTCACATAGGCCGTCTACAATATCCTCTAATCTGTCGATTCGGGCGTCAAGAGGTTGCTCTTCCGCGCTATCCGTTACTTTTTTGGTTTCCGGGTTTGATGTACTCATTGTCGAATCGGTTCCTTCCCTGTATGGTCGCACTCACGGCTCTCCGGGCCGACGGGGCGGCAACCCCGCGTGACCGTTCAGGGGCGACCGACACCGGGTCACACCCGGCGTCCTTCCTCTCACAAGGAATGAACGGTCTAATAGCGCCTGTTGAAGCCAGTTCACATAAAAGTTAGTATGACGGCGACAGCGTTCTTCTATCGGTCTGATTCGTAAAGTGTGGAGAAAAGCCACACCCCAGCGCGGTTCATCAAGCCGCGCCGGACGAACACGAACAGGACTCGGAGAGGTGGTCGGCTTGCTATCCCCGGTGTGCCAGCGGGGACACGTCATACTCTCACACGAACCTTATTAAATCCTCGTTCTTCCAAATCCCAAACACCAGTCCCCTCGGTCTACAGTACCCCTATCAGTAAATCACGACTCCTACGTCCGGGTGGTGCTTCTGGATTTCATTTCGTACCTCTTCGGGAACCCAGTAGCGGTCACAATCCTTTCCGTCTTCCATGCGAGTCAGGGTTGTCAGATATGCGGTGGTTCCGTCAACACGGAAACAGTATTCGTAGTTGTATTGGTTATTCCCGCTTCGCTTTTGAACGGTCAAATAAGAGCCAAGGGAGTCTTCTTCCAGCAGATTCACTCCCTCAATCGGCTGTTCCATTTCGGGAACTGGGTCAACGCCTTGAATCTCGTCTTCCTCTGTGTCCGGTTCAGGCTCTTCAACATTCACACGGCCACCAATATCCAACTCTATGGATTCTATGAGTTTACTAACTGTCGTCATACACGTCTGTAGAGGCTGAATACACTTAAAAACGCCTTCGGATAAATGCCGAAGACGCCCTGAACCAACAGAGGTCTGTTGGGACGAATTGACACGCCGAGTTGTTGTCTCGGCACTCCGAAGTAGCGTTTATAGAATAATAAGTGTTAGGGAATGAAGTGGCGGAATTGCCTTACTCCGTCCGTTCTTGCCTCTTCATTCTACCAATACACGAACGACAAGTTGGCTCACCGCGAAACATCCCAATTTCACCGCGTGGCCTCTGACAGACGGAGCAAAGCATTATAACGTTATTCAATTATTGTTACCGCTACTAATCAATTATGTCAGAGTCTTTAGCGTCAACCACTGCTTGCCACGTCTGAACACGGTCGTCGCTGACTCCGTGAATGTACCCCAGTTTGGTATCAACCTTTCGGGCTTCCATCTTCCCAATCTTCCATTCAAAGATACCGCCGGGCTTCGGGCTGGGAATCCGAACAGCAGGAACGCCGTTGACCGGAGCGTGCCGATATTCGTGATAGTGGCCCATGAAGAAAATGTCCGGTTCGTTCTCAAGACCGAGAAGCCAGTTTTGCATTTGGCTGTCGGACGCTGAAGTACCCGTAATCTGTTCGTAGGCGTCTTGACCGTGGGTTGCGAAGCCAGTCCACTCCCCACCTCGAAGGTCGAACGTCTTGTACGCGGTCGCGTCCCCCACGTCGAAGTTCACGTTCTCGTACTCGGAGTAGTGGACAATACGTTCGAGTTCGCGGTAAAGGAAAAGGTCAGCATTCGCCTGACGACTGGAACCGGACGCACGCATTTCGCCGTGATTTCCTACTTGACACACGACATTGACTGTCTCGTAGTGTTCCGAGAGGGTGATAATCAGTTGAATCAGTTCCTCTACGGCAATATTTATCTGGTCAGCGAGATATGCGGATATGTCTTCTATCTGGTGATTGTAGATGTTTTCGTTCGTCACCATATCACCGTTCAGCAGTAGGTGTATCGTGTCGAACTCAATATTGCCTGAAACCATGCGTTCGGGGATTTCGAGACACTTTTGGGTGAACTCTCGAACGGCTTCACGCCACTCTCGCTCCGAATACACCTTGTCACCAGTCTCGTCTTCAACGCTCTGACCGACGTGAAGGTCGCTGAACGCCGCCACAATGTCTTCGTTCCCCGGCGAGGGGTCTTGCATGGCCGTAACCGGTTCAACCGAGCGTGCCTGTCGTATCTGCTTGTCTTCGACCGCCGCCAGCCAGTCGTTCGCTCTCCGAGTAATCGTTCCCATGTGGTGCGACCCAATCTTCCGCTTGACGGTTGGGTCGTCCACGTAGTACGCTTCGTTCACGTCGTCGTACTCAATCGGGACGTTGTGTTCTTGCTGTAGTTCAGCAATATACGTATCAGCAATCCGCTCGGAGATTTTCAGTTCGTCAGCGATTTCTTCGTTGTCAGCCGGGAGTACGTCTTTCAGAAGGTACGCTTCGCGCTCGCTCAAATCGCCGGGTTTGAATTTATTCTCTTCGCTCTTTCCGTCAGGGTCGTAATCGACGCCATAGGCTTCGAGAACGGTTTCAAGGTCTTCTTCACCCTTCCACGTCCATACGCCGTTTTCGTCGCGCTGAAAACGACCGCCGTTTTCTTCGATACCGTCCATCCGCCCCCGCACCGCCCGCGAAGATATGCCGAGTTCGTCAGCGATTTCCAGCCGAGTGGCTGGTACGTGTTTAAGAACCTGTATCTGTGCGTCTGTGAAGCCCTCTCCGTTACCAGACATTGTGCGAATTTAATTCTCGGCGTCTGATAAGGATACTCTCGTTGCCGTTCCCAAACTGCTAAAATATATCAAAAATAAAAATACAATGACAAATCGCTGTACGGAAAACGTATCAAAATTTCTCACGGTTTCAGTTATCAGAAATTGATACGTTCATCGGGAGTTTTATAACATTCAATATTCTATAATCGCTTGTGCGGCATAGATTGAATAACGACCCTGAACTCGTATGCGCCATTACAGAGGCTCTAATGGGATTCCGTGACGAAAGCATGGAAGCCATTAATCTTCCCGGCGCGGGCATTGACACAGAAACACTACAGAAAGCATGGGAATCAAACCCGGATGATTTTTCCATGTCATTTACTTACAAAAACACGAACGTCTATATCGACAAAACACATATCGTTCTAACCGACGACAGTCTCACCTCGGGAACACAGACAGTCGAAAAACCAGAAACCGCTTCGGATTAACGACCTACTTCGACTTTGAACCGCCACCCTTCTGAACTGGAATCCGACCACTGACGATACCCCCAGTCGTAGAACACCTCAATCGTGGTCAACTCCACCTGTTCCACGAACGTCTCGTAGTTCACACAGTGTGGACACACCTCGGGAAGTGCAGTACGCGTCTCGAAGCCGTCAGCCCACCACGTTTCCTCGAAGTTGCCCTCGGTGCTAACAACGACTTTCCGGTGACAGTGCGAACACTTGAAGAACTTCTGAACGCCGCTACCTTGCTCCCCTATCATATTGCCACCTTGATTTCACGCAACGACCGAACTTTTGGTGAATTTCGGTAGGCGTCGTCCCACCGAGTAATGGCATACCAGCCATTTTCCGCTCTGTCGTGCGACGTAGTTTGGATGTTTAGTTTTATCATCGTTTTACGATTATTTTTGTCAGTCTGTAATCGACCACACTGTCGGGTGGGTCTATTCCCACTCGCTCTGTTTCCGCGTACCGAGTTCCGTTCTCGAACCACATCCGGTATCCGTAGTGAATCACCGCCGTATCACCACTTCTGACAGAATACAATCAATTCCGGTATTCATTGGAATATCGTAGTATTCTTTTTCAGTCCACATTTCTCCCCGGTCGTTGACTTTCGGAACTGTATAACCGTAGCAAATCATTCTCTGTAGAGGTAGACTATCCAGCGCTCGTCGTCTATCGCTATAGCACCGGCGTCAGTCTGTCGATATTCGTTGTTGTCGTACTGGTGTGTCTTCTTCCGAGCGTACTCCGCGCCCTTCGTTGCGTTCAGCCACAGGAAGTACACGCCCGGAATCCAGCCTGCTAACGGTATTAGGAGAATCGCCCAATCCGTCGGAGTCATACCCGTTCGATGAACGTCACCTCGGCGTCTTCGTATCCCGCTTCGGAAAGCGCGATTTCAACGTCTTTTTTCACTTCGTCCATAGCATTGGCCGTACTGCTGTCCCCGTCTACGGCGTCGTCAACGCCACGGGCGAGTTGTTCAGTCGCCGTTTCGTCTTTTTCAAGTTGAATCGTGAGTTCCAGATTCATGCTTCGCTTCGCACCTGTTTCAGTTTCCGCGTCTGTTCGTCCGACAGGATGATTTGTGACCCGCCGTCTCGACGGTTGAACGTCTCTTCTACCTCTTCCGCGTCGAACTCCGTCCCGAAGTACACCGCGTCGTTGCCGTCGTAGGTGTGCCACGGCCACGTCAGTTCGATAACCTCGCCGTCGAACTCAATCCACGCGTGACGGCTCACCTGACAGCCCTGCTTCGGGAGTGCAAGACCCTCGAAGTATTTGACGTGGTGGTTGTCAGCGTGCTTGATAGCCGCTTGCTGTGCGTTCCGGTAGCAGTGCTGGGGGTTCAAGTCAAGTTCCCGACCCAGCCGCTCCGCGAACCGCTGTCCCTGTTCGCTCAAGTTCGTCGTCCGCCACGTACAGGTGTCTCGGTACGGTTCAGCGGCCCAGTCACCGCCCTTGCCCACGCGAAAGTCCAGCAGGTCGAGCAACCGGAGTTTCCGGGCGCTCTTGTCCAGCGAGTCCACGAATACTTGGAACTCTTCGAGCGGGAAGCCGTTCTCGTCAACGAGTGCGGCCATTTGCTCGTAGGTGTGTTCCTCTTGGATAGCGTGGGTTTCGAGGTGGTGAAGATAATACCCGACCGCCGCGCCAGCACAGTGGACGAGTGTCCGGTTCAGATTCGCGTCAGGAGCGCTCTGCTGGACGAAGGGCCAGTTGTGTGAAGGGACAGGCTCTCCACTGGATAAGTCGCCGCCCTCGGAGAGAATCAGTTCACGCGTCTCTCCGCGTTTCGTGGCGGCGGTTGCCAGTTCCGGGGACTCGGTAGTTACCGAAGCGTAGACAGTAAACTCCTTATCCGGGTTATGGATATGAGTTTGCCACACTTCGTCAGCGTCCATGTCGTTTGTTGGTTCAGGTTCAGTTTGGGACACGACAGTACATGGTACAATACCCCGACGTAAATATCTTCCCCCATACGGGAACGACTATAGAATGAATCCAATGTAACCCGGCTGATGTACCCCTTCTCCACTCACAGTAGGGGTATTACGAGCGGTGAACCTTGACGACGCCCTGACTCGCCCTCGTTCCGTGCTTCCGTGCTTTCAGAATCGGGAGAATCGCCAGCGGAATCCCAATTAACGTAGCACACAACACACCAGCGAGTAGCGCGTGAATCCACTTCCACGTCGTGTGACCACTCGCGTCGTAACCGCAATGCTCGCACCGAGACACCTCGAATGAGTTCACTTCACGCTCACAGGC